GGATTGGAACCCCTCAACAGGTCCAACGCCGGAAGGCTATTACATGGGGACGGATGCCATACTTGGCGATTTAATAGATAGCTCTGGGGAGCAAAGCAACTACTGGATCACAGGCGGCGCTGGTAGTGGTAAAAGCTATTTTCTCCAGACGCTGAAAATGTTCCGTGACAATATGGTTATTGTGGCCCCAACAGGTGTCGCCGCACTTAATGTTGGTGGGATGACTGCTCACAAAACGTTCGGCCTTAGCTTCGGCATATCAAACCCTGCATCTCTTGATCAAGCCACAATCGGTAAAGGGAAAAGAATTTTAAAAAGCAAACACACAAAGACGCTGGTCATAGACGAAATATCTATGGTTAGGGCAGATAAGTTTTGGGAGATGGATTGCCGACTAAGAGCGCTCAGGCGCTGCAACAAACCCTTTGGTGGTTTGCAGGTTATTGTTATAGGAGATTTCTTTCAGGCAGCGCCTATTGTAGCCAACAACGAGAAATTCCTGTTCCAGCAGTTCTGGCCTGATGGCGAGCTATGCTTCAACACTCAGGTGTGGAAAGACCTTAATTTCAGGCGCGTGATCCTGACAGACAGCAAAAGACAACAATCTGTCAATTTTGCCACCATGCTGAACTGTGTGAGATTAGGTGTACGCAAACAAGAGGTTGTCTCCACCTTAAACCAGCTTTGCTATCACCCAGATAAAATAAATAACGGTATCATTTTGTGTGCAACCAATGCACAAGCTGACCAGTACAACAAAGTAGAGTTTGAAAAAATAAAAGAGAGGGTGCAGGTCAAATGTGCTGTCGTAAAAGGAACCTTCGACACCAAAAAACCTCCTGTCGAACAAAGAATGGAACTGAAGGTCGGGCAAAAAGTCATGCTCGCTGTCAACGACACAGACAGCCCTAACGGCGAGAAAAAGTTGAGATTCTACAACGGGTCTTTGGCTATCATCAAAAAGATAGGTCGCAACTCTATCTATGTTGACATAGAGAAAACCGGAGAAACCGTCGAAATAGTTCGGCACGAATGGAAACAGATGAAGTACACCATCGCCACCAAAAAGAATGAAAAAGGCGAAGAAATCAAGTACATAAAAGAAGAACCAGAAGGTTCATTCACACAGTTCCCGTTCAAACCAGGCTACGCTATCACTGTTCACAAATCTCAAGGACTCACTCTAGACGAATACAACATCGATCTGGGGCGAGGCGCTTTCACAACGGGAATGACGTATGTTGCCTTGTCGCGAGCAAGAACTGCAAAAGGTATTGTCCTCTTGCAGCCACTTAAGGTTTCTGATATACTTGTTGACCAAAGGGTAGCAAGATTCTACGAAGAATCATTCCCAAATTTCTCACAGAGGGTGGAAGAATATGCAAGAGCTACAGCTAAAAAATAATCCTGTTGTGGATGCCGACTCAACCACAAAACAGATAAAGCAACTCATGAGCAACGCCAGCACAAGTGGTGATATCATCTCTACTCGTATTTTCCAGCTTCTCTCTTTGGACAGATTCATGGAAATCCTCGGGTACATACGGATCAGCTACAACAACCCAGGGTATGAAGACACATGGCACAACTGGCCTCGTAGTCAAAGACCAGCGAACATTTCTTTCGAAGATGCTGTCCTACTGTATAACTCTGAAGCAAAAGACTCAGGGATTTCTTTCAGATTATCTTTCGAAGTGAAATACCCTTGTCTGAAAGGTTTATTGAAAATAGCTCTTGACCACAGAACCTTTGACGAGGTATACTTACAACGAACAAAAAGAGATCTTCTCAGTTTCAAAGTAACTAAAGATCTTATAAAATTCCATCCATTCAATCCGCAAGAGGGTTAGAAAATGAAAAAAAATCATCGCTTTTCTGAAAGAAGTGCAAGCAATTATCTCTATCATCTGGAGAAAGAAGCTGCAAGCGGCAAATTGTGAGGCAGGTATGTTGCGAGATTTAGTCAACTATGTATGTGGGAACAGGGGGGTTGAGGGCCACCCTGTTAAGGTGCACGATTTTACCACACAACGCGGTTATCACGATCTGGCTGCAAGTTTTGACAGTGATACTCTTGAAGCTACAGGGATCTTCTTCGTAGATACGGATTACAAATTTGCTAAAGGTGATTTTGTCAATCTAACTATTTACAATGAAGAGATGACTTTTGTTCTTCTTGATGTAGAGCCTTTGTCTGCTACAGCCTACAAAGTGACAATGCTTCCATACGAAGAACCAGAGAAGCCTTTTATCCCTTTACTTGACGCTTGTTTGCAAGCATAAGGACAGCATCATGAAAAACAAACTCCAAAACTTGACTTTCGACTTCATGTATAATCATCCTAAGTATAATGAAGTTGTTGTGGAAGCTGATGTGCTCTTCCAGGAACCTCTGGGCGGTGATGCCAGCGACCTTGATTGCCACGGGTACATGATGGTTAACTGGTATCGGGTATGGCAGTTTGGTGAGCCTGTATGTGGCGACATTGCAATCCCTGACAAAGTTATCATTGATAAGTGCAAAGAACTGATCAGAAACATCGAAATTGAAGAGTGTTTTGAAAGAGAAAGTGGGGGCTTCTGATGTTAGTAAAAGTTTTAGAGTTTGATACGATTGACCTTAAACAAGCAGAACGCAAACTGGTAGAATTACTTAATGATGGGTGGGAAATAAAAGGCCAATCTGAAAGCGGTAATGGTTTCATTCATTATACACTGGTGTGTGGAAAACCTAGTCCTTATGATGTTATAAGGCATCACGCTTACGGCGTAGCCACCTGCTAAACACCACATAGTACTTGAGCAGAGCTGCCTTTATGGCAGCTTTGTTCGTGGAAGGAAAAGAAACTTAGGAGACAAACAATGAGAGTGCAGATTTTGACTAATGCCGAAAAGATGTTTATCGAAGATACACCTTTTGAGGCTGGTGAACTACAGTTTGTGTATCTTATTGATGTGGATAAGATCTTCCCTGCATTAAACTTAGAGCTAGAGAAAGTTTCTTATGCAGTTTTGTGCCAAGTTGTCAATGCCTTAGCTGCTGACGGCGATTTCCACACCCTTGAAGATGTTCAAGCTTTAGGGTATCTCGAACTGCAACGAGAAGAGATAATCTGATACCAGGAGGTAAAAAGTGGAATTTATCTACAAAGATCCCTCCCACAAAGGGGTTGTGTGGAGCCTTTTTGACGGGTCAGAAATAGCAGTAAGAGATTGGGCTGATGCTGGGTATTTATGCTTGTGTTTTAATGCAGAAGGTGCTGATCACGGTAGCTATGCAGAAGTTGTTGGCTCGCACCCAAACATTTATCACATCGACTACTGGATAGACCCGTGGTTTCCACAAGAAACATTCGGCATGTACCCAGCACCGGATTTCATCCTATCTTTTCCACCATGTACTCATCTTGCAGTATCTGGAGCAGCGCACTTTAAGAAAAAATTACAAAAAGACCCGTTGATCCAGGTGAAAGCTACTAAAGATGCACAAGTTGCGGAAGTACTTGGCAACATGTATAATTGTCCCTGGCATGTGGAAAACCCTGTAGGAATGCTGTCAACACTGTGGAGAAAACCGGACTACAAATTCCATCCCTCCGAATACGGCGGTTATCTGCCGGAGGACGATGTTAATCCGTGGTTCCCTCAATACATATCCCCACGAGACGCTTATCCTAAACTGACATGCGGTTGGTTCGGTAATGGCTTTGTAGTTCCAGATAAGAAACCTGTACCGCAACTGGTTGATTTATCATCAGGGTATTCCTTTCAGCACACTAAATTAGGTGGTAAAAGCCCGAGGACAAAAATGATCAGAAGCCTGACACCTCGTGGGTGGGCCAAAGCTGTGTTTCTGGCTAACAGCAAGATTATAGAGGATAAACATGGCAAGTAAATTTTGGGGGTCATATGATGGAACCCCCAATCCTGCTGCCAGGAAAAGAGTGAGCGTGAAAACGCAGGGTAAATGGCAGCAGAAGGAAGAACAGGAAACAGTGCAAAGTGTTCTTGATAACACTGTCGTTTGCGCTGTACCACAACAGAACATTTCTAAAGAATGTGCTGAGTATTTTGGTATCCGGTCGGCTTTGTCTGAGAAAGATGGGGTTACTGTTGTAGCTACATACTTTCCTTACTACGACCACTACGGAAAGCTGACAGGGTTCAAGAAAAGAGACTGGACGCTGGAAAAGCTGACAAAAGGCCACTTCTCATGTGTTGGTTCAGTTAAGGCCGCAAGCCAGTTTTTTGGTCAATTGCAGATAGCTCAAGGCTCAAACAGAACACAAATCAACGTTTGTGAAGGTGAAGGGGACGTTTGTGCTGCATGGCAGACTTACGTCATGAAGCTGCGGAAAGATTTGCAAAGGAAAGATTGCCCAGCTAAGTACAAACAGTGGGCGAAAGAAGTCTTAGATGGTATTGAATTGATCAAAGCTGGTCAGCCAGTAGCCAACAAGCCAGTCCTTCCTTTCATCGGTTTGAACTGCGGCACAGCCAACGCTGTTGATACGTTCGCCAATAACGAGAAATTTATCCGCGAGTTCCAGAAGATAGTCCTCGCTCTTGATAATGATGAATGCTCTGCCGTAGAGAAAGAGAAAAAGATTGTCAAAGGTAAGGAAGCCACAGAAAAAGTTGCTGAGTTCCTTCTCTCCGAGAACATTTTTGTTGTAGATTACCCATGTGAACGAAATGACCCTAACGGGCCAAAAGATATCCGTGATATGTTCAAAAGCGGAGATCTGGCGACAATCTACAAGATGTTCCAGAAAGAACATCACCACTTCGCACCAGACAAAATTATTTCTGTAGGCGATATCTCCATCCAACAGCTACGCAAACGCAAAGGGGAAGGCATTCCGCTGAAGATGTTCCCAGAGTTGCAGAAGATGACTCATGGGCCGCGTAAAGGCGAGTTGTGGACATTGACAGGACCGTCTGGTTCCGGTAAGTCAACCATCTCACGTAAGATCGAGTATGCTATTGCAGAATACCTGATGGACGAAGGTGAGACTATCCCTCGGCTGGATGGTTGGACACCAGAAGAGAAGATGTGTATAATCAGATTGGAGGAAGAAGAGGAGGAGACTCTCAACAGTCTGTATGCAGAAGGTTTGGGTATAGACCCGAAAGGCTTTGCTGCTAACCCAGAAGAGTTCTTGACAGAAGAAGAACACAACACCATACACCAGTACTACATTAAAAAAGATAAGATCAAGATCTTCGACCATTTCGGTTCTATTCCTACAAAACAGCTTATTGCAAAACTGAAACAGATGGTCTTCCTGTACGGTTGCCGTTGGATCATTCTGGACCACTTAAGCATGGTGGTATCAGGGCTTGAGTCTGATAACGAACGAAAAGACCTTGATATTATCATGACCGAACTAGCCGCTTTCTGTGTGCAGTACGATGTGTTTGTTCTCTCGATCTGCCATATCAGGAGGGTTCAAGTAGAGCCACCTAAAAACAAAAAAGGTGTCCAACTTCCATTCTTCCAACCAGTCAGGAAAGAAAATCTTCGTGGCTGTGTCTCTGCCGATACAGAGTTCTTAACCCCACAAGGGTGGAAACGCATTGACGAGTACGCAGAAGGGGATTTGGTTGCACAACACGATGAAAATGGAGTGATGACTTTCGTAGCACCAAAGGCTTACATTAATCTACCTTGTGAGGAAATGTGGCATGTTTCCAACACCCATGTTGTAGACATGATGTTGAGCGATGAACACAGGGTTGTGTATGTAAATGACCGGACCCCTGAGGTTTTCCGTATGAAAACTATGCTGGAAGTTGTTTATGACCATAACAACAAACCAGCAGGTATGCGTGGCAAAATACCAACTACATTCATCACAGGCTGTGACGGATCGCTCGGCTTAACTGACGACCAATTGCGTTTACAGATAGCTGTGAATGCTGATGGAACGGTTCTCACAGAATCTACAGGTAGAGTGGCTGTTCGCATCAAAAAAGAACGGAAAAAACAACGTCTTGAGATGCTTCTGGAGAGAACAAACACCCCTTACAGAAGTTTTGATTTGCACGGGGTGCACGAAGGAAGAACAGAGTATCAGTTCAAAGCACCTTGCGGCTATAAAGGTGTGACAGAAGAATGGTTTAATCTTAAACAACATGAACTAGAGATTATCTGCGATGAAGTTATGTATTGGGACGGCGACTCTGTGAGTAAAAACAGGGTGGCGACCATTAGCAAATTCGAAGCAGATTTCTTCCAGTTCGCTTACAGTGCTTGTGGGCATAGAACGTCTGTATCTGTGAAAGAGAATAACAACACTTTTAAAGATGAATATGACCACAAGCCTTTGTACATTGTACGAGCTTGTGACACGAAATACATGCACATACGCAAAGGAGGTAACAACAAACCTTCGATTGAACGTGTTCCTTCTCCAGACGGGCGCAAGTATTGCTTCACGCTACCGTCTGGTATGTGGGTGGCACGTCGCAACGGGCACATTTTTATTACAGGCAATAGTGCGGCGATTGAACAGCTTTCGTGGGTAGTGTTGGCGGTTGAGCCGGAAGAACTACCAGATCGTAGCCGTGGGCGTATTCGCCTTGTTTCGCTTAAAAACCGTCCGTGGAAAATTCTAGGTATCGCGGATACCATGATGATGGATAAGAACGGGCAGTTCCACGATGCCTCCCGTTGGGAATGGAAAGAAGAGGAAGGTTGTTTTGAATGTGATGGCGAGGTTGTCTACAAGATGCCTGGAGCAACCATTAATCTCGATCCAGATGATTTAGAGGAGCCTGTAACAGACACGACACCACAACCAACAATAGTAAATGAAGATGACGACATGGACGGAAGTCCATTCTGATTATTGGTAACTCATACATATGCTGAGGGCCGTAGTACAACGGACCCTCACGTTGAGGGAGAGTAATGAAAGGTTTACATATATTCGACTGCGAAGCCTCTGGGCTTTTGACAGAACCTAATTTGTATTATCATTGTGTACTATTTAAAGAGTACGCCAAACCAGTTTTTAATCTGTTTCTCCCGCCAGAACATGATGGCTACGAAGAAGCGATCACTTGGGTGAGAACACATCACAACGATGTTGAAGTGCACATCCACACCATAGATAAACTGGAATGGTGGTTGACAACCACCCCCACAGCGATAGCATGTCATAACTGCTTTGGATATGACTTTCAGCTTATGGAGAAGTTGTCCGGTATCCATTTTGACATGTTCCGCGACCCAAAATGTATGGGGTCAATAAACGATAAACAGGTCAATCTTTATGACACTTTATCTATGAGCCGTACATTATGGCCTGACAGACCTCTGCCGAAAGGTTGCCCAGAGTCAGTTAAGAACCCTGTCACTGGCAGACTTGAGCTTGTAGCGCCGCATGGTTTAATGGCTTGGGGTTATCGAGTAGCCAACAAAAAAGTAAAAATAGATGACTGGCGAAACCAACCTCTTTGGGAGTACGTGCACCGCGTTTGGGAGGACGTAATCATCAACGAGCTTGTCTGGAAAGAACTGATGGATGAAATGCAGTGCAAAGGCAAGTTCGAAGACACCGCAAAATTCCTCTATAAAGACACTCCTTACGGCAAACAGCACAAAATTAACTGGAAGAATGCCTTACGCAGAGGGATGCTGGCAGACTACCTGATGCTTCTACAAGAACGACAAGGTGTCTGGTTTGACACAGAGGCGGCAGAAAAGCTGTGTGCTCGCATCGATACAATGATGAAAGAAATAGAAGATGAAGTTGAGCCACTATTGCCACCAAAACCAATGTCTGAATCACAAAGGCCAAAATTCCCTTCCAGACCTTTCAATCGGGATGGGAGCATCTCAAGCACTGGTTATAAATGGTTGGAGAAATTAGGTTATCCGGTAGACTTCTCCGCTTTCGACTACGTAGCGCCACCTGCTAAACCTTTCACCTCAACAGGTGGCTTGAGTGCTGCTGGGGCAAGATGGTGTCTGAACGAGTTCGGTATTGAAGACCCTGAAAAAGCAAGAGAGTTTCTTTCTGATTATGCTCAGAAACCTGCCCCTCAACCCTTGCCTGATGATCTGATGGAGAAAGCTAAGAAAGATCTCCACGACCAAAAAGAACCTGATTTCCTCGTGCCGATGAAACTTTCTAATCAGGATGATATTAAACGCTACCTCGTGAACACCGCTGGGTGGAAACCGACTATGTGGCGAACAAAGGACGTTACCAAAGACAGTTTCAAGAAAGAACGCAAAGATGATGTTATCCACACCTACGTGGAGAGCTATCTGGACGATCTGGATCAATCAGAATACAAATACTTGATCCTTGAGTATCTGCGAAGCACAAACGAAGACTTCCAAATAACCAACAGGGTGTACGACGGCAGAAAAGAGAACGAAACCAGAGAGAAGAAAGTCTTTGCAGCGTTCAGGAGATTGGCTCGCGCATTACCAACATCACCAATGTTGAAAGATACCTTCGGGCATTTGTGTCCTAATCTGGAAAAAATTGATGCCGATACAGCTAAGAAAATTGTGAAGTGGCTGTCCCTTCGCAACAGGCGTGGTGTTCTTCGCCCGATGAACGAAAAAGAAGGGGAAAGTAAAGGCTGGTTAAATCACCCGCGATTAGCTGTAGACCATAAATTACCAGCAGGATCTTCTGGCATAACTAACACTGGTAGGCGCAAACACTGTGTGGTTGACGTACTAGCCTCACATTAAACACCTCCTGAATTGCTGGGAAACCTGACCGGGTGATGCCGAAGGCAATCAGCAGCCAAGCCCGAAAGGGAAGGTTCAACGACTATCGAAAAGACGCTATCAAGGAGATGGCGTAACCTAGTAGAGTAGGTTGTAAGCTATTGACAACCGAAGCGGGAGGGTGTATAAGGTAAATAATAGGTGCTTGGACTATCCACCAACTTATACACAAAATATAGTCTAAACTGTGTAGAAATATACAGCAGAGATTCTAACATGTACGTAGTTTATCTTTTAACAAACATAGACAAAGATACGCAACCTAACAAATACATAGGCAGCAAATCTCATTGTAAAATCGTAGATGTTGACGGTATTCCCACCATGATAGACGTCAAGACTGGGAAACCCTACTTTGGATCATCAACAAATCAAGAAATGAGAGACGATCTGAAAAGAGGGGATAGGTTTTCTTGCTCAGTGCTTGAAGAAGTGTCATGGGAAAACAAGAAACACCTCCGGGAGAGGGAAGATTATTACCTTAAGAAGTATGATGTTGGTAATAGTGAAGAGTACTACAACATAACCGATTGTGCAGAGTTCAGAAACAGAAACACAAAGGCCGCCCAAACAGCTTGTGGCAACTCTTTTGGAGAACTTGCTAAGGATATTGCTGGCGAACACTGTTCCATGTCTAAAAGAGATGGTACAGCAAAAAGGCTTGGTTTTACAGATTATGGTGCTTTGTATTTGTACATCTATGAGGAGATGAAGTCAGGCAAATCAGGCGCGGAAGTATCACATAGCTTGGGTTTGCAAAGGCATTTCGCTTCAAGGTATTTATCAGCTTTTGATATGGATAAAGCCTATGCAGAATGTCAAAACATGACGCATCTTGTAGATGATGTTCGATCTCTGTGGTGGAAAGGGGCTACGTTAGCTAAAATATCTGAAATACTGGGTATAGAGAAGGTTACTGCAAGATTCTTCCTCGGAAAATACTCAGAAGACAGATCTTACGGTGTAGCATACAATCTTCAAAAAACAAAAGAAGAGTTAGAGATTGAAATAACGAAAGCTATACTTGATGGAGAAGATTTTGTTGATGTGGCAAAAAGAACAGGCTTAGTTCTTGAGTCGGTAAAAAGATATTTTTTAAGATGTGTTAGAAGACGGTTAAAGAGTAGCGACCTTTAACGAATACAATTGATGTAACGTACCTAAACCGTCAGAGAAGGTTTTGCTGGGTAAAGAGATGCGTGGGCTGCTGGGTGTGGACACCACAAAATACTACGAAGTTGGTATTGACGGTTCCAACCTTGAACAGCTTATCGGTGCATGGGGTGCTTACGAGTTCGACGATGGACTTTATTACCACACAGTTAGTCAGGGTGACGCACACGCTGTGAACGCGAAAGCGTATTCTGCTGCTGCTGGTAAAGAAGTATCTCGTGGTGATGGCAAACCAATTACCTACGGCGTGCTCTACGGCGCTCAGGCTCCAAAAGTGGCATCAATGCTGGATGTGTCCAGAGAAATAGGCCAGAAAGTTATCGATGCATTATGGGATGCTAACCCAGGGCTTAAAGGCCGCAAAGAGGCATTAGAAGCATTCTGGGAAGCAACAGGGAGGAAATTTATTTATGGTCTTGACGGCAGGAAGCTGTATGCTCGCAGTAGGCACAGCTTACTAAACCTGTTCCAGCAGAATGGCGGCGCACTATTGTGCGATCTTGTAGGTATCCTCATGCATTATCAGCTTATCAAGCGTGGCTGGTATGATTTGGGTGTCAGAAGAATTATTTATTACCATAAACATCATTGTGGCTTCATAGAGTAATCTATGTCGAAGAACCTCTTTAATTGACGGGAAAGCTAAGTTGACTTTTACGCTTAAACACGCTAAATGTTTAATATGCTAACCCGCAGCGAAGACTAGAGAGGTGTAGTTAAAATGGCTAGATCAGCTAATTATCACGGGTATACCGTGTTTGATGATGGAACAATACCTTTATCCAAACGTGATCATACACCAATGTTCTGTTTTGATAATGGTCGTGGCTACCTTTGTGTAACGATGTTTATCGAAGGTAGGCAGTATACGAAAGGTGTTCACCATTTAGTTGCTGAATGCTTTGTACCGAATCCAGACCCTGAGAGGTTTACTCATGTGAACCATAAAGACGGGAATAAGTACAACAACGCATACTGGAACTTAGAATGGACAACACCTGGTGGAAACATCAAACACGCCTATGATAACGACCTCAGAGTAAGGCCCGTTGGTGAGTATAATGCCAACGCTGTGTTGACAGAGGCTGAGGTAAGAGAGATTTGTGAACTGTTGCAGAGTGGCCTACGACAGTGTGAGATTAGGGATCTTGGTTATCCCTATGAGACAGTCAGAGCTATAAAGCAAAGAAGGCAGTGGAAACACATCTCTAAAGACTACACCTGGTAGTCGCGTTCAGAGACTATCGAAAGCATAGCGCCAACACTGGTTGGCGTGAAGAAGCGAGTAGAGTAGGCCAGCAAGTGCGGTCGAAATGGGAGGGTTCCTGTGGCTGATCCATAGGAATGTGAGATAGTCCCACCCACAGGAGAAATCTTGTGGCTAGGCGCGTAATGGCGCGGGGTAGCTTAACGACCTACCCGAAGGCGATGGATGAATATCAGTTACAAGTTCCGCTGAGCTTCCGTAAATTCTATTACTTCGACACCATCGAAGAACTTGAGGCTTTCAAAGCCGAACAAGAAGCAAGAGGCACAATCTTTGATGGTCACAAATACAAAAAAGAACGCCGTGACGAGAATGGTGAGAAAATGGTTGACAAAGACGGCAACCAGCTTTATGATCCTATTCTCAATGAAGATGGCAAATTGACCTTGATGTATTGCCCTGTTGGTGAAATGGTCGTCAAATGCTTCTGGCAAGCAAGTAAAATGCTGGGAGTGCCTTTCCAGATAACAGGTGAGTACCTCACAGGGCGGTCATGGGGTGAATGTCACTAATTTATTTGTCTATAAACTCTTGACAAACAGGTGTGCATACGACATAATGCACACCTACTAAGAAGTACGCGTGCCGATTAACAAGCCTTTGAGGAAATACGCAAATGTGATACTTGCTTAAGAAGAGTGCTTATTAACGAACTGATTACATACCTATTTAAAAAGAATGCCGATTAACAAAACTGAGGAACACACCGATGGCTAAACAAAAAGTCGAACTGCTTAACACCCTTCCTTCTGATCCGCTGAAACGTGAAGCACTGCGTAAAGCTGTGGAAGAGGCTGTTAAAGCTAAGGTCCGTGTTGATGATGAAAAATCTTTCATCAAAGATGTGGTCCAAAATCTGAAAGACGAAGGTTACGATCCCAAATTTGTCCGTACTCTTATTAAAGCAGAGTACAAAGCAGGTAAAGAACGTGAACGTCTGGAAGAACAACTTGAACAAGTGACCGAAGCAGAAATCCTGTTTGGTCGCACCACAGAAGTTGCAGACGCTGAAGAATGAGAGGTATAGGTTTTGAAACGTATTTATAAGACATTTATGCACCGCTTTGATCTGTTTGCTTTCCTTGCTCTGTATTGCAAAGAGATCCACATTGCCCGTTCAGCTTGCTTGCAGTTCACTCAGTTCTGCATGAAAGATGGTACACGCTATTCTTTCTTTAACTCTGTTGACATGGCAGCTAAACTGAAAGAATTAACTGGTTTGCCTTTAGATGTTCAACTGTGCCGTTTCGAAGATGCAAGCCTGATGCTATTCTTTACGGAAGAAATTCCTCCTGTTCCTGAAGAACAACCTGTTGTGGCGGCAGAGCCGGAGCCTGTTGTTGAAGAGAAGGTTGAAGAACCGCCGAAAAAGAAAACACGCGCCAAAAAAGCAACTAAGAAAACCGAATAAACAATAACCGCAGCCCTGCACAAAACCTGTGTGGGGCTTTTATGTTTAGGAGAAAAGATGCGTTACATGAGTTGTGATCAGAGCATCACCCACGCTGCCTATTGCATCTGGGAGGATGGAGAGGTTATCCATCGCGGAGTTATCCGCACAGGAGATGTGAACGCCAAGCAAAAGAAAAAAGGTGTTGTGTACCTCCCGACAATTGTAGAAAGGATACATCTTGTGTGTAAGACGCTTTGGGAAGAATACAGCAAATTTGCTTGCGAGTATTATGTAATGGAAAGTTTATCTTTCAGTTCCACGGGCAACGCCACACGAGATTTAGCCGGATTATTCTACTGCATTGAGTTAACTTTCTTCCTCAAAGGTGTGTTGATCAACACTGTGACACCAACTGCCGCTAAATCATTCGCCAGAGGCTTTCTGCCGAAAGAAATGCAAGAAGTTGAGCAACTAATCACCTCAAAGAAACATGGCGCTAAAAAGGCTCTCAGGAAGGTTAAAATGGATAAGCCACAAATGATGGATGCATGTGATTGTGCTAACCCAGGTTGGCTAGATGGTGTTAAGATCGGGGAGGGCAAACCGGACCTTGCAGATGCTTACTTTATCGGCAGGTATTGGTACGAGAAAATGTTCTTGACAGATGGGTGCTGTTAGGGTACACTCACGCTATTGAATAGAACAGGAGACTCATCATGGCTGGATATCAACCTATTGAAGCACATTCCCCGTATCGCCCCATACCTCCACGAAAACAACATGACAAAGAAACAGAGGACATTCTTTACGAATGGGGTAAAGAAGTGGAGAAAGATATGCTTAAAAAAGCACAATGCGAGGAAGATTCCCAACGTCTTCATGAGATCACCCTAGCTCTTATAGCTCAGCTTCCTTTCTTAAGCGAGGCTATGGAGAGTATCGACGAACTTCCGATCATAGCTAAGAGAATCCTTGATGCAGAAAAGGAGCAATTTAAATGAACATCATCGTATTAAATTCTGCGCCAGGTGGCGGTAAAGACACTATTGCCTCTTATATCGTTAACCACGTTACAGGGGCATACAAAGCAGAAGTAAAAGCCTTACTGTTTGATCTAGCTATCCGTATGTCTGGCCTTAACAGGGAAACATGGTTCGCGCTGTATAATGACAGGCGATTCAAAGAATCTCCCTGCCCGTACCTAATCGTTGCCGGAAAACAGGTTTCTTTACGAGAATACCTTATCCACATCTCCGAGCATGTCATGAAACCTCTGTTCGGTAATGATTTTTTTGGTAAACAATCAGCCCAGCGTCTCGCTAACCTATTCGAAGGCAACGAAACCATCGTGTTCTCCGATGGCGGGTTTATCGAAGAGGTGAAGGAATTGTCTGAACTGGCTTACTCCACCAACGGGCATTTCTTCCTTGTGCGTGTTCACAGGGGCGACGACGACTGGAAGAATGATAGCCGTGGCTGGCTTCATTTGTCAGAAAATAATATCCGTGGTGTATCTTTCGATGTGACCAACGAAGAAGGTAAAGTGGAAGAATGCGCCGAAGAAATTATTGCAAGAGTCAGCCGTGTTATGGCTGAGAAAGAGGAGGATTGATCATGGGTGACAAATACGTTGACGAATACGTTTGCGGTCTTCTTGTTATGTTTCTCAGCGAACACTGGCGTGTGTTTGAACAGTTTTGTTCTGAGCGCGGGGAAAACGCCGAAGAGATTTATCAATATTTAGGTGGGGAGGCAGAAGATTAACTATGGATTTCATCACCAGTGATACCCACTTCTTACATGCCAACTCTTTGAATTTCGAGGGTTGTGCACTTCGTAAAAGCCTGTACAAAACCGAAGAAGAGATGAATGAGGGAATCATTCGTCAGTGGAACAAACAGGCTAAACCTGGTGACACAATCTTTGTGCTCGGGGATATTGCCTGTGCTACTGATAAAAAGATCGCCCACAACTTACCTGGTATTATCGAAAGACTGAACGGGCACATCATCCTTGTTCGTGGGAACCATGATACCTACGCAACACAAAAAATTATGGCAGAACACGGGCATATTGTTTGCGATTATTACGAGTACAAGATGAACAAACAACTGATGTGTATGTCACACTACCCGTATGCGGCGTGGAACAGACAAAGGTACGGTTCTTGCCAGGCGTTTGGTCATTGTCATGGTGGGTTTGCTGGTGTTGGTCGGCAAATGGACGTGGGGTGGGATAATTGGGCTAGACTGCTCACAGTAAACGAAGTATTCGATCTTCTCATGGCTATTCCTATTCATGTTGTGGAGCATTGGTGATGGAAGACGGAAGATTAATGAGAGAAGAAAAGAGGTTAATCGTCCAGCTTATCCCAAAACCGTTGTGGGGTATGGCTGGTCGTGAAGCTGTTGGTAAGCACAAGTGGGATAAGATTCGTAAAGAAATCTATCGTAGGGCTGACTACAGGTGTGAAGTATGTGGTTGCAAAGGCCACCAACATCCTGTTGAGGCGCATGAACTCTATCTCTTTGAAAACAGAAAGATAACTTGCGTTGGTGTAATAGCTTTGTGCCCACAGTGTCACAGATCAGTACACCCTGGTAGGTGTAACTGCTTAGGAAGAGATGTTTATCTTCAGGCCAGAGAAAACCTTGCCAAAGTCAACAATATCAGCATCGATGCTGCTCAACATTACTATGAAGAATGCTTTGTAGAATGGAAAGAGCTTAGCAAAATCACACAGTGGGAAACAGATTTTTCATGGCTTTATAATTTTTACGAGGATCTCAAGAATGGCTAAAATGGTAGACGGCAAACGTGTCCTGACGTTTTTCTATATTAACTGGAAAGGTCGTTCCTCCAAGCGGCAGGTTGTTGACCCGGAAATCTGGTACGGAACCTCAGAATACCACAGTGGTGATCAATGGTTCATTCACGCTTTTGATCTTGAAAAACAAGCGTGGAGAGACTATGCTATGAAGGATATCACCTTAATAGAGGATGAATAATCATGGCAACTCCGAAAGCTAAGAAAGAAAAATTCGACACCACAGCTTTCGTATTTGAAACAAGCATAGCGGATATTGAGGCCGCTATGTCTCGTTTGTTTGAGCAAGACGAAGATCCGAACGCTGAACCTTTAACAGATTTGCAACTATACTGGTTAGGTGTCTGGTGTTTAATGCTTCCAGATGCTAAACGGAGGGGTTTAGAAAAAGTTCCTTGTTGTGCACAGGAACGTATAGCTCTCGGGCTTCACACCCCCAAAAAGAAACGCTCAAGATCACCAAAGAAAGTTGACAGAATGCAGAGAGGTAAGAAATGAACATTAAAGACCTCCAGCACACAGTTTATGCTGAAGCATTCGAAGAATTACAAAAGAAAGTTGAATTTTTCAACGAAAGATTTGACGAAAATCTTGTTATAGACAGTTGCGTAGAGAACACAGATAACTTCCGTCACGTATACGTCTACGTGCACGGTAACAGGGATTTGGTCAACGTTCTCAGCATCAAAATGGTAAACTGGCAGCATCAACACCATAGTGTATGCTGCCTCTATGTATTACCTGTAGAAGAAATGAGGGAAACACTTTGATGAACGAAAAATTACCAACCTTGTATGCTCGCAATAAAGACGGCTCTATCCAGATGTGGAAAGTCGGAACAAGCGGCAACGAGGTTATTGTTGTGTTTGGCAGAGTTGGTGGCGCTCTGCAATCTAAAACAACAACCTGTGAAGCCAAAAACATCGGGCGATCCAACGAAACTACAGCAGAAGAACAAGCTGTTTTAGAAGCACAATCCAAATGGGAAAAACAAGTCCGGCTGGGTTACAAAGAAAATGTTGAAGACCTTGAGGCCATTGACATTTCACCTATGCTGGCACAAGATGCTTCCAAAAAACCACACGCTATTGTGTATCCGTGTCACCTGCAACACAAACTTGACGGCAACCGCTGCTTTGTCAAATTTGTGAGCGGTGTACCGAAATTCATCTCTCGCGGGAACATTGTGTATGAGCCGAAAGGCAACATCCTCCGTGAGCTACAAGACTTGCACGAAGAAACAGGCTTTGATGAATTTGATGGTGAGTTCTATATTCACGGCCTACCATTGCAGAAAATCACCTCTCTCGTTAAGAAATGGCGTAGTCTGGAAGACATTGAAAAGGAAATTGATAAGGACTTCATGGCTGACATAAAACGCCGTGAGAAAGCGATCAAAGCTGGAGAAGAAACATGGAAAGACTTCAACAAGGTTGAGCACCTGGTCTATGAAGAACCTGTCCGTGATTCTGATCGGTATGGCGGCTACTGCTCTTACGACCTGAAACTGATGGTGTTCGATGTTCCTGATTGCATCCATTATTGGGAAGATCGTGCCACAAATCTTCAGGAAGTCATTGATTACTGTGAAGTTAACCATCTCACCAACGTTGAGGGTGTTCCTTTCAAGATCGCCCACAATGAGGAAGAGGTTCGCGAGTCCATCGGGCAGTACATGCAAGACGGCTATGAAGGGACGATTATTCGTAACTTCCGTGGCATCTATGAGTATGGTCAACGCTCTGCCGACCTACTCAAGTGGAAAACAATGCAAGACGAGGAGGGCAAGATACTCTCCGTAACCAAAGATAAGAACGGTGAAGGGGTCTACTCCGTAGTCGATAAATTCGGTGTTGTAACCAACATGAAAAAGAAAGGCACATTTGCTGATCGTAATTACGAAAAATGCCTTGAAGACGTTGGTAAATTCTGCACATTCAAATACCAACAAAAAACTGTTGATGGTAAGTACCAATTTGCTGTAATGCTGGGTTTAAGGGAGGTTGATCCTGAAACATGGGAAGTGCTAGAATAGATTGGAATAATATTTTTGAATACAGGGAAGGGAAGATCTTCTGGAAAATAAAAGCAAGCAAAAAAGTCATTGTGGGTAGCGAAGCTTTTACCACAAAGAGATTTGATGGTTATCACCACGGACATTATAACAAAAAAGATTATTTGAGGCACAGAGTGATCTGGGAGATGTTTAACGGCCCAATACCGAAGGGTATGGTTATAGATCATATCAACAGAAAACCTGGTGATGACAGAATAGAAAACTTGCGTTGTGTGACTTACAAAGTAAATGCAAGAAACTCTATTAAAAACACAAAGTGCCCGGGTGTGTCCTGCGGGAAAGACAAAAAATCACCTACAGGTTTTCGCTACTATGCATATACAACCTTAGATGGCAAAAATACCTATTTAGGTAGTTCATATGATTACTTTGAGGCTTGCTGCTATTTAAAAAGCTACGAAGCTAACGGGACGCTACCAAGATCTATAACCGAAGGTGTTTACAAAACAAACAAATCAGGTTTCAAATATGTTTCGTTCCACAAATTGACAAGCCGCTGGATTGTGAGCATAGTTAGAGATGGCGTGATACATCATCTTGGAGAATTTGATAGTATTGAAGAAGCTGTCAAGATCAGAGATATGTGGATCGCTCAGTATAATAAGCTTGGGAACCATTAGATTAATGAACATTCAATTAGCAGAAAAAACATTACTGACTTTTACTCGCCCTATCCATCTGGAACACTACGCTAAACGCGTTATCCAGTTCAATGATGTGGCACGTAACGGACGACCACCTATCACCATTGATAAACAGTGGGCTTTTGTTTGTGAGGAGTTCAAAGAGTTCATTGAAGCGCTGGAGCAGGGCGATCTTGTTCACATCGTGAAAGAAGCCTGTGATCTGTTTGTCGTCTCCAGCTATGCAGCAAGACTAATGTCTAGCAATTTCTGTATGTTCTGTGATACAATGTATCATGCAGACGCAGAGGATCATCCTGATATCAACCTTTGGGCACTAAAAAACCTAATTCTTAACAGCCAACCAACAGAAGAAGTCACGAAGATTGTTCTCTACGAAGTATCCCAAATGCTGTTCAGCCTGAACATCGATCTTGACTCGTGCATGAGAGCAGTTCTTGACTCTAATGATTCAAAATTCCCTACTGTCAAAGATTTGATGGACCATTACTACAACCATTGTGAGATCGATCTCGTCCTCCAGGAAGAGTGCAAAGCCATAGAAGAGAGGTCCAACGGACGTTATCACGGCATCTACTATGTTGGAAGCAATGTCACAGAGCAACCAAGATTTGTGTTCTTTGATGACAAAGGCAAGATCATGAAGCCTTCCACATACAAGGATGCTGAAACAGAATTGGAAAACATTCTAAGAGGTAAACATGTGTGAATTGACAGTTGATCAGATTCTTGACCTTAAGGCTCAAGGGTTATCTAACAGGGAGATAGCTCGGCAGTACTTAGGTAAAGAATCCCGTGAATCAACAATACGCTTTCTGCTAAAACAAGCAGATGCCTGTAAAATAGCTGCTGAGATGCTTCAGGAAGAGATGGAAACGAAGTTTCAAGGCGCTAAAATCTGGATTTACGACACAGAAACATCGCCGACTTTAAGCTACCATTTTGGTCAGTTCAAAGTTTTCGTCCAGCCACAAGCTATCGTCCAGGAGCCTTACATGCTGACATGGAGTGGTAAGTGGTATGGCGATAGCAACCCTGTAGTCAGTCGTGCACTGCCGGATTATGCAACGTTCACTTATAACCAGCAGAACGACATTGAGTTGATCACCGAGCTACGCGACTATGTTGACGAAGCAGATATTATTGTGGCTCACAACGCGAAATTCGACTCAGGCTGGCTGAATCAACGTTGTGCTGTGCATGGATTAACTCCACCATCTCACTATCATGAGGTAGATACTTTACAAATTCTGAAAAAAGCATTCAGCTTACCCAGCAACAGCCTTGATTTCAGTTGCAGGTACTTCATGCTTGACAACCTGAAATTAGTTGATCACACGCTTGCATTATGGCTAAGGTGCATGGGCCATAACTGCACGCCTGAAGAACAACTTCAAGGTTTTGCAGAGATGCAGCATTATAACGATCTTGATGTGTTGACACTTGAAAACCTGTACACCACTATCAGACCGTTTGCCAAACAGCACCCCAATGTTGGTCAATACTATAACGATGGGCAAATGCACTGCCCACGCTGCGGATCAACACATTTAGAGCGTGTTGAAGGCAAGTTCGTCTACACAAGTGTCTCAGCTTTCGAAGAATATCGGTGCGAAGATTGCGGAGGAACGTGTAGAGCAAGAAAAAACCAAAACAGTAAAGAAAAAATGAGCAACATTTTGATGCCTAGTGGGCGTTAATACACAGGAGGCTTTGGCCTCCTTTTTTTTATTGACACGCGATAGCACGAGAGTATAATTGTCGCATGAAAATCGGTAAGGAGGTTTTATGCTACTACGCAAGATCAAAAACTTTATCAAAATAACAGCAACCTATTTTGTTGGTATGCTTATACTGTGTACACTTGGTTGCTGTGCGGTATGCTTTGTTGCCTGGTCATTAGACCCTGTATTGGAAAACATCTCTGGTATACCACAAGTTTTGAGATGCATTACGGTCGCAAGCGTATTTATAGGTTGTCTGTGGGTCGTTTGTGATGACTGAAAAAAAAATAAAATTAGTTGTTGACATGGACGTCAATTTGAGTATAATTACCCACATAGACAAGAGAACAGCGTTCGGATAGTTCAACGGACAGAACGAAAGCCTCCTAAGCTTTAGATGCGGGTTCGACTCCCGCTCCGAATACCACGCTCCATTAGCTCAATAGGACAGAGCAGCGACCTTCTAAGTCGTTGGCTACAGGTTCGAATCCTGTATGGAGCGCCACTTTGGGTTGTTAGCTCAGTTGGTAGAGCAGTGGCCTCTTAAGCCATCGGTCGTGAGTTCGAGTCCCACACAACCCATTACGTAGAACACAAAGGTGCACAGTATGAGGATGCCTGCTATGACCAAAGATGATGCCATTATGACTGCCGTCGCTATGCTGCTCTTAGCGTATGCTGCAACAGGTCTGGAAATGCTGTTAATCACTTTCTTATTTCTGATGTAAGCCTATGAAAAAGTTAGCGGATTTGTTCTTTCAGTTGCGTGATAAGCAATTTGAAAACCGTTTTGTACAAGAACTGGTTGATGCCGCAGGTTGCCTTTTTCTGTACACAACATTAGGTGGCAGTTTCATCATGATCATGATGTTGATAAGTTTCATTTTTTAGGGGGTACATACTATGAAAGCAATAGACGTATGGTTGATCATTCTCGGTGTTGTTGTTGGAGTTACATTATTCTGCGGTGTATGTTGCATGTCTGGATGTTCAGAACACAGAGAACTTGATCAGATTGTGCAAAAAGCTGAACAGGTAACTAAAGTTAAAGCTGAGCATGATAAAGCTGTTCGTGAAGCAACTAACTACGGTAAAGTCTGCAAAGTACCTCCTTCTCTTTGTGAATAGCAGACAAACAAAAAACCTCCTGAAAAGGAGGTTTTTTGTTGCATCAGAAAAAGTTTTGTATTATAATGCTTTCATCAAGACGAGAGAGGAACACACAGATGGGTAGATTTATTTATTACTCAATTTGCATCATGTTTGCCATGATTGTCGGTTTATACTGCTGCTGGTTAACAGATCTCTTCGGAGCCAGCCACGTCGCAGAAGCAATCCTGAGAAGCATAATTCCTGGTGGAAACATCCCTGGCTTAGAAGATCTTGCAAGAGGTTTGTTATGGCTACTGTAATACTTCGTTGTACAGGTGTTGTACCAAGTAGTGATAAGAAGATAAAAGCACCATTCACGGTGGATAAAGTCTACGAAGCAACCAAAGAAGATAATCGCTATGGCTTGCGGGTTGTCGGAGACAGAGAATGCCGTGGAGAAAATAAAGATTTCCTTGTCGTTCCTACCCACATCAAAGGACAATGGCTTTGTGTTGGTATAGCAAAATTTGTTGAAGTTGTAGATGAATAATAGTTGACCACGAAGAGAACTTTAAGTATAATACTCTACATAAACAGAGGAGAGCTATCATGGCACGTAAAGGCAAAATGAATAAAGTCGTCTATTTGCTCGACAACGGTACAGAACAACAAAACGGCACACACCTGATGTATGTTTTTGCTAAAGTTAGTAGCAAAGGTAACATCATGGGACGCTACTTCATCGCTGTCAATAAAGGTGAAACAGAGGACAAAGTTAACCTTGAAGTGATCAACGATGGAAGAACCGAATACATGCATTACGAAGACTTTGTGAAAGTTCTGCGTACAGAGTTCCGTTACCACACAGGAAAAGAAGCTACAATGATGTTCAACGCTACAGGTGAAGATACCGTCTGCGTGGAGACTTTCTGATGACTAACGAAACAAGTGGTGTAGCATTAATTGCACGCGTCAACATAACCACACCAGACGATAAGTTCTATCTTCAAGGTGCTGTAATGTACGATGAAGATGGTGATATGTGTTGTAGCTTTGTCCTGTACGAATATTACGATGGACACTACAGCAAATGCCATGAAGAGATGCCTCTAGGATACTCTTTCAAAGACACTAAAGGTGAATGCCTCAACGAGTGCGTTAAGTTTCTTGAAAACTGGTTTGAGATTAATCTTGAGCGTGTAGAGTACACCACAGAAGTTATAATGTGTGAGGAGGGTCTGTTATGATCGAAATGATTGGTGCAGTAGCGACAGTTTGTGTGGCTGTGGTATTCATTATCAGCCTCCTGAACATTTCGACGGCTAACAAGGTGTTCTTCACCACTCTGATCCTGGCGGATATTATCATTATCTCTCTGTTCGAAGCTGGAATTATCTTCCACTAAGAGGCGACCATGAAGAAAGATGTGAAGAAAGAATTAGAAGCTATTGACGGCGCTTGTACCGTCTTAGGAATCATCTTAGCGATATCTGCTCTTATGTTGATGTTTCTTCTTTTCTCTGGTTTAGATTGAAAGGAGAGCGATCCATGAAAGATTTGCAGAAAGAATTGAAAGATGTTGCTACAACCATCGGAGAGATTGTTTTAACACTGGCAGCAGGGATGTTTTTTACGTGGGTGTTAATGCTTTGTTCATCTATTGTGCTAACAGGATGGTGATCATGAAACGTAACAGTCAGATAAAAATTATCCTGGAAACAGCTTTAGAATGGCTGGTGGCGATGGTGATAGCCATGAGTTTCATTTTTTCTGCTGTGTTTTTATCAGGTGTCTTCCTTCCTTGACAATCCTCGCCAATGATGCTAAAAGTCTTCATTGAGAAGAAGGGAATAGCTCTGCTGGTCCACTCACCACAGACTGAAAACAACCAAACAACGAGTATAACAGCCTTCTTCTCCAGCCAGCAAGCGGGTCTATGACACCGGACCTCCTGTAGTATTAAGCAGTGATAAACAGGTTTATGTGGTATTAAGACTCCTACATGTCTATAAGATGTAGGCTCTGCCACCGCCTTGTGGAGCGGGTACGAAGCATCAACAAGTCCTGAAAGAGAGTGAGCACTGGTACAAGCGAACTCACCTTGTAGTAATGATTGTTGGGTGGAAACAACGAATCACACGCCTGATAAACGTCTTGTTGTGGGATCAGTTGGTTGTATGTTGCATAACGACAACCAGCAAATTGGTGTGTTGGATAGTTTCATTCATCTTTCTATCTAATACTTATTATCTATACCACATAAGGTGTCATTAGACAAGTTATGTCAAAATTTTATCTTGCAGACAATTTTCTTTTTTGGTATTATGCCTCTATCAAACAGATAGAGGCTTTTTGTTATGAAAAACTTCCTAGCTTGTCTGCTCGGAGCAACTATGGCATCTGCTTTTGCTATCTTTGCTTATACTTTCATAGCCCTCATATTTGCTAGTCTTGTTCTCGGTGTTGAACTGTCTATCAAATTGTGGATGATTTATGCCGCAGGGGGGTTGAGTTTAGCCATCGGTTTGTGCTATACTCTGTTCGAAAAAGAAATGCTTAACCTTTTAGGAGAGGATGACCACCATGATTAAACAAGACATTATCAAAGCACGCGAACAGTTAGCAGTGAAAGAAGCTATGGAAAGAGGCTATACCTTTGCACGAACCTACAAAGCTATCCGTGAAGCCCTAAGTGTTATGGTCAATTTTCATCAACCTGAGTTGATCAAAAACAATGTCAGCCTCAGAATTTCTGAGTACACGGTTCGTAGACTGGAAACCCTGGGTGTCACTGTTTTCCATTACCCTGCTTACGTCTTGTTCCGTCTGCATCGCTTATGAGAGGTGGCTCATGAAAAGATTTGTTGGCAAGGTAGTGGCTGTAGATGTTGACCTCACTTTTGTTGATTCTGGTCGTGCATGGCTGGACTGGTGTCAGAAAAAGACTGGTCTGCCTATGAACGTGTTTCTGCCACCACAGAATCCGCAGATGCGCTTCTACTACGATCTGACCAAATACTTCCCAGCTTGCTTTAAAAGCGATCTGAGACTTTTCTGGAAGTTAGGAAATATCTATGACAACCTGGAGCCGTTACCTGATGCCGTGGACACTATTAAGTGGTTGCACGACGAGGGGGCGATAATTTGGTTCCTGACTGGTTCTTTGAGCCACAAACAACACGTTAATAAATTCGATTTTATCAACAAGTGGTGTCCTTTCCTTGAGCTAAAATGGGGAGGCCGGGGCAACAGGTACGAAAACGAACTGATCCGTGTAAATGATATGCGCGAGAAGGTTAATTTTGCGTGGGACGTACTTATCGATGACCGCATAGAAGCTTTCCCTTCTCTGGAAGATAACCACAAAGGGTATTCAATCCTGATGGATACTCCTTACGACCAGAACTGCACAGATCTGATGCGTGTTGACGCTATAGTGCATGGCTGGGGTAAAGGTATAAAAGACCATCTCGAAATTATATTAGAAGGAGAGGACTAACTGTGTTAACATGCAAGAAAGGAGAAGACTACATCATTAAAGAAGGTGACATCATAGAGGTCAGAAAAGGTAAACGCGTTGTCTACAGCTTTAAAGCACGCTATGACATGTGCCTAACTATGTTTAAAATGTACATGACCTTTAAAGCAGACATTAATCTTGATGATGAAGATATTTCTTACAAAATATGCCAAGTAAGAGGTTGAGGCGAGGTAAAATGGCAAGGACAAGCAAACGTAAGGCTAAGTGCAAAAAACCTCGTAGAAAGCCTGTTAGGTTGGTGTATGAAGATGATCAGTGGGTACGTGGGAGCAAACAAATTGCAGAACTGCGAGAAAAGCTAATCAAAGAGCAGAATGGAATAGATCCTATCACTGGTGAGCCACTTCGCAAGCCAGTGCTTGACCATGATCACCTTGATGGCTGTTGTCGCGGTGTTCTTGAAAGCTTCATAAACATGTTCGAAGGGCGTATCCTGAAAACATGGATGAAGTACTGCAATGACCACACAGACACTTCTCTATCGGTTGTTCTTCGCAACCTCGCTGATTATCTTGAGAAAGATTGGCTCAACATGCCTCTTCACGGGGCTTATGTGGATGACCAAGCTAAGTTCATAAAAAGGTGCTCTATTGAAACTATCTGCCGGAGAGCAAAAGAGGAGTTTGGGGCTGATTTAGACAAGAATCTCTCGAAAGATGAACTGGTGGCTGCCTACATGCAGCTTTTTGTGGAGAAAGCTGAACGCAGAGAGGTTATCCAGGAGGTGAAATAATGAATTTTGAAGCCGTGGGCACACGTACCGAATGCATTACTGTCACATTGAAGGATCTTGAACTTGAAAGAATCCTTCATGAAGCATATACTTTTGATCAGATCGTTGAAGAACTGGTGAGCCGTCTTGAGGTAGAATTGCTCGTAAAAATTATATGCTCAGATGAAACAACAGGGTACTCAGGCTACTTCAAATCCGCTCACAAATACGTTAGGGATAAGTACAGAATTTGTGACAAAAGAAAAGATGGATTTGGTATTTTTCTTGTTGAAATAAACGGTGAATGGGATTATCATAAGGATGAATACGATGATAAGTACATCCGCAAGTTAACACCAGAAGAGATAGAAGAGTACGATAAGATTCAGAGCATACGAAGTCTCATTGACATGATGAAAATCAAGTAGTATAATCCACACAAACAGCAATAGAGGGCCACAACCATGATGTTTAAAGGCAAAGAAGTTAAAGAGATCACAGAACTGGATTGCTTCAGCTTAACAGGTATTGCTGACAAACAATTCATCAGTATTTATGAACCTGGTGAAAACGAAGATAAAGTGCTGCTCCAGGTTGTCAATCTTGAACGCCTACTGGAAGGCGGTGGTGAAACTCTGTTTGGTGATATTTACTGCACAGAAAACCGTCTTGCATTTGTTGATCCAGACGATCCCCACACTGCTAATGTTTGCGCTCTTCAGCATGAAATTCTTTTTGAAGGTGTGTTTAAAATCTTACCTTCTGTGGATGGTGAAGGTTATGCGCTGCTGGCTGTTTGCCCTAAATTCACTGATGCATCTTCTCGGGAAGATGTTACCAACGATGTTATCCTTCTGAAAGAAGGAAGCTACCTTGAAGATCTTGACAAATAAGAGGATTCTCACAATGAACGAAGAAAAAGTATTGTCTCCTATGGCTCAGGCTCTGGGTATCACAGATTCTGAAGCTAAACAAGCCTTTATTACAGCGTATTGTTGTGAAAATGTTGAAGATCCTGCGGCAGTATTCTCTGCATTGTTACATGTTGATGCAGATGTTGGGCAAACCATTTTGAATGAGGTCTTATTCAACTCTAACAGTTGGGTAGCGACGATGTTCAGAGAAGACAACAGAGCCTTAAATAATCTCTTCGTCTTAATGTCTCAGTACATGAAAAAACATGGTGTTAATCCACCTATGTATCGTGAGACTATCGAAAAAGCATTCGAATAATAAAAGGAGCTTAGTATGGCAAAGCAGCATAAAATTGATGTAATTGCTCGTCGCCATAAACTTTTCATCTGGTTGTATGATTTTCATGGGCGACTGATGGAAAAATTTATTCGCCGTAGAACTCACAGAAACCCACAAGACGATTGGGATGATTAAAACCTGTTGACAATCACACTTCAGGAGGCTAGGATGCCTCCTGTTGTTCATACACAAGAGGATCACTATAATGTCTCGCTTCAAAACAAACGAAGAAAAACAGAAAGAAATCGACGTTGAAGGTCTGAATTTCATCGGCCTGGACTTCAAACAGTTCGCAACCATTCTCGTTTTAAGCCAAACAGCACAGCAACTGAAAGATCTTATCGAGAAAGACGAAGCCAAAGTCATGTTCAAGGCTCATTGTGAGTCCAACATTGCTAAAAGCCTCGCAGGTGGGCTTGGTTGGGTAGCTGATAACCGTGACGATCTGATTCGTCTGGCATCTGCTGTTAACTTCGCTCAGAATTTGTTAGGCCAGGTTTCTGATGGTCTGATCCAGTTAGGTCTTAACGGCTCAGCAGAACAGCCTAAAGAAGAACCGAAAGAAGATAAAGAAGGGGAAGTAGAAGAATGAGTGTTATCACACAAGTTCAAGATCCTATGACTATGAACACCATTACTCTGGCAACAGGTGTGGTGAAAAAAGTCATGGTAGCTGCCTATCAGGCTGGACAGAAAGGTGTAGATGACGATGGCATTCGTCGCACACGTTTCAATGGTAAAGTTATCGAAGCCTCCCACAAAATTTCTATCCTTCTCGCAGAAGGTGAAGAAGAAGTTTGGGTAAGTCTGGGCGATAAAATGGTGAAACACCCGGATAAACCGATTGGCCTAAAACAAACCGACGGTACGTGGAAAGATCTTGTCGAGGGTCTTAAAGTGCGCTTACCTGTTGTTGGCAAAGAGTACAAAGGCAAAATGTACTACTCCGGCAAGTTGTCAAAAATCCTTATCTTAGAAGATGCTCCAGCAGGAGCTAAGCAACAGCAGCAAACACCTCGTAAAACGCAGCAGAAAGCACCACAGCAGCCTAAAAACGACAAATCTGTCAATCCTTCACAGGTAGAAAAAGTGAAAGTGTACGGGCCTGTTAAAGCTGTTGATGGTAATGTCATAACCATTGAAGACGAAAAGCTGGGCGAAGGTAAACTGATCCTTACACCAGAACAGATCGCCGAAGGTGTTGAGGTTGGTGTTCGTGTCACCGCCCTTGTGGATAAAAACACAGGCAACGTGCTAAGCAACTTTAAAGTCTACACCCAGAAAGGTAAAGAAGGCGCTAAACGTAAATCTGGTTATGATCCTGTTGGTGTCAGCACGGGCCACGCTATCAACGCTCTCGCTGAGCTTCTGCAACGTGGTTTCGAACCTGTCAACCAGTTAGAAATGTGCAAACAGCTTCACAGCCTCACTGCAAAATTGCAAAGAGAATACGCTGAAGATTTGAGCACAACACCGGATGCTGTTGGTGCAACAGTTGGTAATGCAATTCTCAACGGTTGCCGCCGCTGTGATCTGGACGAACCAAACATCATTGTCGGTATTTACAACGAAGCCCGAGCTATCCTTGTCAACCTAGCTGAGCCGTTGTATGCGTACATCAAAGAACACCCACAAGGTGAAGATGTTAGCGTAGAGCAACCGGAGCCTCGTCAGGAAGACAAACAGAAAACTGAGCCTTTGTCACAGAGCAATACCGTAAATGCTCCACCTACCGACTACAACCCTGATGAACAATTCGACTTTTATGATGACGTGCCCTTCGCTCCGATAGGTCTACAATACGGGAAGAGTAGGATCTATGCCTTGTAAAAAGTGTATCAGATGTGGTGAGGTAAAAGATTTGTCAGAGTTTTATACTCACCCACAAATGAAAGATGGTCATCTAAACAAGTGCAAAGAGTGTTGCAAAAAGGCCAGCAGGGATGCTGACCAGTTTGCCCACGATTCGTCAGAAAAAGGTGTCATCCGTGTATTGTACAAAACACAAAAACACAACAGTAAGGTACGCGGTCATGAGCCTCCTTCATACACCAAACAAGAGTTCAAAGAATGGTTGTATGCTAACGGCTTTAAAGAACTGTACGATGCATGGGTAGCTAGTGGCTACAATAAATGGATGAAACCATCCTGCGACCGTATAGATGATTATAAAGGTTACTCCCTTGACAACATTCGCTTGACAACTTGGAAGGCCAACAAAGACAAACAAACTGAAGACATTTTGCTTCACAGAAGCACAAGCGGTGAGAGATGCAAGACAACACAGCGTATTGATGCTTCAGGCAACGTGTTAAAAAAGTGGGTATCTTTGAACGCGGCCCGTAGAGAAACAGGTATTTTAGCCTTAGATCATTACATTTATACCGCAAAACAAGCCCCAGATGGTTACTTTTATAGGTATGTGAATTGACTAGGTTTTTAGCCTCACCTCCGGGTGGGGCTATTTTGTATGTAGACAAAAAGTTGTTGCAATGGGAGGAACGATCCAGTATAATGCAGTCACACACAAAGAAAGGGGCACATCACATGTGTAAATGCAAATCTTATAACCGTAAAGTGAAAGGTGCTAAACATCCCAATGTTATCTTGGAGGTTCCCAAACGTCTCAGGACAAAACGGTTGGACGGGACAGAACAACGCACCATCGCAGTTGATAAATGCATGGCTAAACGCCTTGTTAGCTTGTGGGCAGCAGGTTTGCAGACGATGAACTGTTGCTGTGGGCACAATAAACATATGCCTACAATAATTATCCCTGAAGACGCTCGCCTGGAAGACTACTTTAAAATTCTTGATCGCTATGAACAAACTTGTATTGCGCAATGGCGCAAGTTCAAAGGTAAATTCAGTGTGTTCTACTACATTAAAGTAGGTTTAGCTATACTTTGTGTCACTGAGCCTCCAAAAGTTCATAGCCCACATTTTTATATTGCCACTAAAGTGAAAGAGGGTGCTCAATTATGAGACTCGAAGACGTTGACCCCAGATGGAAAGAAAGGTTCACAGAAGAAGAGATCGTCAAACTTCTCAAAAAGATGGAGCGCAAACGCCAGAATGCTAAACGCCGTGGTATTGAGTTCACGTTGACTGTGAACGACTGGCTGATGCTTGGCGAAAAACTCCTTGTCAAAGGGAGACAGTATTGTGACTACACTGGTCTTCCGCTGAGCAACAAAACCACAGAGTTTGGTGGGGATAACCCGTGGTTCCCTACTGTAGAACGGATCGATGATAAAGTCGGTTATTGTAGTGGAAACCTATGTATCTGCTGTGAACGAGCCAATCTGTTCAAAGATAGTCTGGCAGATAAGGCCGTTCCGCAACACATCATCAGCAAAGATGATCGTAAGGTTGTTCAAGCGCTTATGCGTAACTTTAGTGAAGCACGTATGGAAGAACTGAAACAAGCATATGTCTTCTCTGAAGAAAAAGCCTTTGGAAAAGCTATGCCTTGCAAAGCAAAAGCTGTACCAGAACCTGAAGAAAAACCTTCTGCAAAACTGATTGACAATCTCAAACAAGCAAAAACTGTGGAAGAATACCGTGAAATTCAGAACAAGTCTATTGAGGCTATGAACAAAGCTATCGAAGAAGGTAAAACAACCGCTGTACCTTCTGTTGAGCCTTCTCCTACGGCTATTACAGCTTCTGTTGTTCTTGAAGAGAAAGCAAAAGTCTTCTGTGCATTACCTGAAGATGTTAACATTGCGGAAGTTTATGCAGGGTATGCAAGAGCATTCGCTAATCTCGGTGTCAACGTCTCTATCACGTATGCCCAATTCAAAGCTAAATATGCTCGTAAATACTGTGCATTGACTGGTGAGCCTCTCCCAGAAGGACGTAAACCTGTTCTCCTGGTGGATCATGACAAAGGCTTTTCTGCACAGAACATGCTGATTGTCCACCCAAGAATCGAGGCCGCTGTCACCAAACTCATGGTTGACTTACATATGGATTTGCGCCAGATCGCACAAATGTTTAAGCCTCTCGCAAAATAATTCTTTACAACGCTGACAAAAAAGAGTACATTTAAGGCTAACAAAAAATTGTTAGCCTTTTTATTTGGAGAGACGATCATGGCTATTTGTCTGAAACACGAGTTTGGTGGTCTTGTTGACAAAGAACTTTTTGGTGTTGACTGGTATGTAGAGAGTTACAACAACTATCAGGGCCAGAGGGAAAATTATATCTCTTTGTCTGTACAAATTTACACCACAAGGATCACTATCCACCAGGGTGACGGGGATGTGACTCTTGATGACATGTATGCCAAATACGATCTTATCCGCGACATGATCGAGCGTTGGATGTTTGCTTTAGAGAACAACATTAAATGTAGTGATCGCGTCTGGTTAGATAACTCTCACGCCAAAGGCCACATGCACGGAAATTGCACTTTTGAGGTCGGTACTCATGGCGACCGCAGTGATGACGACACCTTTACTTTGGCTGATTGTCAGAAACGGCTGTATTTTTCTCCCTACCAAGTGGATCAAGTAAAATTGCTGCACAAAGAAATCGGCAACCTTCTCAAAGCAATTGAATATTGCAAAACTCACGACATTTACGGGGGTGCATTATGATTTTCGGTAGCGACGGTGGCAAATGGTACGGTGATGACTACTATGCGATCAGTTACCACATTGAATTAAATAAAAAGCTGCCTTGCGTGTTCGAACTGTGCATCAAAAAAGCAGAGCGTGTTGTTCGCTTGCACAATGATCATTTTGAACACTTCTTAATGAAGGTTGAAACTCTGCAAAGCTGCCTGTGTGAGTTTTTGAAAGCTGTAGATAACGGCGAGAAAAGCTACGGCAGGGTTGATCTCGACAGCAGCGATGAATTTTTCAAAATGCTGGCTCGGTGTTGCTGGCATGTCGGGATGGAAGGGGCTTGCTATCCAGAGTTTTGTATCTCTGATTGCTACCGCATCAATCATTTCACCTCTATTGAGTTTTTAAAAGACCTTGAATGCGAATTGAAGGTTGTGTTAGACTACCTGCACAAACACGCAGCAGAGTACGGAGATCGCTAAAATGCCAATGAGCAAATCTGAGTTTGATATTATCGCCAGTCAGAAGGATGATGCTCTTGCCCTTATGCAAGCTGCAAGGGTGTCTATGCTTCAGACTAACCCGTTCTACGGTGTTCTTGTATCTGGTTTGCCTCTCGTTGCAAACTGGTCATGGTGCGACACCGCTGCAACTGACATGACCCACATCTATTACAACCCAGAGTTTATTATGGGTATCCACCCTGATCGCCTGAAAGCAATCAAAGAACGTCTGGATAATTCTAATAAAACTCCACAGGAGAAACAGGAGTTTCTTGATCGTACTTTAACTTTCTATACCAAAAAGTCTATCAAGGATGTGATTTTTATCATCATGCATGAGTTGCGCCACATCACCAACTCTCACCAACAGCGTGGGCGTTTGTTCACTGACCACGGCTTGTTCAATCAGGCTGGGGACCATTACATCAACACCAGTCTTGTAAGGGAGATGGGCAACGGCGGTGACTACAACTTCTTCCCTAACGGGAAAAACACCGACTTTGCAAGCATGAAAGATTTTAAATGGCTGCAATACTGCTTCTGTGATTTCCGCTTTGACAAGATGACCACCGAGCAGATCTACAACATTCTTCGTCAGGAGCAGGAGCAACAGGAACAGGATGACGGTGATGGTAATGGTGATGGAGATGGTAAAGGTCAAGACTCCAAAGGAAGCGGCGGCAAAGGCGACAAAAAACGCACTTCTGACAAACATTTTGGTGATCCTGCTGACAGTGATCAGGCGATCATGGGGTATGATCAGCCCACTCCTACTCGTAGTGCTGAGGCTGAGCAGGAAGCTATGGAGAAAAGTCAGGAACTTGTTGAGTCTGCATGTCAGGCCGCAGGTGACGCTTGCCCAGAAAGTATTCGCGAACTGGTTATGTCTATGCACAAACCTCGCATTAACTATCTGGACCTGATCAAACGTCGTATGTTGAGCCGTCGCAAAGACTCTCTGACTTATACCCGCCCAGCACGCCGTAGCGCCTCTCTGACGACTGTTTTGCGTGGTAGTGGTATGATTGGTCACAATCAGAGTATCGTTCTTCCTGGACGCAAACAGAAGACGGAGATTGATGTTGTTGTTGCCTTCGACGTATCTGGTTCTATCAGTCAGCAAACGCTGAACCGCATCTACAGCGAGATCGGTGGGCTTATCTCTTTGTACGATGAATTTAAAGTCACGATGTTCTGCTGGTCTACTGAGGTAGGTAATGTAGAGGTCTACACCAAAGCAAACGTTGCCAAAATGAAAGATTATGAGGTAACAACTACCTACGGGACCAAAGCAAGCTGCGTCTTCGAATACATCGAGAAAAATGTTCCTAAAGCTAAAGAAGTTGTTGTCTTTACTGATGGTTACATTGAGCAGATTGATAAAGAGAAAGCCGAAGAGTGGGCAAGAAAATACTCTACCTTGTGGGTTATCACCGAGAAGAATGAAAACTTCACCCCGCCTTTTGGCAGTAAGGCTGTGATGGATGAAAACGCAAAATAAGCGCAGAGAAAGATTGAACCTGTGCCCCGTGAAAGCGGGGCCAGGTGATTTTGTTGTAGAAAATTACGATTATGAGATAGATTTCATGAGGTTGGGTGTTATCATCTCTTTGACGCTTTACCCGCCTTATGATCCACACTACTGGAACGACAAAAATTACGACTACTGTAATTATGTCCGAGCAGACAGATACATGTACTCAATAAGAATAACACAAAATTCTCTCAACATGGTCAGGACAGAGGTTTCTGAGTTTGGTTTCTGGAGAAACCCAGAGAAAATTCTGGAAGATGATGTGATCAGCAAACCTGCTTATCCAACAGAGACAGAAGCTATGATGCTAGAGACTCTCTATCTATCCCCGTTTGAAATGAACTTGTTCCGTCTGTCCTCTGACGTTTGTTGGCACAGGTTCTTTAAGGATACCCCAGAGGAAGAAATAGGAGCCTTCGTTGGGCGGTGGCTGGATGTTTGGCTAGAAGAATTAGCAGAATAGTGTTGCTTTGTGTGTTATAAAGGTGTATTATTCTTGTTGACGACAAAGATGCAAGCAGAGAAGTTAAGGATTCTATCATGAAACAACAACTGGAACACACCACTAAAGGAGCGCAATACTGGAAACCATTAAAAATAGGCATTGATTTCGATGCAACTTTTGATCTAGATCCTGTATTGTGGTGCTCCATTATTGGTATGATGAAAGAAAAAGGTCACGAAGTTCGTTTTGTTACCTTGCGCTACGATTTTCAGACTGACGATATTGTTTACTGGTCTTCTTACCTAAAAGTTGATATCATCTTCTGCGGTGGGAGACAGAAAACAGAAGTCTGTGTAGAGCGTGACTGGATACCGGATGTGTGGATCGATGATCACGTCATCCATGTCCCCACAATGGAGCAAATCAACACTCTCGTTGACGAGAATAAAAAACGCCTGGAAGCAGAGGCGAAAGGGGAAACCTACTTCTATAACATCCCTAAGATCAATAAAGACAAATTGTGAACAGGAGAAGCATCATGTTAGAGCACAAAGTTATGAACGCTTGCTACTACGCCAGATACATCTTTCTGAAACTGGCCTACAATGTTGCTAAAAAGCTGAATCTTTGTGATCAGCATGAGCTACATGTCAAGTACATCAACGCCCGTTTCGAATACATTCTTTTCAGTGAGGAATGATCCATGAGTGGTATTAATATCAAACCTCTGATCGGCGTTACAACCCCTGATTTGCAGGGGTTTTTCAGCGTTGACAGCAAAATAGACCAACTCCTCGGGCAGTTTGAATACATCGAGCCTGTTGATGGTGAAGAGCCTTATTACAAACTGACTGTAGAAGACTGGCTTGCTCTGAAAACAGGGATCGAATATTTTCGTAGCTGTGAAGAACTGCTTGACGAAAACCTTGCAAAGAATTTCCACCTCATAAGCCGCCTGGAAATGTTGGCGCGAATGCTTGGCGAGGGGCAAATCCACATAGGAAGTGCCGCACGGGAGATAGCAGACCAGGCCAACACGGTACGTTTTAACAACGCGCCGACAGTCTGTGTTTCTTCTCTTTTGTACGCTTTAGGTTGTAACATGCATGAGGTAGATAACGTCCACAGGTTGTTTTTTAAGGATGGCGATGCCTCGATCATGGATTGCGTAAAAATGAGTGTTCGCACAGACATTAGTGACCCAGATGATGTTACCTACATGTCGCCTAGTAAAAATGTTCGCATGTGTGGTGGAGGCTCTCGGTCCGGCGGCTCTAATGATGCAAACATCTCGTTGATGTTCTCTTCTGCTGACGGTAAAAGTTTTGTGACTATTAGACGTTTAGCAGATATGAGCAAAAACATAAAAGAGAACTGCTGCAACAGATTCTACGTCACTTATCACGAAGATGTTGATTTCCCTGGTAAAAGCGTTCATTATGTTTACCACATGGAAGATATGTGGGATACGTTCGAAGACACGTTCAATCCAACACCAGAAGAGATTGTTGTGTGGGATTTAGCGCATCCAGATGATCCGTTTGTAGGCATTGAGAAAATCAGGAAGGTTGTTCTTTCTGCTATACAAAGTGATCTGTCACGTCAGGCAGAGGAAGCAGTACGATGAACTCTTACGATGTGTTTGATCATCTGTTCGAAGACACCAGAATACCTGACCGAGCAGACTTCAGGAAAGAACTGGAAAGAAGATCTAAATCCTGCTACGAGATTGTTCGCTACCTTACGTCTCGTGACGGCAAGAAAATAGAGCCGGAGGTCAGGGAGAAGCTGCTTGAGATGCTTGGTGAAGCGATAGCCAGGCCAACGACATTAGGTATGCTGATCCGTAGTTCAGAAAATAGCTGCAAAGGCAGAAAAGTTGATTTCCAGACACCCATAGCTTCGTTGCTTGGTATTCCGATAGAAAAACTCTTTGAGATACCTCTCCATTGTGCAGCAGGTATGGGGTACGCTAACGATTTAGCTTTTTGTGCAAACCATTTTGACGGTGAAGCAAGGGTGATCCATAAGAACGATTTTCTTTGGATAGAGTCTGTACCTGTCAAAAACCGCTCTACTCACAGTTACATTCCGTGGTGGGTGCAATTTACAATGGTAACAGACTCTTCTGCCTACATCTCGAAGACTATTCACCAGACAGATGTGAAGATCGGGGATCTACTGCTTTGCTGTGATCGCTTGGGAAGCAATAACATTTGCATTCCGGCTAAAAAATGTGTTAACATAAGGGAAGTCGAAAAGTTATGTCTCGATTTCGCTGACCCGACACCTTCTGAAAGACTTTGTATGTCCTTAGCTGAGCCATTATTTGATGATAATCTGTGCAAAGAGTTAAGAAACATCGGTTCAGGTCTGGAATACTATCTCTATTGAGTGAGGTATGATAATGAACTGGCAGAAACTCCAAAACCTGAAAGGCTACGGTGATGTAAAACAATACGTCACTACTCTGGAAAATGATGCGGAAGATGTTGCTAAAAAATTACAAAAAATACTTGCCAACAATCCAAGCATTCCAGAGGATGTACGCAAGGAACTAGAGTGTGTTGCTGTTGATATAGCAAACATTCCCAAAAACCCTGGTTTTGGAGATGTACTTACTGCCTACAAAGACCTTGATCGCTATACTGGTTACATGGTAGACTCTGCGATTATGTCTGCCGCCAACATCAAAGAGTACAACGACAGGAAAAATATCTCGGATCAAGTGAGAAGGCAAGCTTTCGATTCTGCCAGCGTACAACTCCTGAACAGTGTATACCCACACAAATATCTGTTTTGCGTCATGTCTGATGCTGGCATGGATGATCCTTTAAGATGCAAAATTCTTACAGACATACTTGGTAAGTGGCAAGATATCCTCGTGGGGATTATCCCCAGAAGGTCCACATCTTTTAGTGTCTGTCTTGGTGCAGAGAAGGATAGTGAGTGCTTCCTGGATAGGAAAGGAGTGTATCTCCAAACTGATCACGAAGGCAAGTTTGAGAAAATACAGCTTGTGAATGGTGATCATTATCTGGAGCTATTTACTAAGAAATGGACGATGGTCAGGACAGGCTGTTGTGAAGTGACAACCTCTAAAACATGGTACATTACCGAAGGTACTTTAGGCGCTGTAGCGAGGATATACAATTTTGATCTGTCTCCTCTGATGGATATGGTAAGTGACCCCTTCGGTGAGTTAACCCAGCAAGATGCTTCTTTAATAGGGCTTGCTTTCTCTGATATTCCGTGGAATACTGCCTTGTTTGATGATTTTCGCTCTATTGCACAGGAGATTAAAAATGGCTAACTATCTTGATTTGTTTTCCAGTCTGGAGTATGCACAAGAACTGGCAGAAAGACCATCAGACACAGGGGCTGAGGAACTGCGGGATGCAAGACATGAAGTAGATAATTTATACTCTGACGCTCTCAATTGTTGCGATGAATCCGCAGAGTCTGAATGTGCAGTCTACCCAAGTGACACCACGAACCACATCAAAGACTTGATAAATGTTGCTTTCAGTGATGCATTCGCCCCTTTGCAGAGATACGCAGACTCTTGTGAAGAAACCCTTGAACAAATTACTAAGGTAAACACAGGGGTAGCTTTAAGAATCAAGAGACTGCTTGAGAATAATAAAAATCTTGATGTTGAAACTGAAATTGGTTTGCAATTTGCTTATAATGAATTGATTGATTCCTTCGCCCCATCAAGGACAATGGCAAGTATCTTAGAGGATAATATGGGGTGGAACAAAGAGTCTGTGTTAAACATGACCATGCTTCTGAATATGAGCAAACACTGGTTTATGAAATTCAATCTTCAAGCATACAACGAGAGCCACTCTTTCGTTTACGAGATTATTGACCCGACAAAAAACATCGTGGTAGAAGCCAGAAGCAGACACCTGAACATTATTAAAGATGGTGAGATAAAAATGAGTCTGCTGCCTGGTGAAGGGAAAGGTGATCTATATATCAATACAGATCATGGTCGGGCACGCTTAAAAGAAATCCAGCAATTCTGCAACGACGCATTCAACCCAACCCCAGAAGAGATAACTGCTCTGAGTCTGACAGGAACTGATTATAGCTGGTACAATCCTTCCATGTGGCGCAGGGAGTACGGGATTCTTACGGTAGCATAAGTGCTTGCAGGTGAGGTGCTCATTTATTTTGGGAATATTTAGTTTTGAGATTTTTATCCGTTAGGATTTTGTAAGAGTTTGAAAATGCTGTGCTTTTAAATGTCTGTGCTTTCAGTTGTTGACGAAAATTGAAAATGGATTTTTTATTCATTCGGATTTTAAAGCAATAGGCTATAGCATATAGCATATAATGCATATAGCAAAAGCATATGCAAGAAAGAAATGAAAAGAAAAAAGATGTTTATATGCATTGTGCAGCCGGACCAGCGTGTCCGGCTTCGTTGTTTCTGCCGCCCAACAAAATGGGGAATCGACAGGTTTTTCGTTTGGTAGAGCGCAATCCGTAGAAGGGCAGGGCAGCAAAAATCTGTATAGAGGCCGGGAAATCGATAGAGTTTTCGTTTTCGGTTTCGTAATCGCTAGAAGGGCAGGGCGCTGGCGCGGCGCGTATAGACCAAAAATTTTTATAAATCAACGCATTTTACGTTTTTGAGATCGTAATTTTCAACGGTAGGGGAGGGCGCTAAAATTTTTGGAGTAGGGCAAAAAATTTTTTTCGCCCTATTTTAGAAATTTAGTTACTTACCGTGATTAACTAATTTTTAAATTGGCTGTTTTTTGCACAACATTAGTTAGATCATAATAAATCACGGTGCGTTATTATATTAATTGCATAGGTGACTATTAATTACCGTGAGTAACTATCCAGATCAAGGTAGTAACGCACTGTTATTTATAGTTTTTTAAGTTATTATTTACTTTCTTTATTTATAGTCACGCCACGTTATTACTTAAATAACGCGCAGCCCCGGTGTTTGTCTCCCGGCCCCTGGTGCCCCGGCTTGATTATATAATACCAGATCCGGCCCCCATGTCAACAGTTTTTTCAAAAAATATTAGTTACAACATTCACACGACCGATCCCCGATGGTCTGCAACCTGGCGGGGCCGCCTGGTCCGGTGGACCGTCACGCCCTGGGCCGCCTGGCCCTAGCGAGGCCAGCCGATCCGCGCGTGAGCGCCTGGCGGGGCCAGTTGACCAGGTACATATAAAAGAAAAAAAGAATAAAAACTATTGACACCGCCGCCCGAGATCGTACTATATACACGAAAGCAGTAAATTTTAGAAACAGCAAACGAGAGGTAAAAAATCATGTGCAAGATGGTAAAAGATAAAGGCGGTTTAATGGTGCAAAAAGGTGTACCAGGCAACGTTATCAAGATCGCTTATAAAAAACTCAACGAACTGGATAACGCACCAGATATGGCAATCGTTTTACATAACGCACCAAAAAATTACCGCCGTGTAAAACTGGCCCGTCAATATCGGATCTTGTCTGAGGACTACGGGGAAAGCTGGGCACTGTATGACCATGATGAATATGAAAAACGCCTCAAAGTTCTGGGCCTGTATCATCGGTAAAAAGCAAAAAAAAAAAGGTTGACACGACAAAATAAGATCCTATTATATACATGAAAGCGGTAAACACCGCGACCACACAAAGAGAGGAAAATAAAATGGAAGATAAAATTTTCTACGTTACCTATCGCGGCCTTAATGTTGCCTGGTATAACACTCTAGAGGATGCGCTAGAGGAAGCGACCGAACGATATTACAATTGGGGGCGCGACCGCCTGGAAGTTGTGGACAGCGACGGCGTGATCTACTGGTGTAGTGAGGATCTTGTATATTGAGCGGCCTTTTAGATGGCCCTGGCGGGGCCATCAATAAAGGCAGTTTAATAAATGAAGGGGGTAAAGTTATGAAGATGGTTAATTTTCCTGCTGTTGACGGCGTGATCCGTAGCTGGTACTACACCAACGGGAAAGCTGTGTGGTGGCGTGATGATAGCGGTAAAGTAAAAGCCCGTTTTGTTAAAGGTCACTTTTTTGGCCGCCCGGTGATCCGGCTGAATAATTGTAATATGGTGTTTTGTGCAAGCCGTGCCGTTGACCACGTAGAAAAAATTTTGAACGCTCATTATTTCAACATGCTGGGCGTGATTGATTTTAAAGCTGGCGATCCGGTCCTGTATGACGATTGGAAGAAATAAAAAAAAAAATAGTTGACACGACCGTTTGAAAGTGTAGTATATAAACCGAAGGGGAAAGAAATTTCCCCCGAGAAGAAAACAAAGAGGAGTAACATCATGAAAGGCAATAAAGGTTATAACGGTCACAAAAACTACAACCATTGGAATGTTGCACTGTGGATCAATAATGATTATGGTCTGTATTGCCTGGCGCGTGACCTTATCAAAGAATTTAAAAACCGTGATAAAGCGGCTGAAGCTTTATTGAATGATTTACATAGTGTTGGGATTTACGACACGCCGGATCACGTTCGTTACACTAAAACTACGATCCGCGCGGCTATGGTTGGCATGTGATTAGCTGCCTCACCCTGGGGCTGTGGTAGCGGCCCCATGAATGAGGTTACTAACACAGGAGGCAACAATATGATCCGTTTTATTAATTACCGTAATGAAGCTGGGGAAGTGGAAACTATCGACGAAATTGATAGTAATATGTTTATTAACAATAATGCGTTTTTTGGCTATGTGCGCAAAATGGTCAACGAGTATAAAGCGGCCTACTTCAGCGACCGGATTTATTCTAGCCAGCGCCCCGCAAAAAACTGGAAGAAATAAAAAAAAATAGTTGACACCTCAGGATAAAAAGCGATAATAAAGATGAACAAAGAGAAGTAACCAACCAAAAACGAGAGGTAAAAAAAATCATGGAAAGTAAAAGCGTAGTAATTAAATTCAATGGCGAATACATTGATGCAGTCGCCCACTATGATGATAATGGTTATCATGGCACTGCAAGCGGTTACGGTAGTAAACTCGCTACTTGCTGGAAAGTAAACTTTTTAGGACGTGAACGCCGGATCTACTGTGATGTATATAGCAACGTGGGCCGTTGTTACATCATGGTAAAAGGCGAAAAAGTAAGCGTGATGTAAAAGGTTGACAAGAAAACCACAACAGGTATACTAATAGACAGGCGGGGAAATTACCCGCCACCAACCAAATCAAAGAGGTGACCAAAATGAAAAGCCGTTTCCATAATAACAGTGGTTTAAATGCTTTCGCCCTGGCCTGTGGTTATGTGCAGATTGTTTACGGTGTCGGGCGTGAAATGGTTGATCTGTATATCGAACATGGTTGTTACCATGTACGCGCTTACAATGCCGACGGGGATCGTCTGGAATGGGTGAGCGAGGGCCGTTTAAGCGATGCACGCTACCATTGGAAAAAACTGGTTAGGCAGCTTTTTGGCGACCGGATCAAAGCGGTAAAACGTTGCAAACGTTACGAGGTGCGTCACGTCCTGGTAAATGGCGATGCAATGTACCAGGTTGTTTATAACTTTGACGGGGAGATCCGCCACATAGGATACGGTGACAATGAAGCGGCGGCATGGATGATCGCGCATAATGACATGATGAAGGCGTAAGCAATAGCGCTTTTACCCTGGGGCCGTGTAGGCGGCCCTATGAATAAAAGCACTACCACGATAAACCGGAATGAGGAAAAGATCATGGCTAGTTTTAACGCTGTTAAAATCTATATAGAAAACGCTATTGATGCCGATTATATGGGGTTGCCGGAAACGGCTGATCGCCTGGACCGCATCAATGAAGCGGTTGCACGTTTTGATCAGGAGGTTGGTTGCTGGCATGGTCATAACGCAAAAGGCGTTAAATATTGGTTGCAAGGTCTATGCGGTTGCGTGAACGTTGCATTCTACAACGACGAGATCATCGGGCTGTTAAAAAGCTGGGGTATCTTACGCCCTAACAGCCGCGCCGCTACTGTGGATCGTGAACTGGAAAAATATTGGGATTATTGCGCCGCTGCCTTTATTGCCCTGGCGAAAGATGTAGGCGTGTGGGATCGCCACTGAGGGGGCTACCATGAGCAACGATACGCTTAACATCGTTGCCGCCCTGATAGTGGCATACTGGTTTAAGGGCTTTATTATCATGGTGGCGGCGATTATAGCCAGAACTTTAAAACGGCTTTATTACAGGGGAAAACCTATGTTATACCATTACGTTGAATATAAAATCGGCGGGGAGATCTACAATACAGGCGACCGCCCGATCAATGACCTGGAGGGTGTAGGACTAGTCAACGAGATAGAAAAGCGCGGCGGGTTAATCTTATGCCACCAAATCGGGAGCGCTGGCGAGATCAGAGACTTTATCAACTGGCGAGATCGTAAAGCTGCCGAACTGAGAAGCCAGCGGCGCGACCTTAAAGCCTGGCGGCAGTTGTACGGCAAGTAATAATATTTAACGTAATAATAACAGGAGTCACTACTATGGCTATGAGCAAAAATATTAATTTTGAGGCTATTAATAAACTCGATAACGGTTACGATCGTGATGATTTCGGAAAGAAATTAAATAAGCCTGTTCGCTTCGGTAAATTATGGGCTAATAGTTTTGATAAGAAATTAAATAAAAAATTAGCTGCAAAACATAAACAACGTGATTATTACCGTAGTAAAATGAATGAAGCTGAATAGTAACAGATTGACACTAAAAAAGAGGCCGCACAAGCGGCCTTTTTTATTTTGTAACGTAACGCAATCAATTTTAAGGCCGTTAAAACGCTCTCTGACGCAAAAAAGGTTTAAGGCATGTAATTGCATTACCCGCCTCCAATTAGTAATTTGTGATGCAGGTCACATTTTATTAATAGGTAAAACCTTTCATAAAAACTATTGACACCGCTACTGTGAGTTTTATTATTTACATGAAGGCAATAAAGTTTAATCAAGGGGGTTTTATCATGACACGGGAATATAAAGCTGTCGCACGTCATCCGGGTAAAGGTGAAGCAAAAAATCCAGGCGGCCCCCTTGCCGTCCTGGTCTGGCTGGCGGCCCTGGTTGTTGCCGTGGGGGGTGTGGGGGTTATCGCCCTGCATGTGGTGAGAATGTTAGCAGGTTTTTAAGGGGGTAAATAAAATGCTAAAAGGTGGGCTGATTTATTGTTGTTGGGCCAACGGTGCTGATAATAACAAGTTTAAACGCGGGGAATACTACCCAATAGATGAAGTAGCAGAACTCGATCCGATTCTGGACTATGACCGGGATCATTGGGTTATCAATGACCTTCACCCTGATCCGGTTTACAGCGTGATGATCGGCGGGATAGTTGCAATATTTGAGATTAAAGTATTTGAGGCGTGACTACTATGACGGCAATGATGATCGGTTTTATCGCCCTGGGGGTATGGTTTACCGCGTTGCTTTTTATCGCCCTGGGCTGGCGCTTTTTCGGTTTTTTCGGTGATGGATTCGATGGCAAAAAATAAGAAAAAAGTTTAAAAAAATAGTTGACACGACCGCCCAAAATTGTATTATATAGATGAAGGGAAAAGAAAGGGAACAAAAAGGAAAGTTCCGGGAGCGGTAAAAGAAGGTTGAGGGAATGACTTGAGGCACTGCCAACCGAAGGACCGAGGGAGCCGAAAAGCCCTAAAACTAGAAAGCAGTAAAAGGAAACAGTAAAGCGGATTTAAAAGCCTGGATAAACCGGGGGAAGAGGAAAAAGAAAGAGGTAAATAAAATGAAACGCAATGATTTCTTTGACTACATTGTCAACAACGCCGCCGAAGTAGCAAGGGTTTATGAAAACGAGATGGTTAACAAAGTAAAAGGTAATAAAGATCTTGAGGAGATCGAAAATTTTGCAAGGGAATATGAAAAAGAAATGGTAGAAAAATTTATGGCAGGTTATCCGGTAAAATAAAACAAGCTGCCACCAACCAACAAGATGAAGAGGTTAATAATCATGAAAGGCAACAATAACAACGTGGTGAGAATGGTTTGGGTGTTGCGCTGGTCTGATTCTAAGGGTGACATCTGGACAGAGCCGTTTAAAAGAGAAGCTGACGCAATTTTCTGTAAAGCCGTAAGGGGTGGCAAAATTACCAGGGGCTTTATCAAAGAAAATATAGAAAATTAAAACCGCTTGCTTTTAGCTGGCCTTTGATTAGAATAAGGGCCAGCAGTAAAGAAAACGGCACATCAATGAGAGGGTAACCTTATGAAAACTTTACGAGTAGTGCACAATAAAAAAGTGAATGAGATCGCTGTATTGTTTCACAATGAAATTGCTTTCACTGCCGATCTTGCTGATATTGATAACGTAACTCGATTTGTGGATCATCTGGGGCAGCATGAAAATGTACCGGCTGAGGAAGTAGGCGCGGCCCTGGTCCGGTTGAATGATATTTATTGGAATCATGTGGCATGACACAAAGGCCGGATCTGATTCCGGCCTAAATTAAAAAAAAAACTTGTTGACACGTCCGGTTATTTTGTTATCCTATAGTTGAAGGCAGTAAAGAGACAAATAAACAGGGGGTAAATAAAATGAAAATGCGCAGCGTCTTATTTTATGCTTTCGCTGGTTTATTGGCCTATAAAGCTGGTCTTTTCAAAGATGCCAACGTCGCTGATAATGTTGTTGACTACAAAGATCCCGCACCAATCGAATTAATTGATTATGATGCGCCTAAACTGGTTAATAAAGCCGAGATCATCGGTCGTGATTATGCCTGGGAACATGTAAAAGATAACGAATTGCATTGCTTACATGCTGCCGGACTTGTCGCAGATAAACTATTAGTAAAATATAATTTTAGTGAAGAGGCAAGGCTTTACCTTAAAAAAGCCGCTGTTAAAGAATGTGCCAACGTGGCAAAAAATAACGGATATGTATTAGTCGGCAAAATATTCGTAGCAAAATAATAACAGGGAATAAAAATCATGGTTATCGAGGCGCTACAAAATAAACTTTTAATTTCCAGCTTTCTACGTGACCCGGTAATGTGGGCCGAGGCAAATAAAGCGATCTATGTTATTTTAACAGCCAAAAAAGTTGAGTGAGGTGATTATTATGAAAAGCATTGTATTCAATAACTGCCACGTCGATATCCGCGCGGAACGAATTTTTAAAGCAGGCGTGGGCGCTTTTTGGTTTTACGATGGTAAACTATTCTACAACGAGGAGCTTGCAGACAATTTCAAAATGGTCACAAAAGTAAGCGATCCGGTAGTGTATGTTGAGACTATTTTCAAAAAAGATAAGGAATATAAAATCGTCTGCCGCCGTGGACGCCTGGAAGTGGTGGAAGTTAAAAAAGGTTGACAACCGCCCCCAATTGCACCATGATAAGCATGGAAGGTTTTTAGGGAGGAGGAAAAACACCATGAGGCGCATTATTTACCTGGCTTTTATGGGGTTGGCTATCAGTCAGGTAGCTATATTTTTAATCCTCCTTATCACACTAATGATAGCGGGTTAATAGGCAGGTGATACCATGAGAGAGAGGATTGAAGGGCTTTTGATGATACTATGGTTCATCTTTGTTTTCGTAGCTTTCTATCTGATAGGTTAATTCAAACAAGCAATAAAAGAGGTGATTATTATGAGCATGTTGGATCGTGGGCTTGCTATGCATCTTCTGAGTGATGCCCTGCTAAAAGCTGAGGCATTAAACGCAGGTGATTTGGCTGATTTATATGCTGGCGCTGGTGAGTTTATCCCGAAGGAAGATATTTTTATCAGCCAGGAGGCTGGACGCTTTACCGCTGGGGCGCTCATTATTAACGCCGAAGTAAACAACGATCCGTTCATTAGTCTTGAACTTGATGCCGTTGATAGCTGCAATTTTAGTAACATCCACGTTAGCCGCTTGCATGATGGGGCCGTCGTTGGTGTAAGCATTTATTTTGAGAATAGTAAGGCTATTCACTAAAAAGGAAGGTTAATCATGAAGCCCTAGAACGCCGCCTATACGATTCTGAGGGCCATATTATCCAACTATGAATAATCACAAAGGCGGCCCGGTTTTTTGCGTTATACGCCACGTTTGATGCCTTATTTTTGCTATTTGCCCCTCCTGGTTAGTCCGGCCCCATGCCAATGACTGCCGGGATTTTTTATATAAAACTTGTTGACAACCGCCCCCCGTGTTGTATTCTATAGATGAAGGCAGCAAAGAGGTAAACAACGAGGGAGGTTAACAATCATGAACGCAGAACTAGTAAAAGATTATGGCGGTGTTGCATATGCCATTTATGAAGTGACGAAAAACGGTAATTATCGTTTGATGTATGAGGGCGGCGACTGGATGCGAGCAATGGAAGTTTACCGGATCGCAATAGCCGAAGGCAAAAACGCGGTAATTATGTGAACAAGGGCAAGGGCCGGACACCCGGCCCCACCAACAACGAAAGGAGATCGCGCACCATGCCGGAACTAACTTTTATCATTCACATCATACTAATTTGCGTTTTTGGTATCGTCTGCCGCTACCTGATCGAAAAATACTTGTAAAAGGGGGTGTACCATGTTAAACCTTTTTCAATTCCACCACTGCCCTGAGATCGCCGCCCTGGGTGATAAACTGGCTGATCGGTTACTAATGGGCAATATCGCCATTGATGAAGCGATCAAGGAATGGAATAAAGCCGTTATAAAACATAATTTGCAGGGGATCTATGATTTCCCAAATGAAGGCTATGATCTTGGTGTTTTGGTCTGGGATCTGCGTCGTTGCGCCGATCAACTGAGATAAAAAACATTGACACCGCCAACCGTAGCGCTATAATGAAGATGGTAAATAAAAGGAGGTTAACAAGATGGCAACAGTATTAGTAGGCACTGTGTTAGCTCTGACTCTGGCGGCAGTTTTAATAGGTGTGGTAGCAACTGTAGCGATTCTGGCAGCTTAAGAGGTGATCAAGATGAAAAACGTTTATAAGCCGATGGCAGACAGCGAAAAATTTTTGTTCCACCTTTACGCTAACCTTGAAGATGTAGCCTTGAGAGAAGGAAACGGCGAACTAGCCAAAAAACTTGATCGCCGCTGCCGTGAGCACTGCCGTTTGATGATCAAGTTTTCTGGGCTTGCAGCTTTAAAAAACTAGCTACCTTTTAGATGGCCCTGGCGGGGCCATTAATAAAGGCAGTTATAATAAACCGAGGTAATTATTATGAAAGATCAGTATGTTGTTTATGGGCGTATCAATAAACGCGGTAAAGCTTACTATATTGTTTTCGATAACATCGCTCAACGCGGTGTAATGGGTAAAGGAAACTACAGCAGCGAAAGCGCCGCGAAAGCTGAGGCCGAACGGTTAAATGCTATTGCACGCGCCCGTGTTCCGGCCCCGCTGGAACGTGGGGAGCATGGAAACAAAGTAGTTTTATTTAAAAGTGAGTTTATCCGCATGAGGGCAACTATGGATCAACTGCAAGAAAAAGCGGATCGGCTGCAATTGGAAGATGAAAGAAAAGCCCTGGCACTGGCAGCGAAAGATCGCTACATCCACGAGCTTGAACAAATAATCGATAAACTTTGAAATAATAACGTTAGGTGAATAATAGGGGGATCATATCATGGCAAAATTCACTAAAAACATCGAGCGCATGATCGCGGATCTGCATAGCGATGAAAAAATCCAGGCAATGCACCGCGACAACATTGATCACGCCGTCGCCCGTCGTGCACGTCGTGCGGAATTATGCCGCCTATTTCTTGCCGCATATTGCTACCGTAAAAATGGCGGTGCGGTGATCGGTTATGATGACCGTGAAGCTAAAAAAGCGGCGATCCGTCGCGGCATTGTTGATAAATTTTCTGGCGATGTAGGCAAGGCGATCCGGTTTTACAGTGCCGTAGGCAAGGAAGATAATCAAGAATTTAATAGTCTGTTTTATGAGGTTGTAAGGGAACTACAGGCAGAACAAGAAAACGATCTGCGTGAATGGTGCGAAAGTAAAGCCGAAAAATTAGCCCGACTAACTGGCGAGGATAAAGCCGCCATAGTTGACCGCCTGGAGGGCCGGACCAGTGACCAGGGTAATAAACGCCCGACCTTGAGCCTCAACCGGACTGTAAGCAAACGAGAAAATAAAATCATTACGGTAGGCAATAAAAAGGCGTATCAGGTCGGAAAAGGCGACTATAAACACCGCAACGGCGTGATCATTGAGAACTAACAAGATCCGCAAATAATAGAAAGAGAGCGCCCCGCCGATCCCCCTGGGGCGCTTTCTTGCGCCCAATAACATGTATATAAAATACATGTTTTAAAGTAGTTGACTTGTACCCCTGAAGTGCTATTCTACAGTTGAAGGGAGAAGTAGGGAAAGGTTAAGGAACTAACCGAGAGTGAGGCGAGAAGGTGCAGGGATAGCACTTGATGCACTGGTTACAGACCGAAGGACCGAGGGAGCGGGGAGCCGCCCTAAAAGATACTCAAAGCAAATAAGTAAAGGAAACACCACAAAGAGGAAAACACCATGAGCATCATTAAAAGCATCATTAAAGCCGATAAAGTGCACGACGTTGTAAATAATCTGCCGGACTTTATCCATAAAGCTTACGAAAGCTATTTCTCTGATGTGCCGCGTGGCGATGAAGTAATGAGTATTTTGGAATTTACTGAATGTTTATACCCGAACGCGTTACGTGAGGCAATGAAAGAGGCCGGACTATGAAAGACGATAAATACACCTGGCGCGAGTGGTGGGAGATCTGGAAAGTGATATTCTGTCAGGCCTACACCCAACGCGGGGGCCGATTATAGCAATAAAAGCGGTTGCAAAGAGTAACCGCTATGCTATCATAAAGGTGGACAAAGAGGAGGTAAAAATCATGGGCATGGGAAGAGATAAACGCAAGGCGTACAAAGAAAGAAAATTAATGGCGGCAAGTAAAACAGTAAAAGCGCACAAGCCAGCCTCTTTCAACGATCTTGCTATTGCAAACAACCACGACAAAGACGCTTTTTCTGATGCCGACTGGAGGGCAGTTGCCAGAATGATGATCCGACTTAACCGCCTGGCATAAATCAGATCCACCAAATAAAAGGAGTAAATATTATGGCTATTCTCAACGCTGGCGACGTTTTCGAAATGGAAGCTAAATACTTAAAAGCTGGTATGCATATCATCCGCAACGATCAGGAACTGGCTTTAAATATGGTTGAATACAACCAGGGGCAAGATTATCCGAGTGTTGACTATTTTTTCCAGTATGAAGATGAGGAACTAAAAGAGGATGAAGATTATCAGGGTGAATTTTGCAATTTCTTTTGCCCTGATGAAATGGTAAAAGTGATTTACATCCCTGGCCTAACTTATCCGCTTCATGCGATCAATGTATGACTAGCACAACAAAGAGCCGGATCTATATGGTCCGGCTTTTTATTTGCCAGGATAATGACCGCACAAAATGCTAAAAAGCACTAACCCGCCAACCGACTGACCGGAATAATACAGAATACCCCGCCGACAACCTTCACACGATGAAACAGGCCGATCCACTGTGCAGCCATACAGTAAAACAAGTTTTTGGTGGATTTTAGTGTCAGATCCAGCCTCATTTTGTGATCAACGTCACACCTGCATAATTAGATAGCCTTGTCAACAACTTTAATCTTAATAAAATCAATAACTTAAAAGTCGATTTCTGAGAAAAATAGCCTATAACTATAGCCGCGAAATTCTATTTTTCACGTAGCGTCACGATTTGATGCATCCAAAATGCATCTTTAAAGTCTATTCCTGATCTGGAATAACTGGAATAATCAAGCCCTACATGCAAAAATAAATATTTGCAATTTATAATAAGATGTGATCCGTTTTCTGTGTGGTTAGTTGCGTATGGTGATAATTTCACACCGAAAGAGCGGGGAGCGTGGACTTGATACACGGGGAACATTATAACATAATGTGACAATCACGGGAGTGATCAGGAGCGATTGAGGATCTAAACTTTATCTGTCCTGATAATCACGATGAAGACAATTAACAGCATAATAATAACATATAGAAACAAGATGCAAGCTAATTAGTGATACATTTATGAAGCTAATGATTAATAATATTACAATAATTTCATCATGAAACAGTCAACATTAGAAAGTATTAAGTATATTAAATACAGATGAAACAATAAAGAAAGTAAATAATAACGGGGCGTAGCAAGGGGCGCGACCGTAGGGAGCGACCAAATAGCAAGAATGTAACCCCCTCGCTACGGCGGGGAGGTTCTTGCTATTTGCCCCGTAGACAATGGCCCAAATAGCAAAAAACCATTCTTGCTATTTGGTCCTGTTGAATCATTAAAATAAATTTTAATCATGTTTAATCGATGTTAAATCATCCTTTTTCAATCACAAAATTGTCACTTTGTCAACCCCCTGATGTGGTGGCGTATGCCACTAAAAACCTGCATATTTTGGGGCGGCAAGCGCCTTTAATTTCAAGTAAATTAAACACCTAGCGGGTGCGATAACATGGGGCGTAGCAAGGGGCGACGATAGCAATAAAAAGCGCCTGTAAAGCTGATGGGTCGAGGGTGTCCGGTAAAAAAAATTCCAGTCACTTCGAAATTTTCTGGCGTGATTAACAGGTTAAAACCTCTCTGGGCATAGCCCAGCAGTGGGGCGATTATGTGCGGGGTGTTGTTGTTGTTGTTGGGTCAGACAAGTTTTTCTCTTCTCCTCTCTTTTTCCTGTGTGGGCTGATATACTGCCATACAAGCTGATTGACAATAGGTTATTTTTCCACCAGCAAGCCCAATGTTGCATATCAAATACATCTTATCGGCCCTATTCAGGTGCGCGACTGTTAGCACCCTCATTATGCGACTGTGTGGGCCATCCTCGGGCCTGTTGTGTGGTGACTGTATTTTGAAATCTAGGTACAATCGGGCCGGATACTCTGGCAGAATCGCCCAGGTTGTTTGGCAGTTCGTATAAGATGCATTATGTTAAATTGCAGTACAAAAATTGACCACATGTAAGCTATTGGTTTGGTTACGTTTTCTCTTTGTAGTCGCTAGGGGAGGACTCACTACACACTGCCGCGCTATGTAAGCCATTGATTTTATTGCCGCTAAAATTTTGCGTCATGACACGACCAAAACAGGATTATGCACCAGTTAACACAAAATTAACATAATCCAGACAGGGACAGGACCGACAAGCATCGGCCCCCACATGAGGGAGCCGGGGCGCTACCCGCTGCCGGACCAGTGGACCAGGGCCAGAGGCCAGATAGTTACGCACCGTTACTTATAGTTTGCTTGATAATCTTGCCGCCCGGCCCCCCGAGCTATAGGCCGTGTGCCTGACACCTCAGATAGTGAGCCAGTATTTTCACATTCCTGCTTGTCCCAGGGACATTCGTCCATTCATGCTTGTGTGTGGGTGTTTTTCGGGGGAGGGGTGTTGTTTTTTATTGCTACGAGAGGGGGTTTGTGGTATGATACTCGCAGTGGAATATTGAGCACCCGTATGGGGCATGTGTCAGTGGGTCTTCAGACCTTTGACTTGTCAAACCCCCTGGAAGGGCACTAGGAGGAGTTTACGATGAAAGCTCGTGTTATCAATCCGGCTGAAGCCAGGGTTATTGAAGAACACCTTGAAGATGATATGTTAAAGCTGTTGTGTCAAATTATGAGGGTAGCAGGTCTTCGTGTATCCGATGCTTGTGGTCTGAAATACAGCGACATAAAGGATAATGTTCTCTTTGTGGTGGAGCAAAAAACAGGAAAGAGTAAGAGAGTGGTTCTTCCTTTGTGGTTGGTGAACGCTGTTAATACACGTCATGTTAATTACCCAGACGAGGAGTACATCTTTGTTTCCGCTTATAACCGCAAGTGTGGGAAAGATAAACCCGTCAGTCGTAGACACGTCCTCAACGCCATCCAGGAAGCAGCTAAAGCAGGTGGTGTGGATGGGCAGATTAGCCCCCATAGTTTCAGGAAATGTGCAGCCACCGAAATTTATGAAGGCTCTGGTTGTAATGCTCTGAATGCCCAGAAATTTCTTAACCACAGTTCTGTTGGTGGGACTCTGTACTACTTACCCCCTGAGTGTTACAACTACGATCAAGAGGTCATCGACTACATCACAGAGCACATAAAGTCATAAATCGACAACTGGTAAGTGCTTGTGCTATGATTGTTCAACCGAGAGGTGCTTGTCTACAGAGGGGACTACCGGAGGTGCTTGTTGTGGGGATTATGTTATGTGGTGGGTGCTTGCAAATACCATCCTACAATGGGGGTGGATTTGTGTGGTGGCTTATAAAGGGTGGAGGGGATGATGGAGCTGAATGCCTTAGATTTTGTCAGTAAATACAAAGACTTGCTCACAGAGGGTGTGGTTGTAGACCCTGTTCTCGACAAAGCACAAAGCCTTTTTCTCAACAAAATGGTTGTGCACATGACCGATACTATCGGATGCGGTGGCTGCGCCCACTCCTTCAGTTTGTTCGGTCCGAGCGATGTGTTTAAGAGAGCATTAACCCTGTTTTCTCTGATGGGAGAAGATGCTCCTGTTACCCTGCTACCTGATTGTTTTCCTCTCATAAAAGAGCTAACGGGGTTGAGGTATTTTAGTTTTAACATAGAGGATGAATCGTGGCACTACATTCATACCCTCTTAGGGGGTGTATTCCTGGATCTGAAAAGCTATGATTCCAACCCTCGAAGCGATGACAGAGTGTATTTGCGTATCCACAGAAAAATGCCACCACTGTTGAAATCACATGAACCAAAAATGTTCTATGATCTATGGAGCGAACTTGAGGCAGAGAGGTATGCACACTACGATGGTGTAACCATAGAGCAGTTCTTCACCACAACACCATACTACTTCCTTGATTATGATGATGTTCGAGGTGTAAACATCAATGTGACACGCAGAGGTTGAGCGAATGAAGACACTGACAACTATAGACTTCCTGAGTGGCTACAAAGATATCGTCACGGACGGTATCAGCGTGCCTGATTATCTCCGTCCGAAAGGTGATCAAACGTTCACCCGCGTTGATGTTGTAAGGACTTACAACAAGCTGACATGGCTTGATTATATTGAGATGCCGAAGGAAGCCAACAAAGAGAGTTTCCTTAAATTCATCACTCTCGTAGGGATCATCAGGGGCAGAGAAGGGGAAGAGGTTTACATCGAGGGGGGTGTTCTTCCGCTGATCAGCGATATCATAGGAGCAGATGAACCACAATGCATTGAAGAGATTTTCTATGGTATTTATCTGCTCACTGTCAGTCAGGATACGTCTCTCCGCAGACTTTACGACGGAGAGGAAGGGATACATATCCCTGACGCATTGCCTTCTTTACTGCAAGAACGGCAGAACGACAGGGAGGGTTTTGTAGGCAACTTCAATTATGCATGGGATTATCTTGCCGAAAAATACTCTCACAGCATCAAAACAAGGCTGAACATAAGCGAAACCTTTAAGGAGAAAGAAAGCATTCGCTTGTTCTCTCTTGAGCCTAAGCCTTTGCATGAATTAACGGTCGTTCTCCCCAGCGATTATGGGAAGGGGGATATCCAGGAAGTTAAGACGTACACCTATGCACTAGACGAATTTATGAGAGGTCCATCATGGCTGATTTAATGTTGTTAGGTTCTTTTATGGCAGGTACTTTCGAGTTCACCCTGGAAGCTCTGAGAGCGGTAGGCTATTGCTTCGAGATCTATTTCGTGATTTTGATAGTTGCACTGCTCGTTGCAATAGGGATTGTTCTAGATAAAGATAAATAAATTTCAGACATAAAAATAGCCAGCTTGATAGCTGGCTTTTCTTTTTAGGGAATACTGAGAGGTGTTATCACGACTGTAATAAGTGTATTCATGTACTAGTAAACTGGTACAATATATCTCCCCACTTAACTCCCCAATTTTCTGTTTTCTTTCTCTCTAATACACAGTATATTCTTGCTATGCTCCCTCCGGTCGGTCGCTATGCTCATTTGATCTCATAGCAAGCCACCTATCTTTTTCTCAGTCGTTCGGTACACCTCACTCCCTCAAAAAAGAATCTATATCATAGCTACAACCTGAAAATTTTCCAGGAATAAGTGGAGTATGCTTCAGCCTGACAGGTTATCAGTCTATCAGGCGTGTCCGTCCAAGCCTCCAAGCCGGATCTTAAAATCCCTCTGTCCACTTTTACGCACTATGATAACGTATAAGAAAGTACAGGTACTTTACCATTCAGAAACGGGATTGTCAAACTACGGAGGGTTCATGTTTGTAGAGACAAGAAAGCTGCCTGGACGGCAGCTATCTCTTTCAGACGGGGAAGGTTCAGAAGGACAGGAAGAGGAAGACGAGGAATACGCAGAACAACACCAGGGATGCACAATCAGCATCGGTAAAATGATCATCCCAATGTCTCAATTTCCACTCTTGTTTGATAGGTTTCTCTTTCATGGTACACCTCATTTAGCCAGAAGAAACATAGCTACTACAAAACCGATTATAAGCTCAAAAAACAAAAGGTCGGCGATTGTCATGATGCACCTCATTTACCATTAAGAACAATAATGCTTACGCACACCATAAGGAACATCGCAAACAAAAAATCAGCTACTGTCATAAAATTTTCTCTCCTATGATGTGGCATACGCACACATAACAAAGGGAATAAATGACGCACACAGCGAAGATGTGCCCCCACGGGATATCACCATCCCTGAATTTGTTCAGAAAGTCATTTATTTTCCTTTTCATGGTCTTTACCTACCTCACGTATATCGAACGTTGTAGCAGACCAGAAGAACAAAGCAGGAAGTGCTACAACACCAATCGTAGCAAGAACATAAACAGCGATTTCAACCATGATCTCTCCTACATAAGAAAGAAGCCGTAAGCTGCGTATCCTGCAAACAGGAGCATAGCAACTGCGGAGCTAATCGTTATTGACAGTGCCATTCCAGCTTCTAGACGGTTCATAAGCACACCTCTACCAGCATTTTAATAAGCTCACCAGTGACGACACCACAAAGGAAGCCGCCTACTATCGTAACAATCACCTTTGCACAACATTTCATAAACTGTACCATAAAAAGCGGCCTCTTTGTTTTATCACAATTAGAAGATGCTACACCCACTACTATCGGGAAGTGGCAATTCGCGACTGAAAGGAGCGTAGCACAGTCATTTCGAGCCGAGAAGGCGAAACGTTCACTACGTGAACTAGAAAGTAGTAGCCATCAGGAACATCAACACAGCAACTACACAAAGTATGATAAAAACTGAGTTGATCATACGTCACAATTCTCTTCTTCAAAGATGATATTAAAGTCTTTCACAACAAATTCTCCTGCATCTGGAAGCATACCGAAAGCAGGGCTTGCTTCCATGTCAAATTGGTCAATAGCTGATTCTTCGTGCACCATAGATGTTATCCTCTTTTGTTTTATGCTTATTATACCTACTCAGAAGCCTGTTTGCAACTATTTCAACCACACAACATGTATCCCAAGCTCAACAAAGTCGTCTATGTTGTCTTTTCTGACGCATGTGCCGCTGTTTTTATCATATACGCACCATCCTTTTTCAAAATCCCACACAAAAGGGTTGAGAGATTGTGGATGCATAGCGACAAGATCCGTTGTTTCTGTGTCCACAACGGACCACTCACTAAATTGCAGACTGGAGAATGTGCCTTCTTTCCCTATTTCCTGCCCCAGAACAGCCCCGCACGTAGCTATAGCGTCACAAGGTGAGGCAGCAATAATGTAGCGAGTGACATATTTATCTGTCTTCTCTTCAGAGAGGGTGTGGTAGTCAAGTATCTTGACGGTTATTTTGTAGACATTATACATTGTTTAGTCTCTCCAAGCTGGTTTCCACGTAAGAAGGATCAAGTTCAAAACCGATGTAATCCCTACCTAGCTCTTTAGCTGCTACCAACGTAGAACCGCTACCACTAAAAGGGTCAATGACTAATTGGCCTTCTTGTGTTGTCAACTCGATAAATGCCTTCATTAAGGCCACAGGTTTTTGTGTCGGGTGTAACCCACTTTCGTTGCTGGAAAAGCCAGCTGTAATGACATTCTCTGGTTTACCGTTTCTTGCTACAAACGCGTCTTGATTATAAGCACCGACACCATGAATAAGCGCATTATCTGCAATTGTACCGCCGATCTTGTAGGGTTTAGAGAACCACAGTATAGGCTCGAAAGTTGGTTGTAGGTTTCCAACTCGCCACCCCTTCCATTTTTCGGCGTTCAATGTGTCTCCGCGCCTTTCGTAAACACAACTCAATCTTTGTGCTCTGTGTGGTGCTTTTACCCTCAACCAGGCAATCATATCACGAAGATTGAATCCAGCATCTTCCATTGCACAGATGCATCTATGAGAGAATCTCCTTCCCGCGAAAACAATTGCACTAGCCCCCGGCTTTAATACTCTGAACCATTCTGCGGCCCACTCTTCACACCAGTGTTGGTATTCTAAAGGTATTTTCTTATCAGCCTCTGACCATCCGTTTATTGGTTTTCCTCTTTTCTTAAAAACTGCTCCTGCTTTTTTCTGTGCAGGACTTGAACCCAAGTAGGCGTTATTAGAGTTATTATGCAGCACATCCCATTCTTCCATCCCTATTCCATAAGGAATATCACTGAGTATTAAATGTGCACATTGCTCTGGAAGTCTTTTTATCAATGATATCGAGTCGCCATTGGTAACAGTGTTCTTTTTTATTTCATCGTTGTTACGCATCTTTTTTGTATTTTTCCTCAAAATTCAGGATCATCTCGTTGACCCATTGCCAACGCCACTTGTTGAGATGGTGTGTTCGTGCAAGACTGTTGTCCTCGAACACATAATCAGCGCTTGATAGCGTTGCACCTTCCAGCATCTCAAACGGGTAGCAATCATTAAGCCCTGCGGCGCGGAACAGTCTGTTTTGCACGAGGTTCAGGTTGGGGTTCAGAGCATAGTTATGGAATTTTTTCCACATTCTTAGGTTGTGGCACAGAGAATGGGAGGAATCAAACACTTCGTGATCAGGAAGGCCAGCTAAAACCCAATTTCTGTATTCAACATAGAATCTGTACAAAGCGTCTGTGGGGCACAGGCTACTGAAATAACGGATATCCTCGTCAGGTTCTTTAGGGTAAGCTATTGCTGTAAGATCTTTTTCCATAATTACGCCTCCGCACGAGCAATGGACTGCTCGATCCATTGCAGACGATCATAGTTGTAATAGCAAGCAGAGGCTTTTGCCTCCTCAAGAAATGCTTGCTGTGATTGGTTGAAGGGAAACTGCTGATCAAGCCCGGCAAAAAGAAACGCCTCTTTCAACTCGATAACCAGGCTACCGTAGCTATCAAAATGAACGGTCCCATCCATGTAGCCATTATCGCACCAAATAGACAGGTTGCTACACAATCCAGCGCTTGCTTCAAAAGCATGTGGATTTTTCTTTTCGTTATCAGCGCTGATGCAGCCGCTATCTATCCATTCTTGCAGGTCGTAGTAGAACCTGGCTAGGTCATAAGATGGGATCGGGATCGGTAGGTAGTTCTCAGCCCGTTGCTTTTTGTTCTTGTGGCCCATGATTAAGCACCTTTCTTGTAGTCAAAATTGAAGAATTTGTTAATGATGTAGGTATAAACCAGCACGCTCAAGAATTTCGAAGCGAACATCTCTACACTGACTAAAGGTAAAAACATCATGAACGCGATTGTTGGGTAAATAAGGGAGTCAGTAACAGCACTACAGGTGTTAGCTATAGGACGTGCTTTTTCAATAGGTAATTTATTTTTCAGCAGCTTAAATACCGAACCTGCAACGAAAGCCCCTACCACAACAGCGGTGAAAGAGGCTATAGCTACCGCTAAGGCTGCATGGTTAATAACAAAGGTACACAACCCGGCGGTGGCAGCGATAGCTGCTGAAAATTTCAGACCTTTACCGCAGAAAACCCTGTCTCTCAGCATCATGTTTGCTGCAACGCAAATGCTTGTTGTGATCGGGATAACCCATGCACCACACAGATAGACAACAAGGTTAACCACGGTAAAGATGGCTACATAGGCCGAAGACCAGCAGATGAACTCTTTGTTGCTCATATCTCGTCTTCCCTGTTAGTTAGAACCCGGTCGTGAACGATAAGCCCCTGGGTTTTTGCTTTTATGGCGATACCGCGTGCAACATCTGCTGCGTGTTCTTTTTTCAACATCTCTGCTGCATAGGCGAACCCTTCGTAGAAATTGCATTTTGCATACACTGCTGCGAGAAGATGTAAGGCGCGACTCACACGACAAATGTATTCTGCAAATGTTTCGTTATTCATGCTGCACCTCTTCTTCATAATCAGGGAAAGGAGGCAAGTCCTCCTGTGTTGCTAAAAACTCCTCATAGGTGGGGGGTGGGAAGCCAAAACATCCGTGGCCTAAGTAGCAATTCTTATCTCCACCATCCCATCTGTGAGGTCTATGTCCATCTCTGTGACTAAGTTTAGCAATATCTTTAGGTACTTTCAAGTGATATCCGCGAATATCATAAAAGATATTGCCAATCTTTGTGTACACATGCCCCTCAACGCTGGAATACCAAATCTCCGCTTCTGGGAACCTGTCTTTCAGGATCAGGGCGAAGCGGTAGCATTTGCCGCATGTGCCTATCCACTCAGCATCAACATCCAGAGGGAAGAAATCTTTGAATTTGTTGATGAATTGTGTGACTTCGTTGCTGAGCATATGTTTCATAACTTTAAAGCTCCCTCACAATCCGTGTTTTCGGCTTGCATAACCTGACACGTAACTGCGTTCTGATTAAACCTACCTCTTCGTCAAACAATTCTCCACCGTGCTGTTTGACGATCCTCAACTGCTCCCTGCACAGTGTGTATAGTTCATAGTCAAACTTTGTTGAAAAACCCATGCACCACATGTACTTAAGGAATCTGTTGAAGGCTTTTGCACGGATGATCATTCTTCTTGTCATGTTACCTTTCCTGATATACGAAAGAAAAAACCTTACTTCTTAACTTTTCTAGGCGAATGTACCCAGCTTGCTCGTGAATCCACCATTTTGTGTCTTGTTTTAACTCACCTCCTTGCAACTTGGTGAGTTCTAACAGGCATTTCCTGAGATCACTGTACTCGTCCATGTCGAAAGCTGTAATCAAGCCTAACAGACACTGAAAAATGCGTCCTTTCAGGAAACCTTCCCTCTTTTTGCGCTGTTCTTTCTTTATGTGCCAGATGTGTGCTGTCATACCGCTACCTCTGCCTGAATAACCCTGATTGTTACTGGTTTGTTTCTGAATCCGAACAATAACGGCATTTTGTCCACTTCATAATCAAGAACCAGCACATTATCCTTTAGCATAAGATCGTGGATTCTATGGCCACAACGCTCTTCGAGTCTGCGATACCGCTCTTGTGCATAAGCCAAAGGATGAATACGTTTTAGTATGCTACAGCGGTGCTGCAATTTCAACAGTTGGTAGATACGATGCCAGTACTTATTGCAGCAGCGACCGTTTGTGACAACTATCCTGATGTTGATTATGCAACCAAAACCTTTTTCTTCAAAGTACATAGCTCACCTTTTATTTTAAGTGGTCACAGTTTTTGCCAGAAGGTTTGCAGCCTACTTCAACAGCAGCATGTTCGTTAAGAGCGGGGTTATCACAGAAGATAAAACCTTTGCCCAGCAGATCTTTTGTGTACAGTTTGTTGTACATGATCGCCATTGCTATCCCGAATACAACATTGCCTAGTACCGGAAAAACGCAGAACAAAACAGTGTGGACAATGATCTGGATTAAAAAGTATTTAAAATCAAGGCGAAACAAAGAAGGCCACGGACCAAAAAAGAATGTAGTCCAAGAAAAACCTACATAAGTTGTTTTGACTTCATCGGTGTGTTCGTTTTTCATCATTACAGCGGTAGCCATTTTTGCATCTCCTATTTGAAAGGGTTTTTTGCTGGACGGGTGTCTAACTCTATGAAAGAGTATTCGTCCTTTTTGTACTGTTCATTATGTACTAAATTACCTTTCTTGTCAAAGGTTTTTATGGTGATATTGCCCTTATTATCTTCTTCTTGCTCAAAAGCTACACCAGGAATGTATTCAAGAGAACCGTCTTCAAAGTGCACCCAAAACATTACGCCTCCCTCCCTCGTCTGTAAGGCAAATCTCTCACCGTGGTTGACTCGAAAATGCACACGTATCGCCAATATTTTTTGGCACGTTCTTTTATTTCTGTTGCTTCATTCAAAGCCTTATCTTTTACGCCAATGCATACCTTAAGTACGTACCAGTCATCATCCTTAGACATTTTGGCTTTAACTATGTACATTCTCATGGTTATGGACCTACCCTAATATTACTCTGCACACAGAACATGGCTGCTTCAAGACCGTGGAGATAATTCTCCTCTGCCAACCTTCTCTCACTACCCTCAGGGAGGGTGTCTATAAGCAATTTTTGGGATTCTATGAGCGCCGTTATCAGATCAAGAACCTCTGTTTTTACTTCCATCCTTCCTGCAATGTTGAGATCCCACTTAAAGTCTTCCATAGTATCACCGCTTGTTCGCTTCTTGCTCAGCAAGCTCGTCCATGAATTTGTAGAGTTCGTCAATAGCTTTCTGGATACCGTGTTCTTCCTGCATCATCCCGCCAATGTCCATAAAAGCAGGGTTGTAGTTCTCTTGCAGTTTAAGTTCTTCAAGGCGATTGATTGCCATGCAGATAATGTCTGTAGCTGTCGGGGTCATTTCACACCTCCTCTCAATTAATGGGTGTATCATACAACAAACACCGTGATGTTTCAACAATTTTGTTGCATAGAAAGCTCTTTTAGAGTATATTATAGCCAACGTAAGGAGGTGGATATGTTCAAGATCGGTGATAAAGTTGTTGTTGATGGTTGCAAAGAAGGCACTGTGCAGGATATCTACACAAGAGTGTACTTCGAAGATGGTGAGAAGAAAACCCAAGTATCTTACCGCCTCAAAGAGAAAGATTTCTGGTATGAAGAGTTTAGCGAAAAACGTGTAGGAGGTGTCAAAAAATGAATTTTGAAGAGTTTGAGGAGTATCGTAGAGATCTGAACTTGCCAGATCATAACATCAAGGAAGATACTATTGCCATTATCTACGGCAACGATGATATCGGCAAACGGCTTGGTGGAAGACGTTGTTATGTTTGTGACAGGGTAAGGAAAGATTCCGCAGGAAACTACTACCCGCACAACGAAGTCTGGTTTGACTGCCTGGTGGCAGGTATTGATGGTCATGTGCACATCCCACAGAAGAACCTGATGGAATTTTCTATGGAAGACACTGTGGTCATCAACAGATACTCCAAATAACAAAAAGCCCAGCTAACATGCTGGGCTTTATTGTATCAAGAAAAAGCAGATATAAGATGAAAGATCATTAGGACGATCTGTGTACCTATAATCGCTGTGAAAATCCTTCCTGTTCTGTTCCCCAGCCATTGCCAGTAGAAATTAACTAAACGGCTCCTTTTGCTTCGATGGTCTTTTATGATTGATCTGATAGACCTGTGCAAGTCTCTTATGCTGGATTCGTACTTGTAAGAGCCTTCATCACCTTCAGAAACAACATCAAAAACCAAATGATTGGGGTTAAAATCTGGCGATCCCCTTGTTACCTCCAGAGAGCCTATCCCCACAGAATAGACAACCCTGTTAACCTTATCCACAATATGTAGTATCTCCCCTCTCATGTTACCCTGGATAAGGGAGATTATACCCGTATCTGTTCTTATTTCACCTTTTTCTAACAACTCAAGCCAGTGATCACCTAAATAGGGGTCCGTTCTGGCTAACCTTAGAAACATTTTTCCTCCGTACATACGAAAGCGGAGGATAGAGTCCCCCGCTGATTTAAGACCTGTTTCACATCTCTTGCATCCAGGCTGTGAATCCTTCAATCCTTAAATTCTCTACAATCGCAAGACCTTCTGCTTCGGTCACGTCATCTATTTGCTTGAATACGAGGCCGTCACACTCAAAAAACACAATGTACTTTGTTTCCATGATCAACGCCTCATTTTGTTGTTAACAATTATCATGCCGATAGGCCAGTATAGTGCCATTCTTTCGCAAAAATCGTTCCACTCGGCATCTCTCATACCTAGCTTTTCTTTTAGTTTTTGATTATCTTTCAGTTGGATATGGTAGACCATTCCGATAATGCAGTAGATGAACATGATTGCTATGGCAAAGCCTGTAGCCATGTCCAGAATCATGAGCGGTGTGTAATCCATAGCCTAGCTCCTCAGCGGCGAGTTACGCGTTCAATTAAAAAGATAAGGAGGCTAACAATCATAAGAGGCCAGCCAGCAGCGATCCCGAGATGCTCTTTGAATAATTCCATTTTCAAGGTTTTACGTCTGCCATAGGCTTTGGCATGAATAAAATTGATACCCAGGAAAACAACGGCAGCTATAGCAAAATAGGCCACCATAATATTGGTCATAACATCTGGATAAATCATAACTGGCCTCCTCTCTGGTTAATGATTGCATTTTACACAATCTGTTGTGCGGTGTCAACCCTCTTCGACGTATACTTTGTCCAAAGAACTGTAGAAGTCTGCTGACTTAAAAGCTACCCTGCTGCCATTACCAACAGGAGCCTGTTCTTCTTCGTTATGCTCCACGAACCACGCCCAGAGGATTGTTCTCAGTGCACACACCTCCGCATTGTTAAAATCTTCAGCGAGGTTGTCGTAGAAATTAAACTCTGTGTGGAAACCACAATCTGTCATGTACGTTTCCAAGCAGATGTTCTGCTCGTAAGGTAAGTCTGGGCACGGAGATTTAGTGCATAAGCGGTACATTTCGCTACGGACTAACCCTTCAGTGGGAGCGTATTTAACCTTATGAACATCCACCAGGCGAAGAAAACCTCTCTCCATAGCGAACTCAAGGTAAGCGATATATTTTGCAGCTTCATCCCCGATGCTGTTTATAAAACGTGCTACATTAGCCTTCTGTTCCACAAAGAATTTATGGTTGCGACGGTCGCGGTATTGCAGATAATCTTCCTTAAAAGCATCATTGACAACACTCATGGCTACTTTTTTAACAACGTCATCAGGGATCATCTCTGCTCTCCTATTAAACTTTCACGGCTTCAAGACCTTTGCCACCACGTTCAGGCAGATCGAGAAGGCTCATAACATAGGTGTATTCCGGCATCACTTTCTCAGGGTCTGCACCAATCTCAAGCAGGGCTTTGCCTTTGATACATACTGTTTCTATCGTGCCGTCTTTGGATTTGTAATGCGATTCTACCTCAACAACCTTGCCAACGCAAGCGTTTAATGCTTCATAACCGCTGTTTGTCAGAAGTTTTACTTTCATTACAACCTCTTTATACAAGAAAAGGGCGAGCAACGCCGCCCTTGTTATTACTCAACAAGTTCAAGATCTTCGGCTTTGATAATGTCGTTGCCGATAAGCAACTCGCCGTTACTGTCCTGAGCAACCATAATGACTTCGGCAAGTTTTCTTTCGCCTGTTTTTTGGTCAACATCCATAACCCTGCTGTATGGAGCAACAACAAGGCAGCAGTCTTCTTTCACATCAACAGCATAGGGGTCGAAACCGTTGCAAAGCATAATGATTAAGCTATCTGCTTTAACATCACCGATCACTTCCACTAAGCGGCCTTCTAAAGAGCAACCCATCTTTTCTTCTGCGTCATCACGGATGACTTTTGCATACATACGGCTCATGTTCTGATCCTCTTTACCATGTTACGACGAGTCCGACAAGGACTGTTTGTTGTGCTGTTCTTCCCCGTTGGTAAGAAGCTATGTCAACGCACATGCCTCCACCTCTGAGGTCGCCTATAATGTGCGGGAGATATTCTTCCAGATGCTCAGGCAAAGAAATCGTCATTAAGCAGCCTAAACGGCCCTCTGACGCGTTTTTCTGTATGAACATGACTAGTTGCTCATAAATCTCCCTAACCTCTTTAGGATGCTTCCTATCGCTTTCTAGAGCTATCCTTCTTAGATTAGCTCCGGCATTTTCTCCAGCCATTGCCTGTTCTCCGGCACGTTAGTAACATACACCTCTACGTTATCTTCTTTCTCTGATCGTTTCACGCGGTCAAAGTAGTACAAGCGTTGTGGGGTGTATACATTAAACTCTGGGTGGCTATTCAACCAGTCCTTAAGGATGTTGTTATCGACACCTTTATTGGACAATGAATTACTTAACCCCCATTCTATACCTCTGGCATGTAGTTTTTCAAGAAGATTATACAAATCTTTTTCTTCTTTTTCGCCCCAACCATGATTGTAAGCGGCAGCACAGCAGAGATAAGGAGGATCAAAGTAGGCAAAGTCACCTTTCAGGAACTGAATGTCTCTGAAATCTTCGCAGGTGAACGAAATTCTTCCGTGCAGCCTACGCTCAACCATCTGTTGTAGGCGATTTTTGGCACGATCAGCGGGGAATCTGTGCCCGAAAGGAACATTGAACTTGCCACCAGCGTTAAACCTCATAACGCTGCTGAATGAGCATGTGGTTAACCACCACAGTAAGAGTGGATCACCTGTACGGTTGTATTCATCACGTAAGGCATAATAGCCGTCCTTGTTATCACGGGACAAACCATACTGTGTGGCAATATCAAACATGTCATCAACAGGGTTCTCAAGGCTGGCTATAGCTCTGTACATGGTTATAAGCTGATTGCAGTTGTCATTAGCGATGACATTACCAGGTATCCTCATAGCTACAGACAGACCACCACAAAACACATCAACAAACCTGCTGTAGTCTCCAGGTATTTTGCTGGCTATGAATGGGAGTAGTTCGTTCTTGTTCCCTGTGTAGGGTATCAAGCCGAAAGAACGAAAGTGGTCTGAACCGTATTTAAGCAGTTCGATCATGTATTTCTCCAATAACAAAGCCTCCCGTAAGGGAGGCTATTATTCACCAAGACTGTTATTTATTATCTTCTTCCGTTTCAGGAATAAGAGCTACAATTTTTGCAAGGGCTTTTAGTGCACGGTCAATCAGGCGAACTTTGTTGGTAGAGTACACTTTAGCCTGATCTCTGCCTTCAGCGAATGCTTCAAGAGCAGAGACAATATCTTGCATGTCAGTCAGAGAAAAATCTTCAAAATCTTCTTTGGTTGCATTTTTAAGATAGATTTTAGCGTGTTTGCCGCTTTTAGTGTCAATGATAAGGAACGGGTTTTCTTTGGCTTCTGCTCTTTCTTCTTCAGTAAGCTCGATTTGTTCACCATTACCAGTCAGGTCCACAAAATCGGCAGCGCCTTCTTTTTCTGCAAGCTCCTGTTTCTTAACATCAACAGTGTCTTTCAGAAAACGCATTGCTTCTTCTAAATCTTTGTTTTGAGTCAGTTGGCCCAGCAGGTCTTTAGGATCAACTTCTTTTTCTTCTTTTACTGCACCTTTTTTGCTTTTAGGGCCACTTTTGATAGGCTCACGACCAGACTGCATACGGTTGATGTTTTCTTCGTCAAGGACAACACATTCAACGCGTTCTGCGAGGTCATCAGTATCTAACCATACCTGACCGCCGCCTTTGATGGTTTCAATTTCCTCTGGAGTTAATACATCGCCATAAGTATCTGCGATGATTTTATCAAAGCGTTTTTTCCAGGCAGTTACCTGAGAGTACATGTTTGCACCGTCGCCATAAGTACCTGCTTGATAGTTGTGCGCCATAAATTCCGTGAACGGGGCAATAGTTCTGCCATCTTTACCACATTTTAACCACAGAAGAGTACCTGCACTGCAAATCATGCCTTCTGCGTGGGTAACTACCATAGCCTGAGACTCACGGACAGCCTGGATGTAAGCCATAGCAATGTGAACGCATCCCCCTGGGCTGTTGATGATTAGACGGATGTTGTCTTCAGGAGTTGCTTCACGAATTAACTGCAAGTTTTCAGTGTGGTCAGCAAGGTCTTCAAGACCGTCAATGTAGATGACGATAGTGCTGACAGGAATAGGGTAACGGAATGCAGTTTGTCCACCAAAACCGAAGAAACCATTCTTCATCGGGGTATGTTCTGCTTTTTCTGCAACTGCATTACGACGGAAAGTTTTCATCTGGTGTGTCCTCTTTTACGCGGTGCGAAGTAGATTAAGTAGAGCCTCTTTGTTTTCTTGAAGGAATAGTACACCTTCAAGCTCGTCCTTGTCAACAAAAATTTCTCCCTTCCAACCACTTATTACACATAAATGTACGATCTTATCAACTTTTAAAGAGGCTTCATAAGCACCTTTTAAAAGCTCCAACTCAACAAACTTTTTACCTTCCACTTTTCGTAAGCATTCATCACCGAATCGAAACCCAAGAAGGACATGTTTCCATTCTGGGTATTTTTCTTTTGCCTCCCTGCGGCACGCTTTTTTGTTGAACAAGAATTTCATGAGAGAATTGCTGTCTGCGTAGATCTCCTCTGACGCTTCTTGCAGAATCTCTTTGTAGAGTCTGTCAGCCAGTAACTTGTAAACCGCTGTCTTAATGACCCTGCACAGAGATATTCTCAAATCAAGTTTAAATTCATCATCTAATCTCAACAGAGCCATAATTATCTCCCAACCATCGCTATAACCTGGCCTTCCGGTGTCCTTGTGCTGCTAACGTCCAGTACGTACCAGATCTCAGTTGGTGTCAGAACAATTTTGTCCCCAACTTTGACACCAGGTGCTACATGGATAAGCATGGACTGAGTAATGTTTTTCCACGCTGCGTAATCTGCTAAACCACACAAAGGTATGTAAGCACCATCTTCATTCTGGATGAAGGCTTTACCTTTGCGTTTACGAGCTACCACAAAACCGTTCTCTGTTATGACAAGGCAATGTGTAGAATTAATGTTTTGTGTCGTTCTTTGTGTTGCCATAACCAAAATCTCTCTTCATTTGATGTGGGTATCATACTATAGCGTACTGTCCATGTCAATAGTTTTTAGCAAAGGTATTTAAAACTTTTGCCAAAAAGCGCTTCCAGGGTTATTTTATACAAAGTTACAACAGTATTTGCTACATCGAGGTCTTCATAACACCCTAAGTTAACACGCTCGCCTTTCTCATTCCTTGTGCAAACCCTGTATTTACCTCTGTCTTTTCTGTAGTGCACACCGCCATAACCTGACACATTATTCTTATGGATGCCTCTCCTGCGGTTATTCTCCGCATGTGTCACCAATTCAAGATTAGAATCTTCATTGTTTGATCTACACAAATCTATGTGGTTAACCTCCATACCATCTGGTATGTCTCCATGTCTCATTATCCAAATCACTCTGTGGGCGCACAGATGCACACCATCCACTGTTACTATCTGGTAGCCAGCCGTATCTGCGGATTTACATGATACATCTCCTGCTCTTGCCCCACCACCTCTGTTAACCCTCCACACCAAATTGTTGTTATCGTCTATAAAGAAAAGTTTATTAAAACCTTCTTGACCATACTTTAACTCTATCTCTCTACTTTTAGACATTATACTCCACCAAAAAAAAACAGAAAAGGGGGCCGAAGCCCCCTGTCTATTGTCAATTGTTAGCTTACTAAAGGACTATACTTACCTTCTTCTGCGTCCTCCATTGCAGCGAGAAGTGCCGCTTTAACAAGACCGCTACGAACAATGTCGTCAGGTTCAAGCATGGTCACAATCTCTGCAAATTCTTGCATAGCTTCGTGATTTTTAATGAAGTTGACTAACCAACCGAGGCCAGAGGTTTTCAGGTCGCGTTGGAAGAAGTCCCCGATCACTACCATTTTACTACCTTGCCCTAAACGGGTGATCATAGCGAACAGTTCAGCAGGGGTGGCGTTCTGTGCTTCATCCACAATTACCACAACAGGCTCTTTATTGCTACCTAAACTACGACCACGGAGAGACTCGAAAGGACAAATCTCAATACGCCCGTGAATACCGTCTGCTAGCAGAGTGCTGTAAGCTCCTTTGCCCAAGCGGCTCTCGATTACAGAGAGCATCGGTCTTACATACGGCTCAAGTTTTTCTTTAATGTTACCTGGCAAAAACCCTGCCGTGTTACCGAGGTGGACTAAAGGACGGCTCACAATGATTTTATCGATCTCATTCTCACGTAGCAGGTCCGCTGCGTATGCACTCGCCATGTAGGTTTTACCAGTACCTGCGAGGCCGTTTACAACGATCAGGGTTTTATTTTTTAAAGCGTGTAACAAAACTTTCTGTTTTTTATTCAGAGGTAGTAAAGGATCAACTTTTACAATCTCTTCGCGTTCTTCGGCAAATTTCTCAACTGCCTTTTTCATTCTTTTTTCTTTTTTAGCTTCACGCGCTTCTTGACGACGAAGTTTGGTTTCAAGGCTACGGCCCATGATGGACTCCTTAGTATCAGAATTGACGGGGTGTTATCTTTTGTTGAGCACATAGTACTAAAATTTAGTTATTGTGTCAACACATTTATTTTGATACTATCCAGAAATTATCCTTCTAACGCTTTCTGGAAGGCGCTGTCAAGTTGAGAGGCAATGTTTTGGATTTTTACAGTAGAACGCTCGTGGAAAATTGCATAACGAAGTTCTTCTTCTGTAAGATTTTCAGCAAGAAGCTCAACCATAGTGTTGTGGACTTTGGTTTGCACTTCTTCTGAACAGGCTTTTTCAAGCTTGGCAACAAGCTTCATGACTTCTTCGTCAATAGCTTTCCTGTTACTTGCGTTCAAGGTTGCTTTGCGAATAGTCTGGAGAGAGTCGATGTTTGTCTGGCAAGCAGAAGTATACTCGTTCATGAGCCGAGGCCAGATAAGACTGACAAATTCTTCTGCCAGATCTTTACAAGCGTTCTGTTTGACGGAGGCTTGCTCGATAATCTCAGAAAAACTCATAGTTCATCTTCCTCTTCTTTCTCTTTGCGTTTACGTTCTTCTGCTGCTTTTTTAAGACGTTTAATTTCTAACTTAAACTCTTTATCGTAAGCACGTTTTGCTTTGCGTGATTTTTTAGACATTGGTGTTAATCCTCTGTTCACTGTCCTTAGATCATACTTAAGATTGACTTCCGTGTCAACCATTTTCTTCGTCAGATAGCTCAACAGCACATTCTTTGAACAATACGACAGAGTAAACCACACCATCAAGGATGCAATCTGTGTATACGCACAATTTTTCACCGTCGATGATTTCACAACCTTCGGCTAAAAGCAATGTTGTTGGTGTTTTACCTGTGTAATCGTCCGTTGCTGTGAGATAGCTGCCTTCTTCGTCCTCAACGATAGCCCACGCACCAGTAAATACAAGGTACTTGGGTGTGTAATAGGTGAACCCTAAACAGCGTTCATCCATGTAGACGTTGTTAAGGATCATTTGATCAACGCCCATTTTAAATGACCCCTACCCTCTTCAGTTCAGATGCTAATGTCGTTTTATCGTTTGGTGATCTCTTCATGTACACCATGCTGAAGATGATACTCATCCATTGCCCAACTGTCAAGCAAATTTCGTTACCGTCGAAGTTTGTGAACTCAACCTTACCAGAAGGGAACCACAAACGGTATTGCTCAACAATACGCTCCCACATATCTTTTTCGTCTTTGCAGCCACCGATCAGTTCAAAAGCCGCTTTATCTCCGAATCTACAGCCGTCAAACCACTGGTATGGGCGAATGTTGTCGGTTGGGTCGCCGCACAGCATCTGATAACCAAAGAATAGTTTACCCCAGCCTTTTACTTCCCCTTTATTAAGCCAGATCTGGCCCATAGAGTCATCAATCAGCATAGGTGTTGGGTAAACCCAATCAGCTTTCCCACCTTTCCCTTCCGCACGCTGCGGGTTGAACAGAAGACAAGGCGCTTGGCGATTATCTTTATCAAAAGTGCAGATCATGTAGTTGAATTTACCTGTTGCTTGATAATTCAGCCAACCCTGCACACCAAGCATGGTTATGTAGTCGTCAGCTTCAATACCGTTGACAACTTTGGCGTGGTATTTGTACTCAACATAATTCCTGCATTCTTCCAACAGAAGTGGGCGGATCATGTCTTTCCTGTTTCCTTTATACACCTGTGGTGACGGCAGCAGCAGCCTGAAATTATCTTCACCGCCGAGAACACCCACACCTCTGGCATGATCCATCTCTAAGTGGTCGAAGATAGCGTCTATTTTCATTTTCAAGAGGTGCAAACAGTATTCGACAGGTTCTGCAACCTGTTTATCCCTGATCTCAAAATCGTCGCGCGTCCACGGGGTGAAAACTCGGCCCTCTGCTTCTGCCTGAACCTTACGATTCATGTTCTGATCAGCAAGCCAGCCTCCGATTGCTTTCTTACCGCGACCCCAAAATTCCGATACATTTTTGAACTCCATTTCACGTCCACTTTTCTTGTGGGTAGCGATGATGGTTCGTTTCTCTGATCCTGCTGCTGACACGTAGCAGATTTGATCTAAATCAAGTATTAAGGTGCAATCATCTGTGATCAGATCTTTCCAGTCCAAAACAACGGGAAATCCCGCCATGATAGTTTACCTCCTTTAGTCAATCATAACCCACTGACCATCTTTTTTCTCATAGTAATGTTGGTTATCACTTCCCCTGAACGGTTTCTTCGTAGGTAAATCTTTTTCGTATTTACCGTCTATAATCATGTCAACAAGATCAAGAACCCTCTGCGGGATTTGATCAAATGTGTAACCTGTGTACACCATAATGTTTTTGGTGTCACCGTATACTGCCCGAACACGAAGAATGACTTGTATCACTCCTTCAATGTTCTCCGGTGCTAATGGTTCACCTCCGAGAAGCGTGAGGCCAGTGATAAAAGACCTGCCTAGATCTTTTAATAGTGCTTGCATGTCATCTTCTGTGAACAGATTTCCACTATCAAAAGACCAAAATTTTCTGTTAAAGCATCCTTCACATCTGTGTGGACACCCAGACACCCAGAGGCATGTTCTTACACCTTTACCGTTAACAAAATTTTCGGATTCATATCCGCAGATATTCATAAGTACTCCGCGTCACATTCAGGGCAATGCCAAATAAAATCGTCCAATGCTTTACACCAGCGAAGGTTGCATTTGCATCCGCAGTCTTTGCAGACTTTAACTTTGAAGCCTTCTTCTTTTTCTTCTTGTTTTTCTTTTTTAGCTTTAGATTTAGATGCCATGATAAATCTCCTACGTCTATGAAATTTAATTATTTACCGTGGTTTTTGTGGAAACCGTACTCTTCGTTTTTGGACTTTCTGGCGCAAATTGCTTCAAACAAGGTATCAAACCTGCCTATGTATTTCCCACAGATAGTGACAAGCCATTTCTGCCTTGCGTTGTCAAAGCACACACCGGGGCAACCGCATTTATTGTCACCTCTTAAGGAGACATTTCTTGTGTTTCCTTTATCATCAACAAGTCTGAGATTGTTTATATCGTTGTTTTCTCTATCATGATCCACATGGTCCACCATCTTACCTTTCGGTATCGGACCATTATGCATTTCCCAAACTATTCGGTGAACATAATACTGTTTCCCACAAACATAGACAGCAAAGTAGCCATTTTTCTGTTTTGTACCTGCCTTCTCGCCAGCTTTAACCATCCTTCTGTCATATTTCCACACCAAACCTTTGTCTTTGACTATGAAAATTTCATTCCATAAGATTTCTCCGTTACTACCTTTGGGAACAGGTATAGAACATCTTCCATTCATAACTCCTCCCTACGAAGGTATAGAGCCACCCACCGGTGGTGGCTCTTACCTCTGTTAATAGATACTACAACAATCTCCGTTGTTAGTGTGTTTGACTCTTTGTATCACCTCTTGTTGTTTACCTGTATTGAAAGGTCGGCTGTTAGGACTGCTGAGGTAGCCGGAAACACGACGAATTACACTGATCGTACCTTCCTCGTGGTTTCCACAACAAGGGCATACAAAGCCTTTTGGCGTGGCAGAGAACTCGCCACAGAAGCCACATTTGAAGCATTGGTCAACAGGCATGTTGATGCCGAAATATGGCAAATGGGTGTACCCGTAATCAACAATTTTTTCCAAAGCATCGAGATTGTTACGCAAATTAGGTAGTTCAACGTAACCTATGAACCCTCCGCTTGAGATCGTTGCGAATCCGGTTTCATAGTCCCATTTATCAAAAGGACTGTTCTTGATCCATACAGGCTGGTGGAAACTGTTGGTCAGGTAGTCACGATCATGTTCCAACATACCAGGGTACATTTTGTCAAGGCATGTTGCAGCTTTGTAGCAAAGACTTTCACTAGGAGTCCCATAGAGGCTAAAACCTAATTTGCTACGTTCTTTGAACTCAGCACATTTGTCTTTCATGTGCTGGCAAATACCGAGAGCAAGGTTTTTATCACCAGATCTTCCTAGAATTTGGCATGTTTCATAAACACCAATATAGCCGATGCTTATCGAAGCATAGCCATCGTAGAACAGTTTGTCAATCTCTTCGTTTGGATCAAGTCGAGCAAGAACACCTTCACACCACATAATTGGGTTCTGCCCTGCTTTTGTACCTTTCAGGCGGTTAACGCGAACCATGTGGGCATCGTAGGCCAGTTCAAGATATTCATCAAGAACAGCGTAGAAGTCCACACCTTCTTTTTTAGCTTTCGCTGCGATCATCGGTAGGTTGAGGCTAACAACACCGAGGTTGAAACGCCCGAGGTATTTTTCTTCACCTGTTTGTGGGTCGTTGTATTTACTTAAAAAACTTCTACACATTGTGTTCAGAGTAGATCGCAACACTACTCCCGTTGGGTCCATCCACCGCATCCATGCTCGGCTGCATGTTCCCATGCAGATCAGACTATATCTTCACACTTAGTGTGTCTACCATTTCGGGTGTCATAGGCTTACACCCTACGCTGCTACATTCATCACAGCTAGTCGTTAGGCATTTACGGTTTACACCGATTTAGCACGGGATTGTCCGTTCTGGAGTTCCCCCGTTTAGGCAGATTTTACATGAGCAGTCATAGTTTACCCATGCTTGTGACATTACCTTCAGTTGCTCCTGTCACTTTGCGATTCAACGGGACAGAAACAAAGTCTGGATAAATTCGATCTGCTGAGCATTCCAGAGCCAGGCGTTTCAGATCGTAGTTCGGATCGCCAGGTTTCATGTTCACCCCTTCTTCAAGGAAGAACAATACTTTCGGGAATACAGGTGTGACATGATCTTTACCTAAACCAGCTTTGTGAACTTTGAGGTAGTTGCGGGTGATCATGCGACCAAATACTGAAGTGTCAAGACCTAGACTGATGGTAATAAATGGGCTTTGACCGTTGGTGCTCGACATGGTATTAACCTGATACAGCAAGGTTTGCATACTGTCGTAGACTTCTTTATCAGTCAAGGCCATAGCCTTATCTTTATCTTCGACTCCGGTCAACTCTTTAACCAGTTCGAGATTTTTCTTGAACGATGCTTCTACGTAAGGTTTCAATCCGGTATCAATATGAGAATGCGTTTGCCCACCATATTGAGCACCAGAAACCCCGAGAGCTATCTGGCTAAGGATTGTGCAAGCAACACCTATTGATTTTGGTGTTTCTATTTTAGCACCGCCGAGGTTAAAACCGTGTTCAAGCATATCAGGATAATTAACAAGGCAGCAGTTAGTAAGCGGGCTGACTATGTAATCCAGATCATGAACATGCATGAACCCATCGGTGTGCGCTTTCATGATTTTCTCCGGCAGTATCTGTGTGACAGCCATGTGTTTGCTCAGAATACCAGCCAGTAAGTCACGATGCGTGTGCACCAGTTTTGTTGGTTTGTTCGCGTTTTCCTTTGTAAACTCGTCACAAGTCTGATCAAGGAAACCTTGAACATCTTTGTACAGTTTACCTTGTGCTTCCCTGTTGTTATCACGGGTTTTACGGTACTCAATGTAAGCGCGTGCTGCGTCGTTCTGGCAGTGGTCCATGAGAGCATTTTCAACCAGGGTATGAATCTCTGCTACAGAGATCATTTCCTCACCGCTAGCCACGGCTTCTATTTCAACACCAATAGCAAAAGCCTCGTTAGAGGCATCTATTTCCGGGCTGCCGGATGCAATCATTGCTTTCATGACAGCCATTTCAATTTTCTTAACATCAAATTCTTGAACAGATCCGTCTCGTTTCAGAATAGCCACTTCGTTCACTCCTTATTCAAGCAAAAAAGACAAAATTTCATTACCACGTTCATCTGAACAACCAACATAACCGTCTCCCTGGTCATGTAAATACCAAACGTAACCGTCATTGGAGATAACAGTATTTGTATTAGAGATTTCATAGTCTTCTAACAGAGTGAATTTGCCACCAGTTCTCTCAACAACACAAATACCTATCATTGTATACCTCCTTAATCTGTGACTACACCACCTTGTAATTAAACATACCCCCGTGATTGTTTCCAATCTCCTAATGACATTTCCCCGTGTAGGCAGTGTGCCTCCCAAGACTTCCTGGCACAAACTGCTTCCCACCACGGGTTTGACCATTTTCTATCGTTGAAGCTCCTTAGTTGCTTACCGTCTGCGGATCTGGCTCTCCAACATGTATCTTTCTTCTGCCAATCCACCCCTGGAAGCATGTTATCCTTGTGAGGTTTTGGGACTATCTTCAAAGCCTCTTCTGGATTAGCTATTGCCCACTCTACTCTGGCCTTAGCTTCCTCAAGAGTATCAAAATACCCCAACCTAACATCTACCTTATTTATCCTTCTTTCTGCTCTCCACTTACCCTCTCGTTTCAACCATACCACCCCAGGTACTGTAGAAGTGTTGTTGCTCTGGATGTTTTCCCTAGCTCTTTTACAGTAGTTGTCCCAGGGTTTCAACATCTGTAGGTTTTCTATCCTATCTACAGGTATACCGTTTAAAGAGTTTTTCTTCGACAAGATATGATCAATGTGCCAGGTGTCTGTTACACAACCGTAGAACATGTCAAATATTTCTCTGTGCCTACCTCTTTTAGCACCTGCCCGTACATTATGTACTTGAAAGTATCCTGTCCCTTTGTTGTAGTGCCCGGCCCGATTGCTCTTCTTTCTATTGTGGTGGGGCTTCCAGAAGATTAGTTCTCCGTCTTTGTACCAGTAAGGATAGTCAGGATTAAAAAAGAAGCGTATCTCCATTTTTAAACGTCTCCTAACCGCACCGCGATCAAGCAGGATCAGTCGGTAACAATCCCGCCTAATTCCTTAAACTTGGCGATCAGTTTCTCCACAGTTTTTGGGCTTTGTCTGTAATTATTTGCAGGGAAAGAGGCCCAAATATTAGACACCTTGATTATAGCAGCATGGATACGACCATTGTCTATGTCATCGAGTGCCTTACGTTCTCTGATCAACTGGAGCGCCCACTTATCCTGACTTTCCGGTCCAAAATCGGGTAACTTGAGTTGTTTCTTATAATGTTCCCAATGTCTGACTAAGAATTGGTATCTTCCGCTGGCTGTTGAGCGTTGCCCTCTTGAATTGAATACCTTGCCTGGGCGACCATTTGCAAAAGGGTGTGTGGAAAAATCTGTGAATATCTCTGGAACCATATCCTGGCCATAAACGATAACATCGTAACCACCGCACCTGGTGAGAGGATGTGTTGAGGTTCCTTCGGCCCAAGATATCAGATCCAGAAAGGCTTTTCGTTGCACCTGCTTATCTATCATTCTTCACCCTCTTCTTTGATACCATCCATGATGTTGACCACTTTTCCTGTGAACGGATCTTGATACACATCGTCATAAAGACGTGTTTCATCTGCAAGACCATTGAAGTACAACCAGTTTATGTAGTGTTGGCGATTCATAAAACCGCGTTCTTTCCATTTAGTAGTCTTTGCAGCTACTTTTTCCTTAGTTTCCATCTTTTTCCTCATTATCATTGGAAGTGTTATTAAAAATGCTTTTCACGTAGTCTTGAAGAATAATCAACTTGTTCCTGTCATCAACACAAGCAAGATTATTCTTCGTCATAATCTCGCTGTTACCGAGTTTTGTATCACCTTTGACCAAAGGTATTGGATCGTGTGGTGGTTTCATAGCTCTGTCTGGTGGAGGTACTATAAGCGTTGTAACATCCGGCTTACCTGTTACTACAGTTGACGAGCAGCCGCTCAAAGAGGCACAGCAGAACATGAGAATCAGAGCCATACCGACGATCAAAGAAGATTCAGAAATTTTCATACAAGATCCTCCTCACCTGCTATGGTTTCTTCTTGATTATCATTGCAGCGAGTGTATTTGCGGGTGTTCACTTTTACTTTCTCCGGCATACAGCAAGGGAGAGAGTCGCATTTAATGAACTGGCGTTCTGCTGAAGGAGATAGATGCTGGACATCGAGAATGTTGCAGCCGAGGTAGATATCTTTGAAGACGAAATCTTTCCGCATCGTACCTGTGATGACGGTAGTTTTTCTGTAGCAGGTATGATCTTGTGGGACACGGACGTTCTTGTCGTGCATTAGAGTAATGGATTTATCTGTGTCAAACCCCACAGCGTACAAAGCTGCTTTCAGTTTTTCATTATTTTCCATAATTTGACGACCGCCAACTTCAGGCAGTTCATACAGAAAATCGATAGTAACAGAAATCAGTTGTGCACGATCTAACATAGACATTTTGTGATCCTCATTTTAACTTTTAGGTCTGGAATAGTACCAATTTAATTAGTGTTTGTCAACAAGCAAAAAACTGTCTGGTTGGCAACTGGACAGCTTTATTATCCTCAGGATACCATTTGCAACAGGTTTGGCTCCAGTTTCTCAGCACGCCACGATCCTCTACCGTGTTCTGTGTGGAGAAGAAAACACTTGGGTAATCTATCATGGGGACAGAAGCATTGAGGCTCTTATCCAACACTTTGCTTTTGTCATGCATAACAGCCAAATGCCAGAAGCGACTCAGGCTGTAATTCTCCACCCCTTCTTCTGTTAATGCAAAACAGAAAGGTCCGCTCATGATACCTTCGTCTGCTAAAGCCCTCATACGACGGAATACTTCACCAGAATCCATGTCTACAACCTGGGACAGCAAATCAATAGTGATCCCCTCGTCCTCTATCCTGTCACCTACATACACTGAACCGCCGTCAGATGTTGGGTAGCAGAAGGATGTGCGGAGGTTATCCACAAGATCATAAATAATCGAGTAGATCACTTTATCTTCTTCTGTCAAATCAATTAGACAGACAGGGTTGAACGGACCTGAGAAGCCAACTCTTTCATAAAGACAAATGTGGTCTGCTCTTTGCAAGTGCTCAGGTATTGGCGGCGCACTGTGCATGTATCTGAGAAGGAAATCTACTGGTGTCATTTCTTGCCCTCGCAAAAATAGGCTATTGTATAACGATCCAGTGCACTACTGTAGTAGTGGTTCCACTTAGTTTCCCACACAACACGTTTGTTTACCTGCATAATATCTTTGTTGACGTATTCTATAGCTTCTTCTTCGAAGAAATAGTCCAGAGATCCTTTATCTGCGTAGTAAGGGCATGAATCGAACGGTTTTAATATCGTTCTTACACAATCCTCCCACTTATTACGACCGACCTCTGCTTCGTCATAGAAGATAATGCCAGTATGCTCAAGAAACTCTATCGCTGTAACAACTTCCATATTGCTCATGTCAAGCAGATCTGCGATCAATTCCATCGGAAAATCATTGGTCAGCATCGGACGGTCTTCACAGAAGTTACTGGCGTACTCTGTCAAAATCCACCACACAGTTTTTACATTTCGAAATGTTATGTAGTCAGCATGTTCTACGGCGGCATCTTGTGTCTTGCTGTCCCTTAAAACCCTTGACCTGATTAGTCTTATGTCGTTGTTAAGCCACAGGCCAGGCAACTCAAGCTGACCTTTTGCTTTTCTGAGCATAAAATCCATAACAATACCTGTGCTCATAGCTTCTCCTGGTGTAATTAGGTTAATTTAGAGGAAACTTAAAATTTTTCTAGAGATTTTAACCATAAGCGGCCTGGTATATACTCCCCGGCAAACATAAAATTGTCATCAGGATAGGAACGTAACATATTCAAAATAATCTTCCGGCATTCTTCATAATCTTTACGTTTAAGATAAATCACATTCTCGCCAGTACCGATCACACCTTTGCTGTATCCATACTCTTTACGCACAGACCATTGTACAGTATCCTTTTTAACACGAATCACAACAGGTTCCCAATACCCGGCGCATCCTGCTACACCACACGAGCAGGTGAGGAAGTATTGGCCTTTTGCTTTGTTTTCATCCCACCCGATATTAACCGGATACCATTCATGAAACAAGGCTAGAGCATCGTGTGTACCTTCGATCTGTTTATTGTCAATCCGTACCGTAACAACCCGCACAGGGATCTTTTTCGCTGGTTCGTCATCGTAATAATCATTATCGTCAATGTATCCCAATGTCACATCAACACTGATTGATTTTGCTTGTTCTACGTGGCGTTGTGCTTTTTGTTTACGATTCAATGATTTAGACATAACAGGCTCCATTATCTCAATCTATTCCGAGGGAGTTATTATAGATATCAACAAAATCGTCGTCAAGGCATTTTTCTTTTGCCTGTTCAGTTTGGGCATACTCAACAACTTTATTGTTAACTTTATCTTTAGTTGCATCGAGGTCTTTTTGCATTGTGGTTAGTTTTTCTTCAAGACTTTTCACGTATGCATCATGAGACGCTTTCATAGCCGCAGACATGTCATTGTAGCTATCCATAACATTTTCCCACTTCTGATCTGTTTCGAGCACACCGCGATTATACTCGGCTTCAAGAGCAGAATTATATTTATAGGCTGCAAACATCCACACAAGAATGATAGCAACCACAGCTACAACATGTTTCCAGTACTTACAGGCAAGAGTTTTCAGCATAAGACACCTCTCAAAATTTCTTAATAACAAGTGTTACCACTACCAACAGGCAAGCACAAAACATAACGATGCAGAACAAGTCGATCAACTCTTTAAGCATTTCACACCTCCACCAGAGCCATTTCGAAGTGGCGTTCATGAAGATTATTGACATGGACAATTTCAACAGAGCCACGATTGATCAGTAGATTCATCAGTCCAGAGAAGTTTTTGAAGCGATCTTCCACGCTCAGGTCATCATCAACAACCACACAAACTTTCTCACCCAGGTTTGTAGCACGCCAAATGTCACGGCATTTATTACGTAACTCGAAGTCATCATCCACAATAATCTTTTTCATCTCGCTCACTCCTGTTCTGCACACATAACCCGGCGACAAGCACCGGATGCTTAGTTTTATTTTTTATGTTTACCAAAGGTAAGCAGGAAAGCTAGCGCTGCCGGAATCAGGACAAAGTAAAAGACGATTTCAAGAAAAAGTTGCATTTCGTTCATGGTATGTCTCCTCTGTTTTGTGGTTGAATCATAGCACAGTAGAACTACCGGATCAACAGATTTTAAACAAAAAAACCTCCAACATTTCTGCCGGAGGTGTTAACATTGACAAATTTTAGACAATAGGGGGTCTATGATACCCGATGTGGTATCCTAAGAAAACCATTCAGTGTAGAGACAACCGTTTCTGTGTTAAACAGAAACAATCTGTCTTTTCTTCTGTTGGTTGACCGATTATCGAATGTATGGGAAGAATGATTGACCAATCAATTCTTTCAATACATCCCAATCAGCCTGTCCCCCGAGAGAATCATTTATCAGGTGTCTGTTTCTCCTGTATCAGCTTAGTGACCCTTACCGACTTGTCTCATTTGTATCAATAGACGGTGTTTTCAAAATCAATCTAAGTTTCGCGGAAAGTACGACGAGACTTTGGCAGAGCTTCCCATTTGTCTCAGATTGCGGGGATTTTTGTCCGTCAATCTGAACTAAGAAGGGAAGAGATCTTATAGCACCACATGTAGCCTGTTTATGCTTTTACGCAGTCCGGTATCAAAGACCATGTTCTCAAGGATGGTGATTCAGTCTTTTATACTCCGTTGTTGGTTTATTACAGTGGGTGGAGAGTTAGCCAGCCCACTAATCCCTAATCACAAATACGTTTTACACTGTTTTATACCGATTGTCAAGCACTAATTTTATGTTCTAAGTTGTTGTTTTACTTGTGAAAATAACGGTATACCAGATTGATTTATTGCGAATAATAGCACAAGAAAAATCGCCTTGCAAGTATTTTTTGCATGTGGTATTTTATGTGCAGATAAAGGAGGGTAGGTATGTTCAATGACCCATTAAATTACATAACCAACATAGAGGCTGTACGCGATAAGTACGTTAAACACTTCGGCGATAAAATGTACTTCCTGGAGTGTGTTTTCTGGGGCAACATCGGTCCAGATGGAGATGATGTTGTGTGCAAAGATAACGCCCATGCAATACCTCTTTCACCAAACATGCTTCTGGTTTACTGCACTATGCTTGCTTCGTGGCACTTGTGCAAAAAATATCTCGGTGGAGAGTGGTTACTCGACGTTGATCTACACCTTATGTCAGAGTTTTCCGGTGTTGATAATGAACTATTCCACGATACAGTCCGACTGTTTTCTGAAGAAGGTTTTTACCACAGATCCTGGAGAATAGCTGATGATGTTGAATGTGGCAGCAGGATCAGATGGTACAATTTCAAGGAACCTGCTCTTGCAATAGAGGATTTGAATTGGTGTGTTAGCAACCTGGTTGACGTCCCGCCTTGCTGGGAGTACAGCCACTACACTAAAAAAGTTCGTGGATGGGTTGCAATCACACAAAAACAGTATTATGATCTGCTCGAAGGTGGAACATTGTATGAAGAAGGGGTTTGGCTATGAGATTTCAGCTTGACGTGCACGACCTGGTTAACCGTGGGTTGGTCACAAGAAAATATGATGAAGCAACAGGGTTGTATGTGTTGAAATACAAAAACTCTGTGTTTTTCAACAACCTGTGGTGTGTTGATGACCGACTTCTTGAGTGTCGTGGCACTGTCGTAGATGAAGACTACAACGTCATCTCCCGTCCATTCACCAAAGTTTTCAATTACAAAGAGAACGGAACAAATCTTGATGCTTACACTCACGTCATGGCAACAAGGAAAGTTAATGGCTTTCTCGGTGTGCTGACCGCTTATAAAGGGGAGCCGTTGTTCTCCACCACTGGCAGTCTTTCTGGCAAATACGTTGATCTGGCTCGTGATGTTATTACAAAGCAGCTTGGTGGCGAGCAGAGGGTAAGGGATTTCCTTCTTCACGAGAGAACGAGATCTGTCATGTCAGCAAAAAACTCTACACCAGAAGATATGATGGGGGAGTTCACCTACATGTTTGAGATTTGCTCTCCTGACGATCCGCACATTGTTTACGAACACCCTGGTGCTTATCTTATTGGAGCAAGAAGGAATTACATCACCAAATTGTCAGAAAACTTGCTGTCTGAGTATGCTTTAGACATTCTCGCTGAGCGGTGGGGTTTCTTACGCCCTGTAACTTACAAAATGATGTTTATTGATGTTCTTGACATGATAAAAACTCATACAAGAGACAGAGCAGAGATAGAAGGATACATGATCCGTATGGATAAAATGCATCCGACTAACTACCATGTTATGAAAATCAAAACCCCTTTGTATCTGGCCAAAAAATTCGTGATGCGTGGTGGGAACAAAAAATGGGATTTGTTGTGGGCACATCCAGAAGTTGCACGACAACATGTTGACGAGGAGTTCTATTCTTTGATAGACTACCTGCATGATGAATGGAAAAAAGAGGATTGGATTGCTCTTGGAGAGCAAGAGCGTCGATCTGTGGTAGAAGACTTCTTCATGAACGATTAAAATCGAAAATAACGCACCTGGATAAGCCTGTGTCGATGTTAACAGCATAGACACTCACACTTGCCTATCTAGATAGAATTGTTCGTTAAAACGCTTTCTGTTGCTTTTAAATGAGGTACACAAAATGGCTAACATCGTAGTACGCAACCCACGTCTCAACAAGAAACTTGTTTTCACTGTTTATAAAGAGGACGAAAAATATTACTGGTGCGAACGCGAACTGTTCCATCCGGTTACTGGCAAGCGCTACGGCTTCTCCCGTATGGCTGTGAGCAAGATCACTCGTTATGTCATCGGCTATCAGCTTGATGCTGGTGATATCCTTGAGTTTGTTGATGGTGACTATGTTGATACATTGCACATCAAAGCAGACCCCAAGCCTGTTAAAACTTATCGTTGATTGGTGAAAGTAAATGACAAAAGAATTTGAACCTCTCTACGTGGAGGTTCTTGATAACAGAAAATTCGTTGTTCTGAAAGACTTCTCTGTCGTTACAAAAAATGGGGAAGTCATCACTGTACCTGAAGGTTTTACCACAGATGCTGCCAGCGTTCCTCGCCTGTTCTGGAGTTTCCTCCCTCCGCTGGGCCGTTACACAAAAGCAGCCGTTGTGCATGACTATCTGTACAGAACCCATCTGAAAACGAAAGAAGATGCCGATAAAATCTTTCTGTGGCTTATGGAAGATCTCGGTGTTGAAAAGGTGCGTAGAATAGCTATGTACTACGCTGTTAAACTGTTTGGTAAAAAGGCTTACGAAAAATGATGGATACCCAAAAATGCATAGTGCTCTCACATCTCGAACAAGTTGCTGCAACGTTTGAACTTGTTGGTGGTGTTGATCCTGACAGAGCAGATGAAATTGCTGTCGCATTCTGCCTCGAAGCTATTGAGAAGGCACTCGAAAAAGGCAAACGGATTTTCACTGATGAAGAGTTCGAACAACTCGGCAACATACTGACAAAAGCAAAAGCACTTGACATGATGATCGAGAGCGATGTAGCTGATCATTTGGAAGCCAACAGAGCAGCGATCAGGGAAGCGCTCGGTTTGCCGTCGGAAGAAGAAAAATAAGACTGACAGGCTGTTGCTGGGTGGGCTATCCACCCAGCCTATGTTGAGATTCTCTTGTTTGTATGGTATTATGGCTGTATAACCAATAGATGGTTTTATTTTGAAAGAAGGTGAAATTTATGTACTCGGTAAAATTATTGTTCCGAGCAGGAGAAGGAGAATCCTATCTGGAGCAAGAAAAAGTTCAGAAAAACCTTGACGCAGCAATGGTATCTGCCGATGAAATGGCATACTACAGTGTTGGTTACGGTCTTGAAGATTGGGATAAAATCGCAGATTTCGGTATCATGGGAAAACTTTATTACTTCTATCCGAACAAGGATGATGACGAAGGTGATCCCAATGTTAAGTATGTTATCCGCGTTGTTCGCACCAACTAACAGGAGGTAAATTGGCTAGTATTAAGAAAAGTAAAAAACTGAAAAGATCTCGTGGTCGCCCTGTTAAGGAAGAATCTATTGCTCTGAATCTGGAAAAAGAGATTCTCGACTACAAAGAAGCTATCGTAAAAATGGTTCCGCAAGCACATAAAGTGCTTCTTGAACTGATGACAAACAAACAAACGAAAGATAACATTCGTCAAGGTATTGCACAGTTTGTTATCGAAGAAGGGAAACAGTTCCTCTCTGACTTCTTTGATGAAGAAGAAGAGCATGAAGAGGATAAACCTCAAGAAGTAGAAGAGGATGACGAAGAAGATGATGAATTTGCAAGTCCCCTGTCTACAGAAATCAAAAAATAATGTAAAAACCTCTTGAAAGGCTGGCATACTTGTGGTATGCTGGCCTTAAATGTTATAGAGGGTTTTTCTCATGATATCAAACGCAGATTTGCTATTGCACGTTGCTTCCGGCAAAGTAGTTCGTCCAGCGTATCTTGATAGTGCTGAGTACATCTTTAAGATTGGCCTTGAGATGTTTGAGCACATCAGGGCGCGCCCAGCTAACCGTTATTATGACGACATAATGATTGGCGATAATTTTGTAACCTGCCAAGATGATTTTACGATTGGGTCTATCAAAAAGTGTTATCTTGCTGATGCATGGCGTATAGACCGATACATACGTGACGCAATTTTTGCTTTGCAAACAATATCTTTCAACTCAAAAAGAGATCCAGAGCACCCCGAAGTAGCAAACATGAGTTGCTTCGAACTGCTCAACGGGCAAGGGATCAACGATAACTCCACGTACAACACTTTCTTCACAGAGTTTTTGGGTGGAGAGGAGCATACCGTCTTTTGTAAAAGTCTGCAAGATAATTTCCATGAGAACTTTATCGCATCCAGTTACTACAACTTCACTGACAACACTTTTGCTCCTATAGCCGAAGACCCCTCATCTTTTGATCTTTGCATAGGTGAAGCACCGATCTTTTTCAGACCTCAAGATATCTACAAAGCAGTAGCTGGTAGCAGATGCACTATCGAACTGGAGAGAGAAATAGGCCGCAGTTGTGGTGTTTTCTACACATCATACCACAACGGTTTCGCCTACATGCTTGGCACTTTTGAAGACGTGCGTAAAATCGTTTTCAGGAAATGGGAAGATTACTCCGCTGTACATCTGCGTTTTGATGTTGAAAGTGATAATGACTGTATAGAGAATGACTATCCATCTTTCACGTAATAGTGAAGTGAGGAAGGTATGGGCAATGGTGAGATTATTTCCGCTTTTTGTGCTGGGCAACTCCGTGTTGACAAGGAACTTGCTCAGTGTCGTAGGATAATCCATTGCACAAGAGATTTTTCTGTTGGTGTTAAGACATGGGCAGAACCGCCAACGCACCTGTACAAAGTCTCCTTGTGTGATGACATGAGGAAGGTTATCTCCTTCATAAAATACATCAGGTCCACACACGGCACTTGCTATAAGGACATGCTTTTTGAATCTCTGTTTGTTTCTGAACTGCTCGGTATGGGCAGGAACAATTTTGAGGGAACACTTGAAGTGCTTATGGATGTTGGTGTGCTTGGATTTGACAAGCAAGGTTGCAAAATACTGGTGTTCCGTTACATGGACCCATTCTTCGGAGAACCTTCTCCTGCTGATATTTCTTATTCGCTTAAGCAGCAGCTTTACAGCGATAAGCTGTTCGAGAGGGTTCGTCTGCAAAACAACAAACTTATCTACAATTTCTACACCAGTGATTGCTAAACCTTCTTTTGTTTGGTAGAATACGAGAAAAACATAACGGAGGTAAATTAAATTGGCTAAAAAGAGAAAGGACAAAAAAGAAGAGGAGTTCAAAGGAAAAATCTACGGCCCAGCCTCTGAAAAGCAAAAGATGATACTCGAATCTGACGCTGCAATAACCGTAATTGGTGGTGCAGCAGGTTCCGGGAAGAGTTTTCTTCTACAGCTAATGGCTCTACGCTACGTTGATGACCCTAACACACGTTGCATTATGTTCCGTAGGACTACTCCTCAATTAACTGGTCAAGGCGGTCTGTACGAGACAGCAAAAGGCATCTATTTAGACCTTCCTAAAAAGTTCAGACCTGTTTTTAAAGAAAAAGATTTGAAAGCAGTATTCCCTTCTGGCGCGTCAATCAAGTACAGCCACATGGAATACGAGCAGGATAAATACAATCACCAGGGTGAATAGCTTGCCCTTCGTGCCTAATTCGGTGGACACCCTACCAGTAGGGCAATACCGAGCTACGGTTAAAGGATTAAGTAAAACCGAGTGTAACGACTATCCGTGAAGAGAGTAGCGGAGTAGAGCCGTAAGTGTTTGACGGCCCCAAACGGCACGCCAGGGATGGAAGATATAGTCTCTGTTCCTTGCAGTAATGTAAGGCAGGTGTCTTAGCACACCGCGTGTGGTGTAGCGACCACACGGGACAATAAGTTGCAGTACACCTTCATAGGCTTCGACGAGGGTTAACTTATAGCTCTCTTAAAACCTCCCTAATTGCGGGGAAGTCTTTATTATTGACACCACCAATCTGTCATGGTAACATGGCGGTGGCTTCGAAGAGAGATCGAAGGTAAGGTAACAGCGTGTTAATTTAGATAATCCGCAGCGAAGCATCCCACAAAGGGATGTGTGTTCAACGACTATCGCTTACGGGCGTTAGGGCCAAGCGGCTGGGGAAACCCACAGTCTTTTCAGACTGCCGAAACGGGAGGATGAATGTGTAAGACTAAAAAATGTATAGATTGCCAAAGAGTTCTGCCTCTTGAGGATTTCTTTTTATCATCCAAGAGTGAGGACGGGTACTCAGGTACATGCAAGGAATGTTACATGTACTACAGGCAGAATGGATCTCGTAGAAACAAAAATATGGTTAAGAAAGACGACGCGGCAGCATTTATTCAAGATTTACTGGAGAAAGGCGAGCTTTTCGAATGTAGAACTTGTCATAAAAAGATGTTAGCTGATAATTTCTACACAAAGCGCGACTACGGCAAGGTGTATCTTGTTACAACTAGGTGCAAGATGTGTGAAAAATTTTATCAGATTGAGAAGAAATTTCACATAACAAAAGATGAATACTATCGTCTACTTGCAGATCAAGATTATAAGTGTGCCATTTGTGGCATAACCCTTGACGAGTATAAAACACTAGGGTACAGAGATTTCTTCAGCGTTGATCATGACCATAATACTGGTGCTGTAAGAGGGTTGCTTTGTGACAAGTGTAACAGAGCATTAGGTTTCTTCTGGGATGATGAAGAAATTCTTCTTAGAGCAATAGAGTATCTGCACATTCATAAGAGATAGTCTGGTCTGCATGGAGACATGCAGCAGCCTGAAAATGGCGGGGCAAGACTAGCGACCTTGCCCGAACATAAACGTGCCAATTCTTATGGTCGCAAATCGAGTACCTTATGTCTCGTATGCGTTCCAAATCAAAATACAGCAGCCGAATGGTGATTAGTTGTAACCCAGATGCAGATCACGAATTAGCCAGGTTCATAGATTGGTGGCTAGACGAAGATGGCTACCCAGACCCAGATAAATGCGGTGTTGTCAGGTATTTCATCCGTCTTGATGGTGATTTTATTTGGGCTGATGATCCGCAGGAGTTAATAGATAAGTATTGGGTTGGGCCTGAACAAGACCCTAAAAGGGAGAGAGTGCCAAAACCTGTCTCCACAACCTTCATCGGTAGTACAATCTTCGATAACCCTGTTGTATTAAAAGATAACCCAGAGTATTTATCGTTCCTTGAAGGCTTACCAGAACTTGAGAAAGCACAGTTACTTTATGGCAACTGGAAAGCAAAACCAGAAGGTAGCAAATCTTTCACAAGATCCATGATCAAGTATGTCGATGCCCTTCCTCCAGACGTTGTTTCTGTTCGTGCATGGGATAAGGCCATGACAGAAAGAACATCCGGTAACAGGTTCCCTGACTTTACAGCTTGCATCAAGGTTAGCCGTGACAGTGATGGCAGGTATTACCTTAGTGGTGATTATCACCCAGAAGTATTTGATGGTGGTGATTATTCAACCCAGACAGCGGGGAGGTTCTGCAAACGATCAGGTGAGCGTGACATTCTTATCAAAAAACAAGCTGAGTACGATGGGCAGGATGTGACAATTGTCTTCCCTGTTGACCCAGGCCAAGCAGGTGGCAGTGAATTTTTAACATCTACACGCAATCTCGTAAACGAAGGTTTCCGCGTAGAGAAAGATCCTATGCCTTCTACAAGAAGTAAGTTGACAAGGTTCCAACCTTTCTGTACACTAGCTTATCAAGGACTGGTCTTCATTGTAAGAAGCAGTTTTGATCCTAAAACTCTGGAAGCGATCCTGAAGGAGATGGAAAATTTCACAGGTGAAAGGTCAACAAGGACACGCAAAGATGATTTTGTGGACGCTATTTCCTCTGGTGTTAACTACCTGGAGAAAGAAGACATTGTTCAGCCTTGTGTTATCCCCAGACTGACCGCCCCCACACTATTCTCTAAACAAAGATTGATCTAATAGGAAAACTAAGGTGTCAAAGAAAAATAAACGCAAAAATAAAAACAGCAACATGCAACCTGTTGTAAAATCAGGGAATGAGAATGTCGCTGTTAATAAACTGCGTTTAAGTGAGATTGGCTCCAGCGCTCTGTCATACATTATGGCAGAGTCTGCTTGCATGATGGTTGAGGAACTTCGGTGGCCTCAACTTATCATGACAGTTGAAACCATGAAACTTGACGCTACCGTAAGCACAGCGCTTGATACGAAGTATGTTTTCGTAACACGCGCGTTTAATGATTTCAAAGTGACCTTCAACAAAGAGAGTAAAGAGTCAGAAGCAGCAGCACAGCTTATCGAGTACAATCTCCGTAACCTGGCTAATGGTCAGTCTTTGCGCGACATTGCTCAATCTGCTGCAACCTTCAACGAATACGGCTTCTCTGTGTTTGAAAAGGTTTATCGCAAACAGCCTGAAGGTATGGATTATTCCGGTAAAATCTTACTGGATAAACTTGCTTTCAGACCGCAATCAACTCTTTCTCGTGAAACACCCTTCATGTATGACGAAAAATCTCGCCAACTGACAGGTATCAGACAGAGGAGTTGTGCTCTTGTCAATTACAAGCAGAACATTACTGGTCTGGGTTTAACATTCAGCGGTGCTCTACCCAACACATCCGGTAACGATGTTGTTATTCCGGCTAACAAGGTCGTAGTTATGACCATGAGCGGAACAGAAGCGAACCCTGCTGGTGTTTCTCCTCTGATCGGCTGCTACAGGGCTTTTCGTGAAAAAATTCTGATCGAGAATTTAGAGGTTGTTGGTTGTTCAAAAGACCTCGGTGGTATCATTGAGTTAAAAATTCCTAGCAGCGTTCTTAACAACGCTAACAGAGATCCTAATTCTCTTGATGCCCAAATGGTCAATAATTTGATGATGGATGCTGCCAATGCTCACTCAGGTGAACAATCGTTCTTCATCCTACCATCAGATTATAGCAACAAAGGCAACCCACAATACTCTATGACCCTCAAAGGTATTGACGGTGGTGGTAAGCAGTATAAGACCAGTGATCTTATTGTAGCTCGCAAAAAAGCTATTCTGGACAGGTTTGGTGCTGGATTTATCAACGTTGGTAACGATGGTGAAGGTGCAAACAACTTGTCTGAAAGTAAGCAAACCACACATGGGTATTTTGTTGAGCGTGACATTCAGATCATCACAGAAGCCTTCAATAAAAACATAATTCCACAAATTCTTGCTCTTAATGGCATCAGGTTGTCCGATAAAGACATGCCTAAACTGAAAACTGGTGCAACGAAAGAGATCGACATGGAAACGTTCTCTAAATTCGTTCACCGCATCGGTACTGTTGGCTACCTGCCTAAGACTCCTGCTGTTATTAACAAGATTCTTGAAGTCGGCGGCTTTAATGAAGTCATTGCCGACGACATGGATCTTGAAGAATTGTGGCAACTTTGCATGGGTACTCCTGCTGAAGACACAGACTCTGACACAGGCGCTGGTGGTGACTACGACGGTACTAAACCGGGCGCTAAAGCAGATGCTTCTCACGTCGGGGCTAGTGCTGTTCGTGATAACACAGTGACGAATCCTGAAAATTAATCTGTGCAGGGTTGACATTCTCAACCCTGTATCTTAAAATCTCAAAACTATTTTAGTTCATTGAATCAATATCTGGAGATTTAAATGCCAGCCATTGACAATAAAAAGGATTTATGTAAGAATGGTGAGCAGATGGTATCCTACGAAATCATCTACGAACCAAACACTGTAGACGCACACGGTGAGTGGTGCTCAGCAGAAACTCTTATCAAAGCTCAAGCAAATTACGAAGCTGCTTACAAAGCCGGATTAGCCGTCGAGAATTTATTCCATCTCGGTGAAACAGATTCTTTCACAATAGTCAAAACATGGATTCAACCAGAGTTCGACGTCATCGTGAAAGAAACAGGTGAGCTAATCAAGGCTGGTTCGTGGGTGGCTAAAGTTCAATACAACGATCCAGACCTTTGGGAACTCAAAAAAGCTGGTGTTGTTGGTGGTTTATCTGTCCAATGTAGCGCTCTGATAGATCATGAGACGAACGAAATTCTAGAGTTCTTCTTTGATCTTGAAGAAGCTCCAGAGGAAGATGAAGGAGAGGAATAAAAGTGAGTACAAACATTGATAAAGCCTGTGGCAAACGTACCAAAAAGATTAAATCTAAAGGTATTGCCCTGTGCCATAAACTTCAAGGTTATGGTGCTAATAACCGTCCTATTTCGCTTCTTATGAAGTCAGAATTATCACCGGATCAGCTTACTGAAGACGTTATCAAAGCTCTGCGTCAGGTTACTCTCGAAATCAGTTTTGAAGAATACCTTCGTAGATTCTTTGACATGTGGTCATGCGATGCTGAAAACCTTGCCTTTATTCTCGGTTTCAAAACTGAATGGGAAGAATACCTGGAACAATGTGAGCCAGAACAAGTGGATAATTATCGTGAGTTCATGGAAGAAAGATTATCCTACATTACTCTGCTCAAAGCTGCCAATGAAGGTAAAACAGATTTCACTCTTGAAGAAGAGTATGAATTAATCAAAGCGCAACAACAATTTGAGAAGGCACTTAAAATGCAACCTGAAGAAAAAGACCTTGATAAAGCTGGGAACCAACCAGCAGCAGAACCAGCAGCAGAACCGGAAAAAGTTCCTGCTGAACCTGCACAGCAAGATCCTGTTGATCCTGAAACAGAACCTGCTACTGAACCAGAACAGAAACCTGATCCGGTTGTAGAAGAACCTAAGGATGTAGACGTAACCAAATCACAAGAATATATTGATTTGTTAAAACGCTACGAAGAAATGGAAGCTCGTGTTGCTAAAGCAGACGAAATCATCAAAGCTGCCGTAGAAGTTCGCCGTAAAGAAGCAGAAGACCTCTTAAAATCTTTTGCATTCATCAACGATGAACAAGTAGCTTCCCTTGTTGATTTTGTTATGGATGAAAGCAATTCTGCTATCGTAGAAGTTATGAAAGCTGCAAACCAGATGATTGAAGAAGCTAAAGCTGAAACAGTGAAAGCTCGCGAAGAATTTGGTCTGCAAAAAGAAGTTGGTACTGATGCTGCACCAGAAGTTAACGATCTGGTTAAATCAGCAGAAGATATCATCAAAGAAAATGTTTCTGCCGCAATTGCTGCACGAAAAAATGTAGAAGAATAATGGAGTTCAAATGGATATTACAGTATACTTGAGTGACATTCTTCTTGCTACTGCAAAAGATGATGTAGTCTTTGAAGAAGCAAATATTCAATACGTTGAAGCACTTCGTGCAGGTACTTTGCTGAAAGCAGGAGCACAAGACGGTGAATTAGCTCCGGCAGCAAAAGGTGATACCGTTGTTGCTGTTCTTATTGACCGCCGCTTAGTTCTTGACGAAGCTGGTCGTGTAATGCGTGCACGAGATTTCACTGTCGGTACTAAATACCCTATGGTTATCGTTAAAACTGGTGTGACCTTGAACAAGGCTAAACTGGTTTACCTCGATAAATCTACTATTGAAGATGGCGATGTTGAAGTCCTGAAAGGCTTAGGCATCGTAGCGATCTGATAGCATACCACAAGTAAATTCTGGTGTAAAGTGTAGGGTATTGACAATTTAAAATTTTAGGTGTATTGTCTACTCTATACTTTGCACAACAAACAAAATTATCAATTTTCATCTATCTACTAGGAGATAAAGATGCCTCAAGTACGTAATGGCGATTTTCAGATTGTTGACCTGTCTGGTACTCTGGAACTCGTTCCTCGTGTTGATAGCTTAGTTACCAACATGAACCTTTTCAACACCCACATGGGTGTAACCACTGTAGCACAAGTAGAACGCGTAAAAGAAGTTGCTTTTGAAATTCAGGCTAAACAACGTGGTGGTGATCGCCAGTTTGTTAACGCTGAAACTGCTGATCTGAAAAACTTCAATATCCCGTTCTTCCCGTTAGACCGTACTATCACTCCGGCAGACGTTCAGAACTTCCGCAAATACTTCACTGCTGAAGCTCCTCGCACTGTTCAGGATGTAGTAACTCGTGCAGTTGCCCGTATTCGTCGTGACCATGCTCAACTGCTTGAAGTTGCACAGATCAACGCAATCATGGGTAAATCCTATGCACCTGGCGATTCTAACTGCCAGTACAGCTACTTCACTGAATTTGGTGTTTCTCAGGTAACTTCTAACATCGATTTTACCGATGCTGCTGTTGACCCGATGGCTGTTCTTGAAGCAGAAGGCCGCGCTTCCATCATCGACAACGCTGGTGATAATGCTGGTAGCTATGAACTGGTTGTTCTTGCTTCTCGCAAATGGTTCAGTGCTTTAATCGCTCACCCGATGATTCGCACTGCTTACACCTATTATGCAAGCAATCAAGAACCTCTGCGTCGCCGTCTGGGTGGTAACAACATCAACCGTGTATTCGAACATGGCGGTGTAACCTTTATCGAAGATATCTCTGGTATCATCCCGGCTGGTGAAGCTTACATGATGCCTCGCGGTATTAACGAAATGTTCCAACTGCACTATGCTCCGGCTGACACTGTTGTTGATGCTAACACTCCGGCTCAGGAACTGTACATTTGGTACAAATACTCCAGCTTCTTCCGTACCGAAAAAATCGAAACTGAAACCAGCTTCCTGTGCGTTAACACTCGCCCTGAACTGGTTATCAAACTGACTGGTAAATTCGAATAATGACCTTTCTGGAGGGGAAAGTAAAAACCCTCCCTTTAAGGTGTGATCCTCATTATTATTTGTCTAGCCTCAAGACTGCTTTTGGTCTTGAGGTTTTTTTTTTGTTTACAACATAGCAAATTTTTGCTATAATCCTTCCAGCAGAATAGAATACTTGTGTTGACAAACGGAGCGCTGTTGTCTAAAATCACAGATCTTAATAAGTACTCTTCACAAGAGGATTAGAAAGAAATGGCCTTGAATTTACATTCTGATATCACCTTCAAAGAAAGCGATAAACCACAAGAAGATGGTGATACCGCTTACAACGATAAAGTTGTGCACGCTGAGGTGACTTTTAACGAGTACACTAAACCCGGTGGTGGCACTGGAAATATAGATAAAGATACTCTGGAAGAACTACGTAATCTTGTTGCCGGAGCTAAAGATGCAGCTAATGCTGCTATTGCAGCTTCTGGAGAGGCTGCTTTATCACGCGATGCTTCCCAAGCAAATGCTGATAGTGCATCAACCTCCGCAACAAACGCACAAGATAATGCTGATCGGGCTGAACAAGCAGCTATACGTGCTGAAGAGGCAGCAGATCGTGCGGAACATGCTGGAGGATCAGGTGGTGGCGGCACAATTGATGAAGAAACACTGCAACAGATAAACGATCTTGTAGAAGAAGCAAAAACTGCCGCAACAAGCGCGTCTGGTAGTGCAAACAGTGCCGCAGAGAGTGCCTCTAATGCTAAAACCAGTGAAGTTAATGCTGGTGTGAGTGCAGATCGTGCAGAATCAGCAGCTAACGCAGCAGAATTGTCTTCCTCTTCTGCGGAGGATAGTGCAACATCCGCTGCTTTGTCTGCAACGCAAGCATCCGATAACGCCTTCACAGCAACACAAGCTAAAGATGACGCTGTTGCAGCCTCTGGTGTGGCAACACAACAGGCTTTAAATGCTGAATCTTCTGCTACAGCAGCAAAAACTTCCGAAGATAACGCCAAATTATCCGAGCAGAATGCCTCTGTAAGTGAAGATAATGCTGCAAGCAGCGCTTCTTCGGCAGAACAGTACGCCGCAGCAGCCTCTACCTTTGCTGGTAACGCAGCTTCGTCAGAAAGTGCTGCCAAATCATCTGCTGATGCGTCTGCTGCAAGTGCAGCATCAGCCAGTGATTCCTCTGCCGCTGCTGGTATTTCTGCTGACAACGCCTCTGCGAGCGCTTTAGAAGCAAAAAACTATGCTGATGCAGCAAAAGAAAGTGCTACAAATGCTTCTGGTTCAGCTACCTCTGCCAACACGTCAGCCGAACAAGCAGCAACATCCGCTCAGTCAGCATCTTCCAGTGCTGGTACGGCAGCAACTAAGGCTAGTGAAGCATCTGAAAGTGCTGTTGCAGCAGAGTCTTCAAAAAACGCAGCAGCTATCAGTGCAAACGCAGCGAAAACATCGGAAACTAATGCGGCAGCTTCACAAAAATCCGCTGAAATTTCCGCTCAAACTGCAACAACGAAGGCTTCTGAAGCAAAAACCAGTGCTACTAACGCCGCTGAATCGGCTACCACAGCTTCTGAAAAAGCGACTATTGCTACTGATCAGGCTTCTAACGCTTCTGAAAGTGCAGCAAGTGCTCTTGAAAGCGCAACTGCGGCAGAATCTCATGCATCAACAGCTAGTGAATCTGCTTTAAATGCTTCTAACTCTGCAACTGACGCTGGCAATTCTGCTAGAGAAGCAGCATTAAGCGAAGAAAAAGCAAAAACTTCGGAAACAAACTCTGCAACAAGCGCATCTGAAGCAGCAACTTCCGCAAGTGAGGCTCTCTCTTCTAAAGAAGAAGCTGCTACACAAGCGTCCAATGCTGCAAGCAGCGCCACAGCAGCAAGTTTAAGTGCAGACAGGGCAGAAGCAGCCGCTGAACGTGCAGAGCAAGCAGCATCCGGCTCAGGAAGTGGTGGTGAAGCAGGTGAAATAACTGTCAAACCTAAAGCAATCGGATCAGCAGATCTTGATACCATTGATGGGTCTGAACAGGCAAACTATTATCAATCACAAACCTCTCTAGCCACGATAGCAAGTCATTATCCTGAACAATTACCTGGTGCTCTTGTCGCTCTGTACATCAACAGTACGAACAGTGTCCAGATGTATTATCCGTCAGGAAAAGGCTATTTCTGGGTAAGAGGAAAAGTTAACTCTGTGTGGGATGACGCGTGGGAACCTGTTTCTTTGGAACTGACTCCTGACATTCTGGCTTCTCTCATAGACTCAACGACAGGTGCAGCCGCAAGTGCCGCAGCAGCCGCTGCCAGCGCTTTAGCAGCATCTGAAAGCGAATCCAACGCAGAAAGCTATGCAAATGCAGCCTCTTCCAGTGCCACAACAGCAACTGAACAGGCTTCCGCAGCAGCTTCTTCAGCTTCCTCTGCTTCTTCAAGCGCAACCAGTGCAGGTCAATCTGCAACGAGAGCCGGATTATCCGAGACTAATGCAGCATCCAGCGCTACATCAGCCTCTGAATCAGCCTCTACTGCGGGAGAAAAAGCTACTGAGGCAAGTGAATCAGCCAGTGCAGCAGCAGGAAGTGCCACCAGTGCTGCAAACTCTGCTACGGCGGCAGGTAAATCGGAATCAAACGCTTCTGCCAGCGCCTCTGCTGCTAGTAAATCGGCATCAGACGCTTCCACAGCAGCAAGCAATGCAAAAAATTCTGAAACTAATGCAGCCACTAGTGAAGAAAACTGCTCTGCTCACGAATTGGCAGCTAAAGGTCATGCAGATAACGCATCATCCTCCGCTACAGACGCTGACGCTTCTAAACTTGCAGCAGCAGAATCTGCTTCTGCGGCAAGCTCTAGTGCAGAATCAGCATCTTCCAGTGCGGCAGATGCATTATCCAGCAAAAATTCTGCTGCAACTAGTGCAACAAATGCGGCGGCAAGTGCTTCAACAGCAACCACAAAAGCATCAGAAGCAGCAACCTCTGCTGAGAGTGCAGCTTCAAGTGCTTCCTCTGCAAGTACATCTGCTTCTACAGCTTCAACAAAGGCAAATGAAGCATCATCTTCAGCCACAGCAGCAGGTGAATCAGCAGCAAATGCCGCTACAAGCGAGGAAAACGCAAAAGCATCTGAAACAGCAGCAGAACAGAGTGCATCGTCTGCAAACAGTTCCAAATCTGCGGCAGAATCGGCAGCAAATGCAGCCTCAGCAAGTGCTGATAGTGCTTCTTTAAGTGCAACTGCGGCAGAAGAGTCTGCGGAAAGTGCATCGTCATCATCAGCAACAGCTACTGCAAAAGCAACTGAGGCGACCAATCAAGCTACCTCTGCTAAAAATTCAGCATCCGCAGCTAAAACTTCTGAGACAAACGCATCATCGTCGGCATCTTCTGCCAGTGACAGTGCTTTAGCAGCATCAGGATCAGCAGATAGTGCTGAGACTAGTGCAACTAATGCCTCTAAGAGTGCTGATAAAGCGGCAGCTAGTGCAGAGGCAGCTAAAACGAGTGAAACAAACGCAAAAGCAAGTGAATCTGGTGTGGCAGCTAGTGCAGAGGCAGCAGCAACTTCTGCAAGTGAAGCTGCAACTTCTGCTTCCACGGCATCGACTAAAGCATCTGAGGCAGCTACTTCTGCCACCAACGCTGGTAAATCAGCAACAGCGGCTGCAAGCAGTGAAACAAATGCTGGTCTTAGTGCCACTTCTGCTTCTGAAAGTGCGGCAGCCGCCAGCACCAGTGCAGATGGAGCAGCATCCAGTGCCACTTCCGCACAGGAATCTGCAACATCAGCATCAGGTTCTGCTGCAACAGCAACAGAAAAAGCAACTTTAGCAAGCAACTCTGCTACCGCAGCAAAAACATCAGAAACAAATGCTAAAAAATCTGAAACCAATGCCGCAAGCTACGCTAGTGCAGCAGCCGTTTCAGAAAGCAACGCTTCTGACTCTGCAACAGCAGCCGAGTCTTCAGCGTCATCTGCAAGTTCAAGTGCTGCAAGCGCATCAACAAGTGCCAGCACAGCCACTACTAAAGCTAATGAGGCTTCAACCAGCGCAACTAATGCTGCTGCTAGTGCTAAATCAGCTTCTGATAGTGCCTCTGCCGCTGCACTTAGTGAAACATCTGCTTCAGATAGTGCAGACGCTGCAAGTTCCAGTGCATCCTCAGCATCATCGTCGGCATCAACTGCGGAAACTAAAGCAAATGAAGCAAGCGAATCTGCAACAAATGCTGCAAATTCGGCAAGCTCCGCTTCTGCAAGTAAAGATGCTGCTGCTACCTCGGCTAGTGCTGCATCCACCAGTGAGACTAAGGCAAAAGCAAGCGAAACTTCTGCTGCAAGCTCTGCTTCTTCCGCAGCAACAAGTGCATCAACTGCCTCTACTAAGGCATCCGAGGCTGCAACATCTGCCTCTGACGCCTCAGATAGTGCTAGTTCAGCATCTACGAGCGCCACTAACGCAGCAAAAAGTGCAGCAGACGCAAAATCTTATCTTGACCAGATGGCTGGGGTAACGATTGATCTTACGAAAGTGTCTGGTGTTCTTGATGTAGCTCACGGTGGTACAGGTCAAAGCACAGAAGCTGGGTTGAAATCCTACCTTGAAGGTTTAGGGTTTAGCACCTCTTCAGGAACATCGATAGAACTACCGTTATCAATCGCTCAAGGTGGTACTGGAGCCACTACAGTAGAAGAGGCGTGGACAGCTTTGGGTGGCGGTTCTATAGGGAAATTGAACTCGATCAGCCTGACAGCTAACGTTTCCGGCACACTTCCTGTGGCTAACGGAGGTACAGGTGTTACGTCACTTGATGAACTGAAAACAGCTTTAGGCATCACAGATCCTGGTGCTGGCAGTGGTGGTGGAGGAGAAGTATTTGAACTGACCGAGGTGACAACATTTGACTTCAATGCGCCGAAGGTTGGTCAATACATGACCACTTTAGCAAAAATGTCTAATGCTCCTAGTGTATGGGATATGGGAGCCGCTGCAAGCGGTGACTGGGCTTCATGGTCTACCACACAGGGTATTCTGGTTCGTTGTTGGAAAGCAACTATCAGTGGATACGTTGGTGGTTACTATGTTGATTTCATTCGTTTCCCAATTCAGGTTTTAAACAAATCAGCATCTATGGGTTCTGGCTCTGGTGAATTACGTGTTGTAAGGGGTATTGCTTATTATAAAAACGCAACCGCTGCAAATAACGGTACTCTCACCTGGCAATTCCGTAACGATGGTTGGTAACAGATGTTGGCTCACCTTTGTGGTGAGCCACTCCACAGGAGGTTAAGATGGGTTTATTCAATCACCCTATGGTTAATACAGTTGTTAAAAAACTGTGGGGCTACAACAGCATTGACGAATTTATTGCAGCAGAAGTTGCTGGAGCAGGTATCAACATTGACGAAGTTGATATAGAGCAGGTCTACGCTTATCTCAATGCTAATGTTGAGTATGTCAATGATACAATGGATAACAAAATTGAAGCAGCAATAACATTGTTAAATGCAAAAGTTGATCAGCGCCTGGCTGAACTTGAGGCTAGAGTTGCTGCTCTTGAAGAAAAAGAATTGACACAAAAAACGGAATGATGTATTATGCCCCCAACAAACAAGTTGGGGGCTTTTATTATGAGCAACAAAATTTTCATCGGTTCTAAATTCAACCATTTAGCTGTTTTGGTTGGTGCTGTCTTCGGTATTATTCTTGCAGTCTTGATTGGGATAGCTCTCTCCGGCACAGCTTATGCTGCTCGCACTATGCATCTTGTTGATGAATATATTGATGACGATGTTAAAGTGTGCGTCTACAGTGATGGTCGTCACTACGAAGAATTGGAGCGGAATAGAGCCTCTATCTGCCCTTACACTCACATTTTTTATTAAGGCAAGGTGATTACCTATGAAAGAATTATTCCTCGTTAGGGGCGCTCCAGGGGCCGGAAAAAGCACTTTTGCAAAAACGTTGGCTATGCGTCCAGATGTTCCAGGATTCAGCTACCCTCATTTTGAGAACGACATGTACATCTACAATGACGAAGGTGAGTATGAATGGACACCTGAACGTGCCCGTGAAGCAGCAAGGAAGTGTTTACATGCCACAGAAGTCGCTATGAAAAGTGAGGTTGATCGTATTGTTGTTAGTAACACGTTCAACGCTGAGTGGCAACTTGAACAATACACTGATCTTGCAGCTAAGTACAGCTACAGGGTGACGGTACTTGTTGTTGAGAACAGGCATGGTGGTAAAAACACTCACGATGTTCCTGACGATATCGTTGACAGCATGAAATATCGGTTGTTGAAGTCTATCCGCTTGTAAAAGTCTTCTAAAGATGGTAGACTCTCTAAATCTAAATAGAAGATGGAGGTAAAGTGGAAACACAAGAATTGGTTGATTTTGTCAGGCTGATGATCGGTGATGTTGACGAATCAACCCTCCCAACAAAGATTATTGAAACTTTCTTGCAGATGCAATCTCAAGCGTTAGGCTACCCAGAAAACCCTGCGCAACTGCCTTTACTGAAATTCAACACTGTTGTTCAGTGTGTTCGTTGGATCATGGTGTCTGGTGTTACCAATTTCAACGCCACCATTTCCGAACGTCTTGAAAAAATCGGTGATGAAACGATAAGTATCAAGACGGAGAACAACTGGATGGAGTCCTGGAGTGACTTCCTTGATTGGCTGTTGGCTAATCCTGGTTATGTTGATCCAGAACTTAATGATACGGGCAGCGGTGTTGTTATCATCGGCGGTGTTCGCAAAGATGAATATGACAGGGTTAAAAACGACAGCAACTCTCTCAACGGATTTGATGTTGGTGGTATCGTTCCTTACTCACCTAACCCGATGGTTCCTCGTCGTTATCCTCAACGTAAGCCTCCTAAAGAATAACAGGAGGTTTTCTTGAGAGCAGTATTTAAAAGCCAGCAAGATACTTCTGAACTCGACAGGATCTTTAAAGAGACTATAGGTCTTGAAAAGAATACCATTGAGTACGGATTCTTTGATGATCCTCACTACTCTGGCCTGAACACAGCGACACTGGCAGCTATCCACCAGGAAGGTTGGAACAATCTGCCAGTGCGTAACTTTATGACTTCAGCAGATATCTTGTTCAGAGAAGAAGATTTGCCTAAATACACAGCGCACGTTATGAAAGCCATTATTGATGGCAGAGGTGTCAACGCAGCACTGAGAAAAATGGCAAACGCAGCAGCTAACAGAATCCAGTGGGTAATAAACTATGGTCAGTTCAGCAACAACCAAGTTTCTGCTGAATGGGCCGCAAGGAAAGGTTTCAGTGAAGCCATGTACCACTATAACGATCTTGTTAATTCTGTAAGATTTAAAATCGGGGGTGTTTAATGGCTTATACGCTAATAGGTAAAAACATTCTTATTCCGCGAATAACTTGCAAAGCCAGACGGCGTAAGATGGAGAAAGCAGAGGATTCTGATTCTCCGTTTCTTAATGACGATCTGCAAGTTGTCTTCGAGGAGTTTGAGTTAGAGGATTGTGTCGTTCAACCAATGACAGGCCGTACAGCAAGAGATTTTACAACGAAAATGTTCCCTGAAGGTGGCGCAGAGTACGAAGCATTTACTATTTACTATTCCGGTAAGATGCTTGTAGGTCCACACGAAGGTTCCTTTGAGAACGCTGATCAGGTGCTGTTGAAAGATATGTTCGGAGAAGACGCCTGGTTCACTGTCATTAAATCTGATGCCTACTTATCTGCCCAAGCAGGAAGATTCCGCTCATGGCTGGTTAAAGTCCCAGAAGGGGTGGAAGGAGGTGTATAATGAGTGACTATCTAAACACTGAACAGGCATTAGCTGAACTGGTGAAGATAGTTGGTAAAGTTGTTTATGCTGCCACAGGTTTGAAAGCTATTTACTCTGGATCAAAACAGATTCCGAAACCAGAAGGCGAATTTGCTATGATCGATCAACCTGTGGTCACGCCAAATTCAGTATGGGAAGATAATTACCTCGAAGAAGAGAATACGGCTGTGCATACTTATAATTACAGGGTAACTTTCCCTGTCACAGTTTACAGAGGTAACAACCCAGCAGCAAAACTTTCAAAAGTGCTGCACATGTTGACTTTACCTAAATTCTACGATAGAATCTTTCCAGATAATTCGCAGTTCGCCTATGCTTATTGCACGACAGTATCATCGCAGAGAGTGCCACTGAATAACCAGCTTTATGAAAACAGAGCAACTACCCTCTTGACATTTAACATGTGTGTGGTAGAATCGGATTCAGAGGCTTTCGAAGTATTGGGTAAAGTTGGACTTGATATCTTCGTTACTGTTGCCAAAAAAGACTAATTAGTTAGCTAACTGAAAAGAGGAAAATAATGTCCTACAATGATAATGTTGTTGACGTTTCCGTAACTCTGGGAACTCAACCAATCGACACAGTGGGTTTTGAAACCCCGCTTTTCGTAGGCATCCACAACGTTTTCACAGAACGCGCTCGTGTCTACGCAGATCTTGAACAACTCGTTGATGACGGTTTTGCTCCTGGTTCAGCAGTACATAAATTTGCTGCTAAAGCCTTCTCAGGGCTGTTCCCGCCGTCATACATCATTGTTGGTCGCCAGAGCCTGAAAAATGTAGAAATTGATTTCACTGGCAAAACTAACATTGATCCAGAAAATCCGGTTACTATTAACGTTGTTGCAGGTGACTATACCAAAGCAATCATCGTTAATGTTACTGGTTCTTCCAACGCAACCACTATTGCAAAAGACGTTAAAGATCAGCTTACTACCGACGGCACTTTAGCAGAAGCGATGGACGTCGCTGTTGAAGCAGGTAAAGTGACTGTCACACCAAAAGAAGGTAAATCCTTCTCCATTGGTAAAGACTATGGTAATTACACCATTAAAAATGTTACCGACGAAACTGTAGCTCTTGTCATGCCAGAGATTGAAGCTGCACAAAGCAACTGGTACTTCCTTGCAACAGAACAACACAATGAAGCTGCCATTTTAGCTGCTGCTGAATACGCTGCTGCAAACTACAAACTTCACATTTACTCCACAAGTGATGAAGCTTGCAAAGTTGAAAGAGGCGAATCAATTGCCGCTAAACTGAAAGCTAAACAGTACGACACCTCTGGTGGTATGTACGATCCTGACGCAGATGTTGAGTTCCCCGAAGGTGGTATCATCGGTGCTATGGCATCTAACGATCCTTCCTACGGCGACAGCTTACATCTGAAAACTATGGATGGTGTTGTTGCTCCGGCATTAACCATTGGTGAACGCATGGCAATTTGGGGCCAGAACCTCAACTTCTATCGCATGATCAATGGTGTTGGTGCTTTCTGGGAAGGCAAATGCGCTTCCGGTCAATACCTTGACGTTATCCGTTTCGCACACTGGATTAAATTCCGTTCAGAAGAATCAGTATTCGGTTACATGTCTCGCCGTTCCAACATGGGCTTATCCATGAAAATGAGCGATGATGATCTTCCGGTACTCAAATCTGTCCTGATGAACAGCCCGATCAATACAGGTATTGAAAACGGTGCTATTCTGACTGGCTTCGATTCTGAGAACGAAAAATTCTACGATCCGGTGATCACTATCCCGAAACGTGGTTCAATCCCGACCAATGAGCTTGCTGCTCGTGAATTGAACGGTGTTAAAGTAGAACTTGTTTACAACAACGCTTTACACTTTGTTAAAATTCGCATCAACGTCCTTCTTGACGGTACAAGCGCTGGTGCATCAACTACTGCTGGAGTGTAATAGATGGAAACTGCAATTTTAACCCCATTTGCATACGACCCGAAAAAAGTTCGTCTGTATTTGATGACTCAGCGTGTTACGGGTTACGCTGCTGATACCAAAATCGTAGTTTCCCGTAATGAAGATAATATCATCCCACACGTCGGCGTGGACGGTGAACTGAGTGCAGCATTAAGCCGTAACCAATCTGGTGTTATGACTGTATCTCTACAAAATACCGCTACATGGAATGCTTATCTTGCTAACTGGCAGAAACAAGCCTCTGTTACTGGCTTGATCTTCTTCCCTGTTCAGCTTGAAGGTAGTCAAGGCCCGTCCATCAGCACAATCGGCTGGATTCAGCGCCAACCTGATCTGACCTATGGTACAGAGGTTGGTCAACTGGATTGGGAAATTGGTATTCTTGATGCTTGGCTTGCTCCTGAAGGCATCGCTGGTGCTCTTGCAGGTCTTGGCGGCCTTGCAGGTATCGTTTAATAAACAAACAAAAGAAAGCCACCTTCGGGTGGCTTTTCTTGTTTTATGGAGAATAAATCTTGACATGAGTGCAACGCTGTGGGATACTTGTGCCAACAGAATAACAGAGGGACTCAATTATGAAATTCGATGCTAACCCAGACGTTTTGGCAATGATCCTGCGTAACCACAATTTAAAAGATGACCAAATCAACCTGATGGTTTTTGATGATTTCATGGATGTAGAAGAAGGACTTTGGTACGGCTTCGATGAAGATACTTACAGCTTTGAACTGTTGAAATTGTGGGAAGCAGTAGGTCTTCTGGAGATAGAAGACCAAAGACTCGTTGCTAATGGTTTATGGGTGAGGGTTGCACAAGATGTTCGGATGGAATACGCGGAACTAGAGTACGATGGTTCTGAGGAGAGTAACCTCGAAGAGTATGCCAACCATCTGGAAGAAGTCTATAGAGAGCACGATTTGTGATCTTAATCTTTGAAATGAGTGTGAAAAGATAGTGCCAGGGGCTGAGCAATGAGTGAGAAACAAAAAGATTCTAAAGCTCTTACTGAAGAATGGATAAAGAAAGTTCTTAAGAAATGGCCCGAGTTCGCCGAGAAGTATGATTACACCAACACGGTTTACACTGGTGCAAAAAATAATGTGGAGATCCGCTGTAAAAAGCATGGTGTATTTACAGTGATAGCAGACAACCATAAAACCAGAGGCAGTGGTTGCGAACTATGTGGTAGGGAAAGAACAAACAAAGCCTTGTCCTCCAGAAAAGGAAAATCAAATACTAAACGCTCTACCGAGGAGTGGGTGGCTAAGGTGTTAGCCAAACATCCAGAGTTTGCTGATAAATATGATTACTCTCAGGCAGTTTATACTGCGGTAGACGATCCTGTAACAATCATTTGTAAAACATGTGGTCGTGTATGCACACCTAAGGCACGTAAACACATGGCAGGACAAGGATGTAAATCTTGTGCTGGACGTAAATCTGTGGAAAAAAACATCCCAACATTTCAAGAGATGGTAAAAAGGGCGCAGGAAGTGCACGGAGATGAATACACCTATCTAGAAAGCAGCTACACCTGCATGACCTCGAAAATGGATATCTTGTGTAACAAATGTGGTAGAATATTCCCTCAAAAACCTGATCAGCATATTGGTAAGAAACAAGGTTGCCCGTTTTGCCAACATGTTGTGTCTTCTGGTGAGCAGGATGTTTTCGCTTTTGTGAAAGAGCACACGCATCACGAAGTACAGAACAATGCTCGTATTGTGCCTGACTTCTTTGTGGGTGACAAAATAATCCACAAAGCAGAACTGGACATTTATGTGCCTGAATTGAAACTTGCAATTGAGTATAACGGAACTTACTTCCATGATATTTCCATGAAAGGCAAAGGCTACCACATCGGTAAACGTAAAGCGTGTGAGCAGTTAGGTATCCGTTTGATCTCTATCTGGGAATGCGATTGGCAAGATGATCGTAAGCGACCCATTATCGAGCGTTACCTGAAAAACGCCCTGGGTGTGCGTGAAGAACACACAGTGTATGCACGTAATTGTGTGGTGAGAGATGTCCCGCAAGATGTATACAGAGAGTTTATGGAAGAAAACCACGTACAGGGTTATGCAAGTGCTAAGGAAGCTAAATGTGGTCTGTATACGAAAGACACAAACGAGTTGGTAGCTTGCATGAGTTTCCGTATTCTAAAAAACAAAGATCAGAAAGATACTCCGTTTGTGATGTGGGATATGGTTCGCTACGCTACAAACTGCAATGTCCCAGGTGGTCGCAGCAAACTTTTTCACCACATGCAACAACGTTTCCATATGGACCATGTGCAGTCATTCATTGACCGTGATTATTTCAACGGTGCTTCTTACCTTAAAGAAGGTTGGGAGCTTATGGAAGATGATCAGGTTTCTATCAGCTTCTGGAGCTACAGAGGCGGCAGAATGTCACGCCAGATGTGGTGGAAGAAAAACATTCCTGCAACTCTTGAGAAATTAGGTTTATCAGCAGACCTTTATGATGAAACTAAAACTCAGGAGTGGAATGCTTACAACGCTGGCTGTAAAATCCTTGAGAACAGTGGTAATTCCCGTTTTGAATGGCACAGCCCTGAAGGTAAGAAAGATCCATTGTATTTAGCGTGGGTCAGCAACAGACGTAAATGATTTCGACTATACAGTTGTAAATCAGTTTTAAAACAGGTAAAATACTTTCGTTGATTAACAGAAAGAGGTATCACACAAATGGCTATACGCTTCCACATCGATAACGGCACATTCTATTTTGGGTGTGTTCGCCTATCTGCTTTGCAAAAACTCTTTCTATACCTGTTTTCATACCGTGCTGGACATGTCTTCTGGAAAGCAAAACTTAGCAATAAAGGCAGGGTAAAGATAGGCAGCGAACTTGGTGGTGTGGATAAGGATGGGTATCTCGTAGGAAGTGTTTATGGTAAAAATTGGAGAGTGCACAGACTAATCTATGTTATGTTCAACGGTGACATACCCAAAGGTATGCAGATTGACCATGTTGACCACAACAAACTCAACAACGTTTTAGAAAATTTAAGATTATGCACTTGTGGCGATAACAACAGGAACATGCCGATGCTGAAGACTAACACAAGCGGTGTTGTTGGTGTTACAGCAAAAGGTAGTAAATGGCAAGCACAGATAGTTATAAACGGTAAACCAACCTATCTGGGCCTCTATGATGATTTCTTTGAAGCAGTTTGCGCAAGAAAAAGTGCTGAGAAATCATCGGGGATATTTCATGAAAATCATGGCAAATGAATGAGGAAACACAATGACTCCTTTTAGACCTACAACTGAAATAAAATTAGCAGGGCATGAGTTCATAATTTATCATTGGTCGCCCTTAAAGACCATGAAAAACCTACCGAAGATAGGTAAAATCGTAGCTGTACCTATTGCAGCGGTCGGCGGTGAGATTGCCCAGGGTGGTGCAAATCTGTCAGAAATTTTACCAACAGCTTTGATGTATCTGTTCGAAAACCTTGACGATGATGCTATCGTAGATCTTTTCGATCTACTTTTTGAAGACGTCTCTGTTGATGGCATGGGCGGCAAGCTGAACCCAGACGAAGTGTTTGCATCAAATCCTGCTGCTATGCTCAAATTAGCCGCTAAGGTTTTGGAGTGCAACTACGGTAGTTTTTTCACGAAAGACGGTTTAGGCGACCTGAAAGACCTTCTGACAAAAATGGTTCCGGTAGCTCAACTGGATCAGATGGATCAGGAAGCAGAATAACACCCTCTAAAACCGTCCAGAGGGCAATGGAATACGCCAGAACACACAGCAGCCTTACGTGGTTCGACTATTTGTGGTGTCGAGCCTTGAAAGGCTTCAAAGGAGAAAGTTACATCTCTCTTGAAAGTGCCGATATGGCCTATCTTCTCAAACTGAATGAATACCTTGACATAACCGAGTTTGTCGAAGAGGTTTACGACAGAGAAGAGGAAATAAAGGCAAAACAAGAAGCTGCTGCCGCTAAGGCTAAAGCTAGACGTGGGGTATAAACGATGATGCCACTGCCAGTTTTTCTGGTGGTGGCTTTATCCGTACAGGAGGTTAATTGACCACTAAAATAGTTTCGAAGACCGTTAACCTGGTCTCGTGGAAGACTGACGTTGCTGGTTTCCAGCGTGTCAAAAAACAGATCAAGGAAGTGAAAAGACTGTGGGAAACAACCAACTCCCAATTCAAAGCAACCAACCCGATGGATGGTTGGACAAAACAACTTGAAAACACAAAGAGAGCGATAGCAAAAGTTGAGGCAGCAAAAAGAAGTGAGGCTGCAAAAACCTCTTCCAGTAACGTAGCTCTTGCTAAAAAGGAAGCACAAGCCAGAGAAGCTATCGCTAAAAGAGAAAGTGCACGTCGTGCTCAGGTTGTTCGTCAAATGACGGCGAAAAACCCTGAAATGGCAAGAATGAGGAAATTCTATCAAGAACAGGCTCGTTCAGCTAAACGCACGTCTAAGGCAGGTGATTCCTGGCGAGATCCTGACCGGGCAGCGAAAAGGATGGCAGCTTATCAGGCCACTCTTGCAAGCAGGAATACTTCGGCTATGACAGGGATGGTGGGTAATTCACGAGGTCATGATGCAGCCTTGCTGGCAGCACAGACCGCAGCAATGAACCGCTATCACAAACAGCAAGCACAATCTCAACGCAGAACAGTAGTACAATCATCTATAGCGCCTAAAGCAGGAAGAGGTGGTTCAGGAGTCTCAGCAGCATTAGATGCCGCGAGAATGACAACTCTCACCAATACAGGTATCCGTCTCAACGCCAAATACGGCGCTAACTATGGTAGCAAACTGAAAGGCTACAACGACCTCGTTGACAGGTTTAAAAACAGCCCAAACATGAAGTCTTCTACCTTCAGGGCTGAGGTTGCTGCTCTGGAGTCTGCTTTCAAGAGAGCAAATGCCTCCACCATGACCTTTAGTGAAGGGCTAAGAAGCCTGAGACGTTCAATCATAAGTGTTACCGCAGCCTATACAGCATTCTCTGGTGCTAAACGCGTTATGGAAGCAGGTCAATTCTTCCAGACGCAAGAAGCAACCATGTTAATGGTTACGAAAGACGCACGTAAAGCAGGTGAAGAACTGGAGTTCATCAGGAACGAGGCTTACAGGTTAGGTCTTGATCTTGAAATAGCCACAAACGGCTTCACACAAATGGCTGTCAACGGCAGAAAAGTTATGGACAATAATCAACTTCACGATTTGTTCACAGGCTTCTCTGAATACGCTACAGCTATGGGTACAGACAGGGTAAGATACCAACGCTCCATCATGGCAATTCAACAAATGATGGGTAAAGGGCAAATCTACGCTGAAGAGTTGAAACAACAATTAGCAGAGGCATTGCCTGGTTCATTCCAGATCTTCCTCGAAGCTGTCCGTGAATTTAACAAAGACTCTTCCATCACTGAAGAACAGATGTTCAAAATGATGAAAGACGGTAAGCTTCTTGCAAAAGATATCCTTCCTCTGGTTGGTAAATACTTTTCTCGTGATGCTCGTGAAGGCGGTGCTTTAGCCAAACAGATGGAGAGTAACCGTGTTGCAATGGCACGATTGAACCAAACCTGGTTCTACTTCCTGAACACCATCTTTGATAGCGGCTTTGGGAGAGAACTGACTGAGATCTTCAACCTTCTGAGTGATACGATGAAGCAGAACACATCCACAGCCAGAACTATGGGTGAGTTCTTCGGCGGTATGCTGAAACAGGCTAAGAATATGTTTATCCAGATCCATGACTGGATTATCATTATTCACGCCATGATGCTTTATTACACAGAAGATATCAGGAAGATGTTCAAAGAGACTTTCGGCGAGCCGTTAAACGCTGAATTGATGGGTCGTATTGTCGCCTTCTTCTTGATTGTCGGTGCTCTCAAGAAAACGCTTGGCATACTTTTCAGTATCTTAGGTGTCATAAAAGCTATTAAAAAAGTTGGTGGTATTGCTGGTGCGCTTGGTGGTGGTGCTGCGATAGGCGCAGAAAAAACCGGCAATGGCAGCAAAACACCGAAGACTCCGAAAGGAGGAAGTAAACTCGGTTTTATTGGAAAATTCCTTAATTCACCTCTAGGTAAACTTTTTGGTGGGGCTTTACTAGGCGCACAAGCTGGTGATATGGTTTATGATCGTATCGAAATGCCTGGACGTGTAGACGCATGGGCAGAAGAAGCTAAAAAACAAGGATTATTACCTACGCAAGGTGTATTTTCTGGCTTCTGGGATTTTCTGAAAAACAGTTGGGCTAATAAGGAATCGGCTAAACAGCAGTACAACAGAATGTCTTTGCTATCCGATAGAGCAGGATCATTCTGGAGTGATGTACAAGGTATGCTGGGCAAAGGTGAGATCACGGTTAACGTCAAAGTTGATCAAGGAGTCCTGAAAGAGATCATTGATACTCAAATCGAACTTTCACAAATGGACATGATAGATTTAATCAATGGTAGTATCGAATCCACAACAGAATAATCAATAAAACAGGGCAAGGATGCTCTGTTGTTTTGTGTTTCTGTGTGGTAAAATACCTTAAAATTTTAGGAGGTAAAGTGGCTGCTAACACCATGCAAGAAGCTATCAGCGCAATACAGAAAGCTGATAACGGAAAGTATGATTATGCGAACATGAAAAGTTCGAATAAAAATATTCAGGCAATTCATGATGCTAAGAATGAAGAACTGAAAAGTGAACGTGTAAAAGAGATAGAGAAGGAGCGTAAAGGTGATGTTGTCTACACCTTGTTTGCTTCAGGGCTTAATCACGGTGGTAGAAACGTCCTCTTAGATGATGCTGATTTTACCAGTAATATTGTTATTATTTTTGATGCTGTGACCTCGCACGCATATACAAGGACAGTCGAAAAAACATCTTTTGCAACGGAAGATAGGGTTACTCACAGTGACCATGCGGTCATTAAAGATGGTACGTTTACTTTTTCTGCCTACATAAACACATCCCCAACCCACATTATTAACAAAAACTATCTTGATAAAGATACAGACCCTAACAATCCTGTCGGTTCTCTCCGTCCAGGCAAGACGCTAGAAGTCCTAGAAAAACTTGTTGATGACAGGCAGTTAGTAAATCTGGCAACAGAGGACCGGATGCTGGAGAACTATATCATCACAAAACTAACAGCGAAAAGGGACGTTGGTGAAGGTGCTGCGTTGCTTTTTGAGATAGAATTGACAGAATTTAGAACATTTTCTCTGTACAAAACTGTCAATGCCACAATCTCTTCTGACCCTAAGAAATCAGGTACAAAAAACAAAGGTGCTGTTGACTCCAGCAGTAAAAAATTTAAAGATCAAGAGAAATTCACAGCAGAAAAAACAATGCTGTATGATAAAGATAATCAGAATTTCGCAAAAGGTGCTGCTTGGGAGAAACACACGTTCCAGGACCGCGAAGCTGGTTACGTCGGGAGGGACGGAACAATTACCGACATGAACGGTAAAAAAATCTCCTATCAGGATGCGGTTGATCCATACAAAACGGATGGTTTGGGTAACGCTGTTGACCCAGATACTTATGGTAAATGAGGTAGTTTATGAGTGAAACTATTGCAGTTAAAGATACTTTCACCATAGACCTTGATGGCTATGCTGATCAAAAAATGAGGGTTGTCTGGGACAACACGACATACGAGCTACGCTTTCAATGGAATGAAAGAGACGAATCATGGTTTATGAGTATTGGTGATGTTGGTGCAGACCCTCTTCTCTCTTTTAAATTAACAAGCTACGTTGACGTATTCAAACCGTTCAGGTACATCGAAGGTGTACCACAAGGAAGACTCTGCATTGACTCCCTGGAAAAAGCCCCCAGAGAAAGGGCAGGAAGGTACAACATAGGTTTTATGCTGAATATCACACTTGTGTATTACTCGTTGGAGGAATAACAAGATGGCTCAGTACAGAACAAGAACATGGAAGCTGATCTTTGGTAGACCTGTTAGCGTGTCAGCGGGTAAGACAACCAACATTTATGATTCCATGAGTGGACCTAAAGCTGGGTCTGGTGGTTTATACGAGGTTGGTAGCGATTCTGGCCCAGCCAACATAGAATTTTCTCTTAAAAAGGATAATTCTAAAGACCCCAACAAAGGTTACGTCACAGTTTATAACCTTTCACAAGACACAGTTAATTTCCTTGAGGAAACACAAACAGAATCCCTGGCTGTTGTTCTTGAAGCCGGTTTTGACGGCATGAATGTACAGATCTTTGCTGGGACAATAGAGAAGGTTGTGGATGAATGGGACGGTCCGACCAGAAAAACAAAAATGGTTTTTGGTGACGGTGTTATCAACATCACAACCAGTAAATCATCGAGGTCTTATCGCAAGGGTACACCTCTTGATCAAGTTGTGAAAGATCTTGTCTCTGACCTCGGCCTCCCTGTTGGGCGTATTGTCAAGGCTAAAAACAAAACGTTGCAATACTCCATGTCTTTTTCCGGCAACACCGCCAACAATCTGAGAAAGCTGGCAGACAACAACGGCTGCACATTCAGTGTTCAGGATGGTGCTGCTTACTGGACTGTGGAAGGTAAGCGTTTTGGTCAGGCTGTTTTTGAGATAAGTGCAGAAACAGGTATGCACGGATCTCCTAAACTGAAAAATCCAGAGGGTAGTCGTCGCAGGAAGAAAAAAGGCAGCAAGAAAAGTTCAAAAGAGGACAACGGGATCGTTGTCACCACAGCACTGAACGGAGCGATTCTTCCAGAAAGCACGATCTACCTGAAAAGCAGAAAATACACTGGCTTCTACAAAGTGACAGAGGTTGAACACAAAGGCAGCCTTGAGGGTGGCGAATGGACCACAACAATGACTCTGGTGGAAGCTAAAGGTGGTATCATAGACGAGGATAAAAAATAATGGCCTCAAGAAACAGAATAGATACAGCCCTTGATTATTTCGTCGATAAAAAATTGAGGGATGTGCATACATCCCTCCGGGCTGTTGTTTTAGAGGTTGACTACAGCGTCCCTTCGGCTACAGTCAGACCTTTGGCAGAAACTGATTTTGCAGATGGAACAGTAGACAGGATCAACGCTGTTTTTGATGTTCCTCTTCAGATGGTGTCTGCGAACGGAGGAAAAGCTAGGTTAACAGTCCCTATCAAACCTGGTGATATTGTTGGCCTGACATTCTCTGAAAGAAACGAGAATGACAACAGTGACGAGCAGACTCACGGTTTATTTGCAGGGTGGGCCATAACATCCGTCCACAGCGACGGTAACGCTATGCCGATAGACCCTGAGAATGTTGAGTTGTGGAATGATCAGGTTCATTTCACCATGACTCCTTCCGGTGACTTCACGCTGACAACACCTAACGGTACTTTGAAAGTTGATTCCGCTGGGGAGTTTACATTTACAAACGGCGCAGCTACAATGGTGGCTCAAACCAGCGGAAATGTGGTCGTAAACGGGGCGAAAATTACGCCAGAAGGTAGGATGATCACAGCAGCAGGGGTTGACCTTGACGATTTTTACGCTGAATACAAACGCCACACTCACAATTGTCCTCACGGCGGTAATACTTCTACACCAAGTTAATGGGGGAATAGGGTGGGAACACTATACGCTGACCTTGCTCTCGATCCTTCAACGATGGATCTTGATGTAAGAAATGGTTTAAGAATTATAGACACCAACTTAGAGTCTTTACGGCAGCGACTTTATCTGCGTTTTAACATTTGGCAGAGGGCGTGGTACTTCGATGAAGCATTCGGCTTCCCTTACGCAGATTTTCTGTCTAAGAAGGTTTTGAAAGCTGTTCTTGATAACAAGATCAAAGAGGCTTGCCGTGAAGAACCTGATGTTCGTGATGTTATCAATTTCAAATCCGTAATGGATGCTGGCTCAAGGAGCTACCAAGCCTTCTTCGATGTTATCACGGTAGAGGATGAAACAATAAGCCTTGCATTTGTTGGGCTTGATGGGTATACTTATCCAACACCTGATGACGGGCAAACCTCTCTGTGTAATGACGAGGGGTGGCTCGTATGGGCAGAAAAACTTTATTATCTGATCAATTTCCGGTTGCCGAGGACTGGCGATGCAACATGGTGGAACTCGTGGTCTGGAGAGAATGATCTATCCAACCCGATCCCTGTTGGTTCTATCATGACAAGAAAGCAGAAAAAACTTCTCCTTGACAAATCCGGCAGCACACTTAACAGGAATAACAAATAAGAGGAAAACTAAATGGCAGATTCTTCTATCAGATACCCTACAGTCGCTATCACAAATCTTGAGACTGCTGAAGCTGTCACTTTAGCAGATAATCTTATTGTCAACCAAGCAGACACCACACGCAAAGCAGCTTTAGCTTCTATTCTGTCCTCTTTAGGCATCATGCGTTGCATTTTCTTCTCTGAAGGTGGTGCACTGGAAAGCAAAAAAGATGTTGCTTACTTTGAAGAAGACGGAACGTTCTATACATGGAATGGTGACTATCCTAAACTTATTGAAGCGGGGGCAACACCAGAGACTGCTGGTGGATTAGGCCAGACAGGCTTCACATCTTTTTCCGGTGGTTCGTCCGGTAGCGGCGGTAACAAGATTTATGATTTAGGTAGCGTAGGCGACACTCTTGCTCTTGATCTTTCCAAAGCAAGCATTTTTACGTTCAGTTTAACAGAAGCAAACACTTCTCTAACCTTGAACGGCGCATCTTCTCAGAAAGGTTATGCTCAAGAGTACACTTTGGTTATCACGCAAGGTGTCGGTGCTGGTGTTATTGCTTGGCCTGACAACATTCGTTGGCAATATGGTAATGCACCTGTTCTCTCTTTCACCCAGGGGCTTGTGGATATCATAAACCTTGTCACGTTCGATAACGGTGTGTCGTGGATCGGTTCTTTATCTTTAGGTGGGATTAAATAAGATGAAAAAATCTCAAGGCTTAAACAATGCTTTTCAATTGCTGGATGGGCATCTGTACTTCCTTGAGAATAACACTGGCCTTACAGTAGACCCAGACAATGACGAGTTTATTCTGAACCCTGATTTTGTTTTGGCTAACAACAGGCATATCATAGGCAGGACAGGGCAAGAATCCCAGCCTAACAATGATGCCACTACAGAAGGCCAGTCACTTCTCGTTATAGGTTGTGCTTACGCCTACATGGCAACAAAAAACAAAAAGTGGTTAGAACACGCTGAGAAATACTGGCAAGCATACATAGATGTATTCTATGGTGGTGAGCCTATTCCTGATCCTCCGGCTAAATACCGTTGCAACTGGATTGTGAATGGTAAACAACCTGTGTTGGCACATTATCCTTTGACCGACGACGGTTATCCTACCCACGGCGGTTTTAAAGGTGTCAAATTGACGTGGACCAACGGGCAAACCAAAATCCCTCATGGTGCTCCGTATTATGGAGAGTATCTTGACAAAGTTTGGTTCGCTTTTGACGGAAATTTAGGTTGGAACAGCGTAAACGCTACGGTCTACAAAGAAAACGCTGACGGTTCTACGAATTGGGACGAGGACGGTGTTGAATACCCTGTAGATTGGATCATTGACCGCTTAGGCAGGAAAGTAGATTGGGATGGCAACATTCTGGCGACAGGATTTAGTACTGAAGATTATGGCACTGTCCAACTTCAAAACACCGCAGTGAACGGTGAGCACAAATTCAATTTTGCTGTGTGCCTTCCTGTTGAATTAGGTGGGTATATGCTGCAAAGGAATGAAATGTGGCACAACCGTCCTGTTAACGTCCCTGTAGAGTACGGCTTTGCTGACAACGCCTCAGATGCTGAATGCTGGTGGTGTGATGCCAACTACATTTTGTACGAATTGACTGGTGAACGTAAATACTGGCTGTGCTATATGAGTGCTTTGATCACTCTTAAAGGCTACACAGATATTGACCAGTATGATAAATTCTTCCGTCAGTCAACAGGCGCTCGTATTCCTTTCACAGACGGTATCAGCTACGATTACACTGTACCATCGGGCCAGAGTCCTGTTTATGGAAGAACACCAGAAGGATACATCTCTATTCAACAAACTGCTGGGGTAAAAACATACCTCGAACAGCAAGCAATTTGTTTTGGTATAGGCAAAGACTCAAAAGTTGTCTGCACTTATGGTGGGCTTGATGCCTCTGGCAAACCGATTGATGTTAGTGCCGAACTGGAATTATCGAAAGATAAAGACAGTAACAACACCACCTTGTGGAGAATACCTCTACCCAACTCGACAGGAACGGTTACTAAACACACCATTCCTATTACAGATTTGATTCGCGCTGAAGCTAACAACCCTGTTTTCAATGATCCCTACATCATTGCAGACTCAAGGATAATCGCCGATTGGGGTTCAAACTGTACAGTCACGATGACCTATCAGAGAAATATCTTGGATACTCTTCATGATAAGGTTGCTGACATAGTAATGGATGGTGATTCTGGTGTTACCGTAGGTGCTTGGCTGACAGATAAAGGCGACTTCCAATTAAGGTCCATAACATTCAGAACATTCTCTGATGCTTTCAAAATCACTCTATATGACAGCAACAACTGGAGATGGTACACTGTTTTACCAGCCAACTACGGAGCATGGAAAAAAATAGATTTTTCATCTTCTTCGTGGTTGATAGATAGTTACCAACCTGAACACACAGATGATGAAGCAAGACCTTCTGCTATCGACCCCTCCTTAAGAGTTGAGCAGTTCAACATTGTTACGCTTGGCGACCCCTCCGAAGGTGACACCGCAGAAATAATGTGGTACTGCATCAATGAGATTCCTGAAACGTATGTTGTTGATACCTCTAAGCCGGATTACACGATGTATTTCAGAATCAGCTTCAAGAGCGGAGAGTCATCTTGCACCGCTTATCTGGGGGACTGCACAATAGAGAATTACGGCAGCAGTGGCTTGAAGTATTGCCCCGGTGTTATCCCGTTCTCCAACATTAGCGACCCTAACACGGCGCAATATGACGGGTGGCGCGGTATCCCGTATCCTGGTTATCAATATCCTTTCCTGTGGTGCTCCGAAGATACAGTGGATTGGGTTCGCTTGACCAACCAGATAAATTTCCTGTATGATGCCCAACAATGGTGGTATGATACGTTTGCGAAAAATTCTGGTGGTTTACCTGGCCCTATGGCTCAAGCCTTCTGTTGGGATCGTTGGGACGCGCACAAATACGGTGATCCTGATTCGTTCATCATGACGCATTGGAAAGAAAAAGCATGGGACGGATACGAAGCAAGGGCTTTCTACTGTGCTTGTCGTGGTCTGCAACAACTTGTTGTTAGAAAACAATCTGTGCCGGACAAACTGGTAACAGTATGTAAGCGTTGGGTTGATTACCTTTACGACTTCCAGAATAAAAACGGAGGAAGAACGCCCACCATCTTCTATCCTGATGGAAGGGTTGAAGGACCGGAGGATGATTTCACTTGCCATATGACCGCTCTGTTCCTGGCGGGTTGTTGTGCGTTAGGTCTAGCAGGTTATAGAAGAATTATTCCTAACATAGAGCCTGTTATAGAAAGATGCTTTGATCAGCTTCAGGCGAATTATCATATCCTCGGGGCAAATAACCCGATGAATGGTAGTTGGTCTTATGCCCCAGGAGAAGGTGTGTTCTTTGGCTTCCATGCCGGGGAATTACTAAGAGGTTTAAGTCTCTACATACTTTACAGACAAAAATACGGCGGCAGCAAATAGGTTGTAAATAACAGGCCAGCTTTTTATGGCTGGCCTCTTTTATTTATGAAAAATTTTTGGTAAAATACCTGCATTGTTAAACCAAAAGAGAGGGGCTAATGGCTTCAACAACTTATGGCCTGACAGAATACGGGTTTAAAATTCCTTCTTTGGATGATCTTGTAACAGAAACTAAGCAGGAACTTATTCGTGCTTTTGGTGAAAATTTCAACACACAAGCAAACAGTGTCGTTGATAAGTTCACTACGATTTTCAACGAAAGGGAATACCAACTTATTCTGCTGGCAGCATCAATTTATGCTTCCCAAACGATGGGTGGTGCTGAAGGTATCTATCTTGATGAAATCCTCAGCAAACGCGGTATTTATCGCCGTGGAAAAACAAAAGGTTCAGGTATTTGTGATTTAACGATCAACAACACAGTGCCTTACAGCATGGTGTACAGTCAGGAATCCTACACGATTGCTGATGATTATGTTTTAAGCGCTGATACTCAGGTCGCTGGCAACATCATTGCTCAGAAAATCACTAACGCCGATTGGAAAATTGGTAAGTACACTTTCAACATTCTCAGTTACCTTGATGGTAACATGAAATCCTTGACGCAGACTCTTTCAACAAAAGAACCTGGTGATGCTTCGTTCACAGAGTTCATGCAGAAAATCAAAGATTTCATTGTTGAGAATACGACTCTTATTAATGACGATCTAATCCAGGTTGATTCTGAATCTGGTACTCTTTACATCGGTTATAATGCCAAGTACGATCTGGTTGGGTTGAACAGTCGTGTTGACTTCCGGTCCACGCCGATTGTTGGTGAACGTGTGGTGACATTAGAGGTTATTGCTAAAGAGGCTGGTTATAGCTCTCGTGAAGCAGGTACTGCTACTTCCATCTCTCCAACCCCGTCTGGCTGTATCTCTATCAATAACCGTTTAGATTTCAATGAAGGCAGGGATGTTGAAACAGACATGGAGTACAAACTCCGTGCAGGATCAACAACTACAAACTCTGCTAAAGCTACTCGTCCTGCAATTCTCGCAGCGTTGAGTAATGTTCCTGGTGTAGAGAAGGTGCGTATCTTTAAGAACAACACCAACAAAACCAACAGTCAGGGCATTCCAGCCTACAAATTTGAATGTGTTGTGTACGGTGGCTCCACAGAAGATATCTGCGAGACTCTATACGATACCGTTGGTATTTCTGACAATACCTATGGTAACGTCTACTACGATGTTACCACTGGCGACAACCAGATAGAACGTGTTTATTACACCAGAGCAACTTCTCGTAGGTTGTCGTGCAGGATCAAGTACAGAGCGAAAACAGCTTTTGTCAGCACAGAAATTGACAATATCAAAGCAGCGCTTATCAACATTGTCTCTGGTTTGCAAATTGCTGATACGCTCTATAACATTCAACTGGTTTCTGCCGCTGGTAGCGCTTTATCATCTGGGCGATTCACACAATTAACTGTTGAAATCAAAAACAGAGATGAAGTTGACACTACCTACACAACAGAAGACATAACAGCAAACATGACAGAGGCTTTTGACCTTGATGCCTCAGACATTACATTAACACAATTGTTGTAAGAGGGTTACTATGGCAACAAAAGATGTTAACCATATTAAACCTCTGGATAATTTCGTTCAAGGAGGTATTGATTACCTCCCTGGCGATTTTATGAAAGAGAAAGAAAACCTTGTTAAATTTCTCACTATTTATCTTCAAAGGCTCGCTAACATAGATCTTTCCTTTGTTAACCTCGCAGAAGGAAGGCTCCTTAACAACGCCGCAGGTATCAACCTCGACGAGATAGGTGAGCAGTATGGGTTGGAAAGAAATGGCATGAGCGACACGAACTATCGTGCAATAATCACCATCCTTCTTGCCACTTCTGCCAGATACGGGACAAGGGAAGACGTTATAGGGACGCTTGCACAGCTATTTGGTTATGGTAATTTCTCTACGTGGAAAGGGAATAATTACCGTGTAGATATAAACATCAACAAAGCATGTTTTGATCTTGAATCGACAATAGATGAAATAGAGGATATGCTTCCTCTCCCGACACATCTTCGCCTCACAGAATCTTACGGTGTCCCTTTCGGTTTCAACGGTGATAACACGGCAGAAGGTTTCTCTTCTGTTGCCGACACAATCAACGGAGAACCCAGAGAAGGTAATGGTGGTTGGGCCAGCATTGTTTATACTCCAGATGGCGAAGCAGACTTTACATCCACCACGATCTATTGCGATCCTATTTCTATTGATGTTACAGCGGAGGGTTGATAGATGCCTAGTGCAGTCTTTACAGTAACGAGGGATAGAGCAGAGATCCCCGCTACAGTGCAGTGGAGAACCGTTGATGACACCGCTGTAGCAGGAAGAGATTATGTAGCAGCCAGCGGGGAATTGACTATGGAGATTGGGCAGAAATCGGCTGAGATTTCTGTTGAAGTTCTCCCACACATAGTCAATACACCTTCCCGGTCTTTTCACATTGAGTTTTTCGATCAGACAGCAGGTGTCACGTTAGCTAACGAGACAGCAAACTGCACATTATTCACCAAAGAAGATTTGACAGGGATCACATGGGGACAAAAACAGGTAAGAATGTTCCACCCTATGTATTGGACTGTTGATGGGCAACCAACGGAAAGTTGCTCCATAATTGCAGATGACACAACATTTGTTGCCACAATGATCAACAGGACGACGCACGGCCTTGTTGGTGTTATCTGGGATACAGTGGATACTCTCGATCATGAAGGTATTGCTTACGCAGACCATCAGGAGACTTTGCACAACGCTAAGTTGTGGTTCAATATCAAAATCACAGGGAATATGCCTGGCTTCAATCATGCAACGTTATCTCCGGTCTTAACGTTGATTGATGCAAGAGACGGCGATGCTTATTATGTGCCTTTAAAACGCTATGCAACAAACATCTCAGCAGATGGTAAATCTGCAACGGTCAAACTTAATTTTAGTGACTTGCAGATGGAAAATGACAGGTATGTTGATACCCGTTTCATTAGCAAAGTGTTCTTGTCTTTAATCCCAGATGGGTACACAGAAACAGAGGATGTTGTGGCGAAATCAACAGAGGTGTTCCAGATAACTGTGCAGATGCTTGAGCCTGACACTGGTTGGACAATGATGGATGCCGGAGATTTTCAGGCTGCTACGCACAACATAGGTATCTGCACCGCTTATGATGACATGTACAATGTCTCGCCTTTGCGTATCTTCCACAACTTACAAAGGCTGGGTTACGATAATGGCATGATCATCAACCACTATATTGGCATGAGCCATTATTATGATTTTACAGTAACCTCTGAAACTGTTCTCCCTCTCGCTAAGAGCAGCAGGATCAACTCAGCAACAGCTACATGGTTGAGAAACTTCCTTTCTATGGCGAAAGAGCATGGTCACGATGTTATGTGCTCAGTTAGCTTTGAGTTGTATAGCAGATCTTGCCCCGTTGAGTGGGTGCAACATGAATGGGATGATACACTGGCAGCAACAGGCTACGAAATCCCCAGCTACGTCCTCTCCCCGTCTATTGACGAAGGGATGAACTATCTGGCAAGCATCATTGATCATATCGATGATTTGTGTACAGAGGTTGGCACTAAAACCATTATCCAGATCGGTGAGCCGTGGTGGTGGTACAATACCAAAACAAATAATCCATGCATCTATGACTTCAAAACCAAAACAGCATTCTTCGAAAAAACAGGCATGTATGCTCAAAATTGTGGTGACATGTACGAAGCTGAAAAATTAGCAAACGTGACTCCACACAAAGAGTATTTTGCCTTCGTGAAGGATGTTCTCGGCGCAAGGGTGGCTAAATTCGGGAAAGTGTTGAAAGAGAAAAACGCTAATGCGCAAATCACTTTACTTCCTTTCTTGCCAACCATCTTAGATCATGGTATAATGGAATACGTGAATATACCAGAGAACTACTACAACACAGATAATTTTGACTTTTTCTGTTCAGAGTGCTACGATTGGCTCCTAGAAGGTAAGCTGATTAAATCTCGTGATGCTATCAGTTACCCGAGGGATACTCTGGGGTTCCCTGTAGATAAGATTTTGTATCTTTCTGGGTTCGTGCCTGATGAATCCCTCGCACCATTGTACGGTTTTGATTTGACAACCGACTATCGCCGCTATTTGTGGAAAATGATAGCTGGCAACATCGCAGACAATGATAAAAACTACAATGGTTTGCGTCAGTATGTCTGGGCTTACCCACAAGTAATGTTCGACTCGATAACCTTTGTTAAAGCTGAAAGCCTTGTTATCTACGGTGGCAAAGAGGCTGTGCAAGGGTATACGAAAGATACCTCTCTATAACTAAGGAGATAATGGTCAATGGCAGCAATTACAAAGCCAGTCTTCCCTTTGGAGATTTGGGCAGAAGCTGACCTAGTATTGCCAAATTCGGGGCGACAGAATAAGGTTCGCCCCATTGATGATCTTTGGCAGAAAGGTTGGGACAAAGGGCAAAAACCTGATTGTGAAGCTTTCAACTATCTTTTAAATCTGTATGGGCGGTGGATACAATATAGCATTGATCGCCTGGATTCCCCAAACACAGATTATCTTGAAATAGCTCAGAATCTTGCTGATGTTCTTGATAAAGCGGCAGCACGAAGAAACCTTGACGTTTATAGCAAAGCAGAAGCTGCAAACGCTTTTGTGAACATCGATGGTGATACGATGACAGGTCCACTGTCTTTAGGCAGGATTAATTTTACAGGGTGTCACGCTACAGACTTTTTCTATGTAGAATGTAGTTACGAAGAGGCAGGAGGTAGTCCAGAATTTAGTCATCTTGATTTTGTTTTCGGTGATAATGCGGCACAAGACCAGATCCGCTTCCGCTGTAGAAACACCACCTCCAATGGTGCTATTTTCAACATAATGACAATTGAAAGCAAAGACGGTTCAACAGGTAGAGTTAACATCTACAACGAATTACATGTCTCTAGTACCATCAGTACAGGCACGCTATCCGCAACAACAGGTAATTTCACCAACACAAACGTATCTGGTACTGGCTCATTTGGGACTATTAGGTGTCACAGCACAACCATCAATTCAGGTGGTACAACTACTAACTATGCTCGCGTAAACGGCGATTGCAACGTCAACCAGCTTATCGTTAACAACAATTGGGCAGTTGTCGCAGGTAGGCACATTGTTCGTACAGTCAACGGTGCTGGTGCTGATGCCAACGGTAATGTTAATATTTCTGCTGGTGTACAAGATGTTCGCTTAACAGGTAACACCTGGTACTGGCCTGGTAGTAACTTGGTATCATGGGACTGGCAAGCACCTGCTGGCGCAGTTATGACAGGTATTTATCCACAAGATGTTGGTAAAAACTCCGCAGATAACGTCGGCGGTGTCTACTATGCTTATGTGCAAAAACTTGTGAATGGCGTATGGTATAACGTCGGAAGGGCATAATAAGGATCACTACAATGAAAAAGATTTTTGGACCTTTTTATCCTTACACACCTTTAGAAAGTTACGCTGAAGAACAAACAAAAATAGTGCTTGATATCAGTCCATCAGGCCCATTCTTTTATGACGAAGGCACAGGCAAGGATTACTATGTTATTGCTAAAGAGTTGAGAGAGCAGTTAGCAAAATCATCTCTTGATCATGCTTTCCTCTCTTTAGATACAGAAAATCGTGTTTGCTGTGTCAGTTATGAAGCTTTTGATGCGTGCACGCCTTTTAATGGTTGGCATATACTGGTTATCCCAGCACAGTTTCTTCCTGATAAACTGGAAGAACATTTAGGTGATGTATCCTATGAAGACGATTCATTCACCTACACTTATTTCAGGGCCAAAATGGAAGCGGCAGCTTTCAAAGACAAACAGATGAATTGGGCTAGTCAGTACATCCAATCTCTTGAGGAGCTTGAAGAGATTACAGGAAAACCGCTGACAGACCATAAGCAAGAGATACTGAAAAATTTAAAACTTTACAGATGTGCGTTGCTGGATGTTGACCCGCAACAAGCCCCTAACATAGTGTGGCCCGAACAGCCAGCAACCTTCTGATAGGAGGTAAATTGTTACCAACCATAGATTTGCTTGCACTCGTCAAGTTTCTGTGGGGAGGTGTAAGCTGCATAGCTCTAGCTTGTTTAAAAATAGTTTATTCCCGCTATAAAAAGACAGAAGAAAGAGTTGACAGTCTGGAAAAAGATGTTATCCGCATGAAAGCAGAGATGGTCACAAAAGAACGTCTTGATGAAATCATGGATAACAAATTGAAAAGCCTGAGAGAAGACGTTGCCTATCTTCGCAAAGAAGTTAAAGAAGATATTGGTGATCTCCGATCTGACCTGAACAGGCACTTCCAGATCCTTGTTGAGCAGAGGAACAAAAAATGAGTTGCGGAAAATTCCTCAAACAGCTTGTGCAAAGCGATGTGATTCCTGACAAACCCTCTCACAACAAGGTTTGGTCAAACATAGGTATGCTCTGTCTGACTGTGGTGTTTTGCAAACTTGGTTGGGAAGGGACTCTACCTGAGTGGTATGGATACCTCTATGCAGCAACGGTTGCAGCACCGCAACTAATCAGCAAATTTATAACTCTTCGCTATGGTATAAGAGAAGACCAGGAAGAGAAGAAATAAAGGAGTGAAAAGTGGCAACAGACATGACTCTGTTTGAGAACGCTGTGGATCAGGTGATCGTTGATTCAGAGCGTCTCCACAACGTTGTGAACGGAACTGCTGTGGAAGAGGTGATCACAGAAGATGGATCAGTTATTCCCACTATCCGTAAAGCAATGCTCGATAACATCTACTTTAAAACACCGCCTCTGCCGTGGACTGTTGGAGCCACCTGCACTGTTTTCAACCAGCTTTACGCTTTCAAAAGTGCCGCTGGGACACAGTGGTTTTATGCTCCTAGTGCTTCGGTAGACAACCCTGTTCGTCTGCCAGCAGACCCGACAGAATCAGGCTACTGGAAAATCTTCCTTGACAGTAAGTACATGGAAGACCATTATGCCACCAAAGAAAGTCCTATTTTTACTGGCAACCCGCAATGCCCTACTGCTTCTCTTGAATCGGAAGACGAAACGTTAGCAAACACTTCATTCGTTCACCAGTTAGTCAGATCTCAACTTCTGAACTTACAGGCTGGGACTCTTGTTTTGGAAGGTTTGAATGTAAACACGCTAATAAAAACAAATAACCTATCCGTCGCAGGTAACGCAAGTTTTGCTGGGCTGGTGGAAGCAAGCGGCTCACAAGGTAAATTCCGTCAGGTGACTCTGACCAAAGAAGGGTCCACACTGGATTTCGCCTATCGCAACCCACTTGATCCTGATGAATTATCCACCTTGCTGGATTATCATTCTGTGACAACGGATAGTATCACTGCCCATAAAATCGTTAACGGATCGGCCTCCTCTGATAATGACACCATGAGCATGGAAGGATTAGGTAACAACAGGTTCGATTACGTTTACATTACAGGTAGTGGTGCGAAAGGTTCTGATGAACCTACGCTGACAGTAAGCGGTATTACAAAACTGGAAAACGTAATTATCACTGGTGACGTGCAAGGTATCTCCCACTCTGTAGACGGTAAGGATATTTTGCCTAACTCTGTGGGTACAAAACGTCTGACTGTTACAGAGGCATTGACTGTTCAGGGTGACGCAAACTTTGCTGGCATCAACACAAACACTTTATCAGCAGCAGGTGCTTTGACAGCAAAAACTGTCACAGGTGTTGAAGGCTCGTTCACCACTTTAGCTATCTCTGATGCAGCCAGTGTTACCGGAGATTTAGCGGTTGAAGGCGGCACGCTTCTCAAAGGGACACTCGGTGTCTCCGGCGGTGTTACAATGGAATCCACCTTAACAGTTAATGGCAACACAGTTTTTGGCGGCTCGTCAGGAACAACCACTGTTCATAACCTTAACATCACAGGCGATGTTCTGGGTTGGTCCCCAGATTTAACTGGTCAGTCAATTACTGTCACCGCAGTATCGGCAGATTCTGTTAACGCAACCTCTGTTAACGCTAACTCGGCAACAGTAAACAATTTATCGGTCAGTAATGCCACAGTACAAAAAATGGAATTTAGTACCGACGAACTGACAGCAACCGTTGATGTAACATCCGGTGTTTGGAATCCTGATGGTGACAGTCAGGTTTACATCATGCATCTGGATAAAAACATTACCCTTGATGCTTGGGCGGGGATTACGGCTGATACCAAACCAAAAGCATTCTCAGCTATTATTTATGTGATTCAGGATGCTACAGGTGGTCACACCTTGACATTCAGTGGTAATTATGCTGTAGTGTCTCGCACACAAGCTATCGGCGGTACAGCAAATCAGGTTTCAATTTTGCAATTGACATACCCTGGCTTTGGTGATATAGTCGATGTAATTATCGCACAGCGGAATGTTTAATTTTTATGCCTCCCTACGGGGAGGCTATACTCGTTTCAGGAGATAAGATTTATGATTCCTGTTCCTATGCTTGCTCTGGCAGTATCACCGACAGACAAGCAGATCAGCAAAATAGTGACTCTTGATTACCCGACAGGCCAGAACTCTGTGGCTATTATCACAGGCTTAGGGGAATTGTTCCTGCAAGGCTACAACCGCTACGGGGAGTGTGCTGTAGGAGAAACAACAGCTTTCTACGATCACTTCGCTCAGATCACAAATATCAATGGCTCAAATAATTATCAATTCCTCGATGTTTTTGTTGCTGGCGGTGCGTTTGTTTATAACCTCGACCTACCTTCCGGCAGACGTTGGATGTTTACAGGTAGCCAAGCCGAGTTACTCGGTGATCAGTCCACAGCTATAGCAAGCACTCCTACAGAATTACCTGCTGCGTATAGTAAAGTAACGCACACAGAGCATGGGGAGGGGTCTTTAAGAGAGGTACGTGGGACTTTTGGTCATAACTTATGGCTCTACCAGTTTGAAGATGGTTTTTGGGGTTTATACATCAACGGTTCCAACTCCAGTGAAATTATGCTTGCACGGGTAGCTGAACCGCAATTATTGGCTGTATCTCAGCATAAATTCCCACACTTCTGTGTGACAGATAACTCTGCGTCATACTTAACGACAGACGGTGTGGTGCACATGCTTGGTAATGTGCAACCGATCTTAGGGGTTGACACCACAACAGGCCCGAGCTACTGGATAGGCTACGATGTAGCATCTCTTTCATCTATCTCATCCGGTGTTAAAATACTTGATTACCGTCTGGATGCAAACATATGTACCTTTATTGTCGGCGATGATTCAAACGTACTTTCTCACGAACTAGCTGAAGGTGTTGTCTGGTTCCGTTTGGGTTCCAGAAACTATTATGAACGCGGATCAAATCCTCCAGCAGTATCCCGGTTTTTCCCTGGCACTGGCGCTCACCATGTTGTCGATGTTAATTCCGGCAGCATCTACGGTTTTGCCAATAGCAATAAATCCGGCTATTTAGCCTACAACGATAGCTACAAAGATGCTTATGTTGCGTATAATGGATGCCTTGTTGCTCCTCAATGGGGCAAAGACATAGCGTGGATAATTAATACATCGACCTATGCGAATGGTCACAAAGATAAAGAAGCGAAAAGTTTCATAACTTTCTTTGTTATTGATGGCAAACTTTATTACTCAGGCTCACGAGTTTCATCTGATGGTACAAACTCTGCCCCAGAGATCTTTGGTAAACGTTGCTATGCTGCCCGGTCTATCCTGATTCCTGATGCTGCTTATCGTAATCTAACAGCAAACTCTATCTCTCTTGAAGATATCTCTGGGGAACATGCTACTGGTGAAACTATTCAATTGCAGGTAGCACTTGAGCCTGTTGGCTCCACTGTTTATTCAGTCTCGCTGAACACAAATGCTACAAGCGATCAGTTGCAGTTCACACAAGATGACCCGAACCTTTTCTACATCAAAGGTTTGAAAGCTGGCACTTATAATATTCAGTTAACAGGTAAGACTGGTTCACCTTCGGTAGCAATTTCTTCTAACACAGTGACCGTAACTTTCTCCACAGGTATTAGTGGCTCAGTCAGCTACATCGGCCCTGTTGGTGAAATACCTGGTGGTGATATTTACAATACAGCCGAATATTTCAAAGTTGACATTGATTATTCCCTCGGTGTCACAGCAAGTGATGTAACCATACAACCCGTTAGTAGTAACCCGAATGTGCTTAACTTTTTAACAGATGGTAGCACATTCATTACAAGCCCCACTGGCGGCACGGTACAGGTTACTATGCAAGCTATTAAAAACTCCACTGGTGAGGTTATCACATTAGGCACAGTAACAGTTTCTGTCACGAAAACAATTATCATAATTTCCGGTGTGACGGCTTGTCGCAACAGCTTTGGTGACGTTTATGTTGACATTGCTAATGATATGCCTGGCGGGGAAATTCTCTATAAAGTCATGGACTGGAGTAATTCCGCAGTTGTTGACGAAGGATCTACTGTTGATGGTTGGTTCATGTATGATGTTAGCAAACAGGTTGAGTTATTTGACGACAGCTATCGCTATTACATGGGTACAGGGACCAGAAAACCTCTCTATGTGAGCCTCTCCGGTGATCGCGGAGCAACATGGTCTAGTTACACAGCCTACCCAGAGGATAAAATAGACGACAGTAGAACGTGGTCTGTAATTCCTGTGCAGGGAAACAAGTTCCTTAGTCAAGTAATGAATACTGCGAAAGGCAATGATTATGCTCTTACCCTTCGTGACAATACAGTTGCTGGTCTGGGATGGGGAGACAAAGACAGATTGCAAGTTATCCTCAGAGATGTGTCTCTTACAACTGAGTTGGTCAAATCTGCTGCAAGCAATCATGTTATCGATTGCAGCATGTTCGATAGCATGAACGCAGCACAGTTCTATGCTAGAAGGGCTTCTAGCCAGAGAGGAACTATCACCTTAGACACGTCAACCTACGGCACGGCTCAAGGTGGCGGTGATAATTACAGGAGTTGCTTGAAGGTAGCTGGCTCAGGTACAGAAACAGGATGGATCGGGTTAGTTGGGTTAGCAGGTAAATTTGGAGGTTTAACAGGCTATAACACTGTAGAAGTAGAGATTTCAGGGAAAGGTTTGAAGGATTTAGCTTCTTTGTCTTTAGATTTCAGAACAACAGATGGTACATACGTAAATGCTATCTATCCAGAAAGTATCAACGGTGCAGCCTACAACAAAGTTGCAGCATGGAAACAGAAAGGAAAAAATGTATACAATGATATTTTTAGAGTATCATTCTGTATCCACGACATTCCAAACTCTGTTGATCTGACAGCTATAGATCAGTTGTATCTAACATTCGGAATAAACGCCAACATCACCATCACTCGTTTCACACTACTCCGTCGAGATCCAGAGTTCTTTTTGTCAGAACCTAATGGTGCAATAGTGGTTCCTGCTATCGGTACTTCTGAGAATCAGGTTTCCATTCATGGTAAAGAGATAGTCCCCTTAAATGGTATTGGAACAACAGCTAAAGACAGTGAATGCGACCTCACGGTTACAGTTACAAAGCAGGATGCGTTCTTCTCTTTTGAGTCCGATTTTGGGGCTGTTAAAGGGATAGAATTTGATATTTGGCTCCCTGAAAGTCTTGTAATAGGCGGGGTACTGAACCATTGGGAAAGTGTTCATCTTTATTGGAAAACTGATACGCAAGGCTTTGCTGAGGCTAACGTAACGTACCCTGAACAAACATACCTCGGAGAGGGTTGGTGGCATTGTAAGGCAGATACCTTTGCCAACGTATCTTCATCTTTGAATATAACTGGTCTGCGTATCGACGTACCGGAAACTTTGTATGAAGGTACTACAGAGAAATCATTCAAGATCGGTAAGGTCAAATTAATCATGTACACCACATGCTTTGGCCCTGCTTATCACGAAATGATTGATTGCTGCACAGCGCTGATAGATAAAGGTATCGGTGTTATGGACCCTGTTTTGTGGTATGCTTCAAATAACGCTGGTTACTTACCTGTTCGTGACCCAGACAATTACGAAACATACGCAAAACAGTATGCCAACGCTCTGGAGTATTTCGCTGAGGAAATCTCTGTTGCTGGTGCGGAAGATTATCAGCAAATAGAAGATATGAGGGTCAATATCATCCCTCTGCCACGTTATTATCGTCACATTTCAGCATCGACAACGAGTTCTATAATTGAACCTGGTGGCTCTACAACAGATGGTGGTGTTACAGTCGAATATTGGGAAGGTTATGGTCGTGTTATTGTCAACGATGAACTCGAAGATTTGGCTATAGCTTCGGCTGTTATCCAGATCCCAACATGGCCTCCACAACTGGTATCCGGCTATAATGTTCCAGGATGGACACCTGATACTTCACTAACTCAGAACGCTATCGCCATGATGCTCATGGATCTTGTAAATACAATCTCTGGTACGGTAGGCGCTAAGGACAGTCAACGATCAGACTCTGATCAAATACCTGCCCCAGATGAATTGTATATCTACAAAGACTATGCTGGGAACGTTGTTGTTGAAGAAGTTTTGATCGAAGACACCACATCAAAATGGGAGATCATCAACGTTAATGCTGATAATAGTGCTACCTACAACACGAATACTGTTACATCGTGGCCCTGGACGTGGTACAGAGACAATCAGATTAGTGTTTCTGGTGCTGAAGTAACAAGCGTCTACTTCTATATGAGTTCTATCAGCGATGCTGATGGTGGTGCTCCGTCATACCACATGCGGTTCACACAACCTGTTAGCAAAATTGAACCTGTTGCGTTCCTTGATTGGATTGGTACTGGACCTACACCTTTGGGTGGTACGTTCCGTGTCATGGCTGATACAACACCGGATAATAACTTAGGACGTATCCAGGTGCCGAGTGCTGGTACTGATTTTGCTCGGTTGAATGAATTACCTGCTGATCCGCAAAAATACCAATACTTCCAGGCTACAAGTGTGAAACCGTTGATGGAAGTTGATTGCAACCTTATAACAACCACAGGTACAGTTGTTGACGATTGGGTTTTCGAATATGTTTGCGATGAGCCAGTAGTTAACATTTCTGTCCCAAGCACAGCAGGTAAAATGCCTGGTGACAGCGTTAAAGCCACATACACCATCACAGGGAAAAATGGTTATGTAGCCGATTACAAAACACCTATGATGGAGGAAACAGATCGATACTCTGCGGTATGGTCATCCGATAACCCCGATGTTATGAGTGTTAACTCAAGGACTGGTGTGATCACACTGAGTCAGTTCGGTACAGCAAACATTATATTGGAAGTTACATGGAAAGATATCAGCGGCTTAGGTCAGGTTAGTGGCTACCCACAAAACCCAACCTACACAGGGCGTATAAGTGTTACATTTGCAGCGGGTTGATTTGATTATTTTAAGCACAGTCAGAAATGGCTGTGCTTTTTTTGCTTTCTTCTTTTAGATGCTGTATACTTGTGGCATCTGAAAGTTTTGAGAGGTAGTTAGCTATGATGAACTACGACTACAGCAGCACCACCACTTGCGATAATGAAGAGTTGTTTGCCTTGTTCTCTAAAATCAAGTTAAACCCTTATGATGACTCTAATGTGCCGCTTTTAATCGCAGATCTCTTCCACAGGCTCCACCATCTCGGGGGTATGCATTGGTGGATAAAAACAGGTGATGACTTAGTAGCGTGTGGGGTAGATGCTTGCAAGACTACCTACCTGTGGGCCACAGAGTACAATATCATCATTCAAGGCGGTTTTGCTGGATGGTTGAAAGCAAGTCAGAGAAAATTTCCTGCTCTCAAAGAGCTTGCTTCCATTTTTGGCACAGAAGATGTGCACTTATTTATGAGGGTCAACTTTGATGAACTTTCTCAATGCACGGTCACTGTCGATTCTCCGTGCGAAGGGTTCAACACACATCTCATGGTGAAAAGACTTAACCCGCATCATTTCGATCTGTCTTTCTTTAAAGATGACTGTGAAACATACGACCCTGTGTGCTCCTTGAGAGTACGTTTGGCTGCAACGGACGATGAAGACAAAATTTTGTTTGTTGGTAGGAATAAGTCTCTACTAGAAATGGTAGGTGACGACCATGTTCTTCTTACCGACACAGATAAAAGTCTGGCTGCTCTTGCAAACACTGCGGATGTATGCTTTAATGAACACATCGAGAAGTACCTGAAAGAGAATGCGAAGTTTTGTGTTGTGAAACAGCAGGTGTGAACAATGATTATTTCAAACATCCCTGACAAGTCTGATAGCATGATTGCTTTGCTTCAGAACTGCGAAGTGTCTGCATACACAACGACGCACATCCAGACGATGATCAGTGCTATTCTTCGTGGACTGATAGATGAAGCTATGTATCAACAGAAATTGTCGGCTACCGCTGTTCACGGCAACCAGCCTGATACTGATGCTGCTCTGTCCCTATACGATTTTCTGGAGAAAGAGAAAGGGGTTTGTATCCACATTTTTGCACAAAAACCTCACTGCCATGACATAAAGATAATCCTTGAAGATGGTTGGGAGTACATCCGCGACAAACTTGCTAAGTACATTTCCAAAGTGTTTTATGAAAATAAGATTGGGCTGGGCGGGTTAGCAGCAAACAAGGCTGTTGTTTTCAGAGATTATGTCAACACGTTAGCAGATGTTTTCAAAAATGATCTGCTGACGCTTTGTTTCTGTCCCCACACACAGAATTACTGGATGCCTAAAAAATGCACAGTAACAATGTACTCAGGTAAGTTGCTTTTTCATTTTATTCAAGGAGATATCCAGATAATCCCTGCACCAACACCCAACAGAAACTCCTATTTGCTAATACCTACACCTGGGTCTGACTCGGCTATAGTGGATGTTTGCAGATCATCTGCGTGTATAGACATGATGTGCAGCAATCTTTTTCTTAGCGAAATAGACAAAAATTTGTTGACTCTGGCAGGGATTACTGATATATTGAGTTTCCAAAGGATAGAGGACTATCTTAAACAATTACCAAAAGATAAGGTCCGTGTGTGGAACATGGATAATGATACCTATCTTAACCTGGAGGACTAGCCATGAGCTTGCCGTGGAAAAAACGCGTCAGCCTTAAGAGAATGACCAAATGCGCCTACGATTCAACCAAAGCACAAACTCTTTGTTGCATCTTAGCCAAAGACCTTGCCAAAGAACTTCGTGAAGACCGTGATCTGCAAGAAATTCATTACGATATGGGTACGATTGGCAGACACGGCGGGGCCGGGTTTGAACAACTGCTGGACAAATTATTCCTCTGGGGCGATCTGAACAGAATTTGGTTTGACACGAAGTTTTAACTGTGCTATAGTCCCATCACAAACTTAAAGACACACATAATAAGAGAGGCACACAATCATGGCACGTAACATCTTTGAAGGAAACCAGTGTACTGTCCGAGATATCCCGGCGCTGATCCAGTTCGCTAAACGCACTAATCGTGCACTTCTGCTGCTGGCTGGTCCTGGTATCGGTAAGTCTGAGGCTGTTAAACAGTGTGCAGACGCAATGTTTGGAGCAAGCGACCATAACCTCGTTGACGTTCGTCTTGCAGATAAAGAACCGTCTGACGTTAACGGTCTGCCTGTCCCTGTAACCGGAGAGGATGGTAAAACCCGTACTGTGTTTGCTTTGCCTTCTTTCTGGCCTGATGATCCAGATTGGGAAGGGGTTGTATTCCTTGACGAATTGAGCCACGCTGAACCTTATTTGCAGAAAGTTGCCTTCCAGATTCTTCTGGATCACCGCATCGGTGAATATAAATTCCCGAAAGGTGCTGTTTTCGTTTGTGCAGGGAACCGCAGCACCGATGGTACTCAGGTTGCTCAGTTGGAAGCACCTCTTGCTAACCGTTTGATCATTGTTGAACTTCTCTACGATGCTGAAAGCTGGTTGGAAGATTATGCTTTGCAACACGGCGTTCATAGCTCTATTATCGGTTATCTGAGCCAACAACCGTCTTCTATTGAAAACTACGATAAAATGGAAGAAGCAGGTTGCCCAGCTTTTGCTACGCCTCGTTCTTGGGTTGCTGCCAGCGATGTTCTTAAAGACTATGATGCAGGTCTGATCAGCAGCCGTCTGTGCAAAGTATTGTTACAAGGTGTTATCGGTAGCGTTATGATGCATGAGATCTATACTTATCATGATAAAAAACGCAACCTTACCCCGATCAAAGACATTATGTCTGGTAAAGTTAAAGAGCATCAAGGTAAGAAAACTCCAGATATTAGCTGGATTATCGGTTCTGAAGGCTGTACTTTCTTACGCAATGCTGTTCAGAATGCAGACTACACCGACGAAGAGATTGTTGGCTTTGCAGCAAACTTCCTGGAGTATCTGCACAGCAACTTTGCGGAAGATAATCGAGATTTCTGCTTGAGTGTATTCATGAACCTTATCAGCAAAAACGTATTTGGTAAAGCAATCCTGATCGGCTGCGGCAACCGTGAAAAACTGGTGGCTAAACTGATCAACAAATACCCTGTTGCTGTACAGATTCTGAAAGAGTATGAAGAACTCTACAAAGAAGCATTAGCCGATTTGAAATAACACCACAAGGGGCTTCGGCCCCTTTCTTTGTTTAAGGTTACTACCATGTTCAAATTTCCGAAGAATGAAATAAACATCACAGTTAAATACGAGAATGTACCTGCGGAGTACTGCATAGGCCATATCACCTACTTACGCAAAACAGTCTTCACAGTTGTTGGGCGTAACAGAGAAGAAGTCCAGGAAGCATTGGATGCTTTTGTGGCAACAAGGTGTGAATAATAGTTGAAACTTCCCCACCATTTTGGTATAGTGCTCCAAACAGTAGCGATCCGAGGGGTATCTTGCGATGCAGAACGATAACAAGTATTTTGCAGAGAGTTTATTGCTGTCTAATCCTAGAAAAGTGGCTAATGCAAGTATCTTACTCTTAACTGCTTATCTACGCAGCCTCTCGGACGAAAAACTAGATAATGAAGAGTATCTGATCGCCAGTGTGCAAGAAGATGACACCTCAGAGGTGTATAGAAGTTTCAGAGTTGGAATAGAAACAGATTTCTGGAATGTGTTGATCCCGAGAGGTTTTCAACAAATCTGGGAGAATATCTCTTTTTCGCAGGGGGCACAGATTATCGATTTGTGTGAGGGGGCGAAGATAATCTTTGGTGAAGAACCTATTAAAATGGTTGTTGGTATCAACCGTATTAGCAAACTGTCTTTTCTTGTCAACGCAAGAATGGAGAATTTCAAAAGCTGGTTGGTCAACATAGGGGATCACTATTGTGGGGCGGTAAAATATCTGAAGTCAAAAGACGAGTACGAGTATCCTATAGGTGTAGGTTACAGCCCAGAAACGCATGGTGTGTTTATGTATCGCTCACCAAAGGCTCTACAGGTTTTATCTGGTGCTGTACCAACCACTGAGGAGAATGTACTTCTTGATATGATTGGTTGTGCTGACCCAACAGAGGTTCCTCGTTTCAAGTCGGTCGCTGAAGAGCACAAAATTGATTTAGCTGTTTTTCCAGCAGATAAATTTTTCATGAATTTACACAGATGCAAACCTAATTTTCAGCAGCAATTAGAGGGTAGACGGAATGATTGTTAATAACGACAGAAGCGAAGCATTTGTCTCTGGTGGCAGTTCTGCCGTCACAGGGACGATAGCTATGAACCCAGAGATGTTCGATCTCATTATTCGTGGTATCTATAAAAATCCGGCCCTGGCTGCTGTAAGGGAGCCTCTTTTTAACGCCGTTGACGCACACACAGAGGCTGGTGCTAAAGATGTTCCAGTTGAAATTCATGTGCCAACATCTCTTGAAAGCTGGTATTCTGTAAAAGATCATGGCGTAGGCATGTCTCCAGAATGCGTTGAGAAAACATTCATGTGTCTCGGGGAATCAACCAAACGTTCATCCAACGAACTGGTCGGGGCAAAAGGTATCGGATCAAAAGCCCCTCTGGCTATTTGCGACATGATCAAGGTTACGTCGGTGTTTAATGGCCTAAAATCAGTTTACACAGTCTTTATGGACAAAGGTCTGCCGAAAGTTATCTGCAACCGGAGAAAAGAGACAAAAGAGCATAACGGGGTCGAGGTGCGATTCAACATCCCAGAAGAGCATCTTTTCTCTGCTCGCAGAGCCGTTGTTCATTGCCTGAGATACGCAGAATTTCCGTACACCATCCTCAACGATGAAACCATCGTAGCCAGTGTTAATGAAAAAAGAATTGCTCCAGATTTCATCTACACCAACGAAGATTTCCCCGGTTGGAAAATGGAAATTTACGCTGGGGCCACTAACAGCTATGAATCTGTGGTCGTCATGGGCCAACAGCCTTACAGATCCGAAGCGCTCTGTGCACACACAGGATATCCGATGATGGTGTGCAGGATTCCTATCGGTGACTGCAACATAGACCCTGGCAGGGAGAATACCATTGAGGGTGTGAATGATGGGGGCTTCAAAGAAAAACTGGAGGCTTTCATTGATTTGTCCGTCAGGGGCAGGATCGCAGAACTTGATAAAGAACTTTCATCATACAGCACGTTAAGAGAAGTTGTTGATGTTATCGGTAAGAAAGGTGGCTTCTTCTACACGATCAAAGGGGTAGATTGGATCACCAAAAAGATGGCTGGTATGTTGAAAATATACCATCCAACAATTTGCTGTGATATTCTTTATGGTCATGGCCTCAGAAAAACAAGAGGGACGTTCTACGATGCACGAAGGATAGTTGCAGGAATACCTCTGGTGCTGCGAGATTACGAAGTAAAAGGCTCCGCCAGCGCTGTTTCACGCTGCAATTATCTTGCTGAGGTTATCGGCACTTCTGTTGCTTTATCTGATATCAGTAATGTAGAGTTTCTCGACGGGTATGATAAGGACTACTGCGAAGGGTTCTTACTTATGGCCCATGATTTACCACAACGTCCAAAAACAAGATCCTCTTCGTCCAGCAGCACGTATCAACCAGGCTATGTTGTGCTGGAGTTGTGCGATGATGGGTATTTTGAGCGGAGAAGGCTGACAAAAGCAGAGTTTAAGAATATCCACCACTACATTCTTGCAGAAGGGGGGATGTCCAGAGGCCAAACCATGTTCGGGAGCATCCCTAGTATTCCGTGGCAACCAGATGTGAATTACATCAGAAGCAACATTGGGTGTAAGGAAGGTGAGACTTTGTGGATTATCCCTGAAGGGAGGTCTGATTGGGTAGGCAGTGATGCTGTTAACTGTACCAACGCACTACTTACTCTTTTGGATAAAGATCGCTACTACAACAAGATCTCTTCCATCTCAAGAAACACCTCTTTCAAAACCAGATCTCGGATACTTAAGATCTTTGGCTATAAAGTGAAAGATTTCGACTACAACATGAAGATGCAGTCACGGACGTTCAGACCTTCTTACGAGGTTACTCCAGGCTTCTCTCTTGATGCCGCCGATAAATACATGGCACATTATTGTCGAATGATGCTTATCGTGTACAATAAAATTGTTGACAAATACCCTCTGGTGGGTATGATATGTGATTCTGAACTCTTTGCTAATGAAGATAAAATTCTTCAGTACAAAGCCCTTGTAGACGCAAGTAAGGATAAACAATGATTATCTATCTCTTACCGGAAAAACAAACCCGTGAATCAGCAAGAAAAATGGCTAAAGAGAAAGGTGGTAAAGTCGCTGATTTCGGTAAAGGTGAAACGCCACGCTGGAAAGTAGCTGTTGACTCAGAAGAAAAAGAACCGATTGTGCTGGAGGAGTCACCAACACAATCGTGTGAGGAAGAAGATGTTGTTGTCATTATTCAGGGTAATATGCTGAACATCGATTTTGGTGATGAAGATTTCAACGTATTTTCTTCAGACGAGATCTTCCCTGCTGTCATGAGCGCAGTCGCCAACCTCGACTATTTGACCGCTTATAACATCATCAAAGAAGCAGAAGAAGAAGCAAAAAACAAAGAGATCGTTCTTGCAGATAATTTGGTTCTTTCAGGTGGAAAACTGTATTATTACGGCTCTGAAATGAAGCAATCCATCGCTAACAAAATCTGTGAAGACCACAAGAATGGGTGTCTCGACGACCGTTATGTCAAATTCCTTGTGAAGCTTCTGCACAACCCTGCTGCTCACTCAGTGGAAGAGATGTACGATTTTATTGAAGCAAACAATCTTAACATCTTGCCCGATGGCAACATAGAATGCTTCAAAGGCGTTTCGAATGTTCCCCCGCAAAGCAATGTTAATGGTTACGAATGGGTGGACTGGAGAACACACAACATTCCTAACTACAAAGGAATGACTATCAAAATGCCACGGAATCTTGTCGATGATGATCCGAAGAACTCCTGCTCTTTTGGTCTGCATGTTGGTAACGCAGAGTATTCATCCAACTATGGTTACGTCCTGACCTGCTCTGTTGATCCGGCTAACATTGTCTCTGTGCCTTATGATTATGATTGCCTGAAATGCAGAACATGCGAATACACCATCATTGATGGTCCTGCTGAAAAACCGAACAACATACCGCGAGTTGTCGTTGTTAATCAGTTTGGAGCAATTATCAGCACAGAAGACTAACAGAGATCCACAAAGATTAGCCCCTTATTGGGGCTTTTCTTGCAACAAGAGGATAAGTACGATGGATTGGAACCCCTCAACAGGTCCAACGCCGGAAGGCTATTACATGGGGACGGATGCCATACTTGGCGATTTAATAGATAGCTCTGGGGAGCAAAGCAACTACTGGATCACAGGCGGCG